TAGTCACAAAGATTTTCTTTTCAGTGAAAGTTTTAACGGAGTAAATATGTATAACAACAGTGGTACAAATGCTGTAACTTTAACAAGAAAGGCGGCTTCTGGGACAGATACGTTCAATTTCACAATGGCAACTTATACGTCCATGAAAATGAATTTCAGTCCGGCAGCTTCTACAAGTCCGTTGACACTTGATACAAACGGTAATGTGTCTTTTGTATGCTATTTAGGTACGCCAGTAACATTCACACCGACAACAAGAGCTAATTATTACAGTAATCCAAATACTGCACTGACTTATACGGCAGCAGGACAAGTGCGAACAATACAATTGATTTGTAATCAAAAGATAGCGATTCATACAGTAGCTAATATTTACAATACATCCAATGCACTTTCGGGAACGATTACATATTTCGGTCAAACACTTCCGTCTGGAGGAAGCTTCTATAGAAGTGGATTAGACAGACAAATGACCGCTACGGCACAGTATTTTAACAATTATGTAGGAACAGTGACTGCCACACAGACATCACCCTATACAGTGACGATGAACAGAACGACACGAACAGTGACACTGACAGTTGTCGAGAAACACCCATCGTCAACATCTACCTATCCGTTGGGCAGTGCAGTGATAGTCAGAAGTGTACCTACAGGTTCAAATGCCCCGGCAGGAGAAATAACGTTGGATGCAAGCGGAAAGAAAACAAATACGGTATATGCAGGTATAAATTACACCTACACACCGAAAAACAACGCAAGTTATTACAGCAATGCAATCCAGGAATGGACGTGGGTATCTGAAAATCAATCCTGGACTATGACATTGAATGTGACGGCACGTCTGACATTTAACATAAAGAGTTCCAATTACGGGACGAATATAAGCGGAGTGTCCGGTTCCTATTTCGGACAGACAGGAACAACCGATGCAAGTGGTAATTGGACTGTATACAGAAGTGGTATAAACAGAAATTATTCATTCTCCAAAACGAACTATAACGCGTTATCCGGTACGTTATCATCTACACAAGCAAGTCCGCTTAATCTGAAAATGAGCGAGACAAGTTCTTCTATTACAATAACGATGAAGGACTATTATCAGAGTGCGGTAAAAGGGAATGCGAACGGATGTCCGGTTACGTTGACGAACAAGAGCCTTTCTTCTGTTACATTTTCCGGAACGACGAACAGTAGCGGTCAAGTGTCATTCGGTCCAATGATAGCAGGTTCATATACATTGTCGTGGGGTGGTGGTACGAGCTATTGGGTAGCCGGAAGCACGACGATAACAATGCCTTTGGCAACTACTACACAGAATGCGGTAAGATTGACGAAGAGTGTAGGTACAGAATTTAGGCTAAAAATACCATTTTCGACGCCAGTATTAGGATGGTGGGGAACCGCTAATCTTGTAAAACCAATATTTACTACAGCAGGAGTAGCAACAACCGTATCATTAACAGCTAATCAAGTAGTGTATTATTGGGCTACATATACATGGATAGCAGGTATTACAACAACGATAACGGCAAAATTGACGAATTATTTTGTGACTGGCACGACAACGACAGAAACACCATATTCTATTACCCCTACTTATAATTTCAATAATATAGGACATAACAGTGACGCTACAGCGTTTTATTCTACAGCAATAAAGAGCATAACAGTGACTGTACAGAACAGTTACACAAATGCGGCTGTAAGTGGAGCTACAATAAATATGTACGGTATTAACGGTAGTTATCAGACTTCCGGTGAATTAGGAGCAAACGGTGCTACGCAGACTGTAACGACGAACAGTGCAGGACAGGCAACAGTATATGTATCTGGACTGACAAACAGATACATAGTAAGTGCGACAAGGTATGTGACATTGAACACCACCAACAAGAACACCTCTAACTTTACAATCAAGCTGGTACCAAGTGAGGTGACAATAACGATAACGGTAAACAACGCGAATACAGGAACAAGCGTAGGAAGTGGATGTATTGTAAAACTGTCAAGTAACAACACCAGCACTGCATATAGCGGCACTACAAACGCATCCGGACAGGTGGTGTTGAAGATAAAGCCGGGCAACTACTGGTGGGAAGCAGGAGGTAGCACGACCTGGGGAGGAAACGGAACAGGAGACTGGAATTATCCGAACCGTTCCACCACCTCAATCTCCCTCATCAAAGACCAGTCCATAACGATAGAGGCTCTAAAGGTAGGGGTGTGGGTTGAAGAAGATTATATGGGTCAATATACGAATACATTGTATGATGATGAATATGCTTATACTGGTGTAACAAACAATGAATCGGATGAAAGTAAATTATTATATCCAAGCAATTCATTTGGTTGGACGTTTAAATCAAGTATATTATCTTCTACTGGAGAATGGACACAATTAGCTTTGACTTTTAGACAAAGAAATTATTATAGCGGACAAATGTTAAATCCCTTGTATGTAGATAAGAAACCTGGATATTGGGATTCTGCTTCTACACAGCCATTTGATAACCCTACGACTATTGTCTGTAATATGTCATATACTTATGATAATAGATTGCAATGTTATATTCTTTCATCTATTATGTTTTCACATAATGGAATAATGACAAGTCATTTTATTTTTAATGATAGAAGTCAATCCGGAAATATTGATTTTAAAAGAAAAAATTCTATTAAATATGAGATAGCTTTTTTTCAAAAAGTCACAACAAGAATATATAACAGTTACTCTTTGAAAAAATTTACTTGTAATGTAGCAACAGTTGTCGCTTCAAATGGTGTAATGGTATCTTTATATATAAGTGCTGCAAAAAACTATTTTTTTAATACTATATTAATGAGTACAAATACTGATTCTGCCATACAAAGTGAAATTGATTTTACTTCTATAGAAAGTTTTCCTTTTTCTAATCTTCACTATTTATTGTGTTGGAATAAAATTACAAGTGAAGCTGTAGACGTAACACATACTGATTATTTATTTTTAGTAAAAGTAATGCCGGAAGCATATAATCACCAATATTACAATAATTTTGATTATTTATTTTTTAAAGCTAAAAATATATTAAATAATTATCCAAATGCAGGGTTTGCTTCAAATTGGGAATGTTATTACAATATCCCATCTGCCGTTAAATCTGTAATTGGAGGAGATTGCTGGGTTTCACCGGATTTAAAATGGTTGTTCTATATCAAAAACAATTCGACTGCAATAGGAGGTTATACCAAAGGGTTGCATGCTATAAAAGGTTCATCAGCTCTTTTTAATATGACGGGATGGTCTGGAACCTCTTATGCAATGGATAAAGAGGGTAGTGCAATTGCAGAAGATTGTAAGAATATTTATATATTGGATATCAAATTTAATTCTAAATCTAACAGAATGATGATTTTCGGTAATTCCACTCGTGGTCATTTTGGAGATTTTGATTTAGGTTCAGATTTAAAATATATAGAAGGAACTCAACCCGACGTAATATATTTCTTTGCGTTGAGTACAGAATGGGTTAACGTAACAAAAACGGTGTCAGCTAATACTGATTTCCCGTCAACTTATTTAAATGCCGGAAAACAAGGTAGTGTTTATCTTCCTAATATTAATTTTGTTAATAATTCTATTAGTTATATGTACCCGGCAGGAAACAAACCTATAACTGGATATAGATATAATTTAATATGGGATAATTGATTAAAACGATATGGATAATTAAAGAGTAACTATATACCATTTACATCAAGAATGTTTAGGTATATAGTTACTCTTTATTAAATCAATCACCAAATGTCAGATAATATTCATAAGCAGAGGGTCTATAAGCTGAATATTCGGCTGGATAGACGAAAGAAATTTTTCTATTACTATCATATATACTCGCAACACCCATAACATTAAAATAAGGTCTAAAATCAACAGTTGTTCCACCGCCAGCTACAGTTTTATAATTATTATATCTATTCCACAATGTGCTCATTCCTACACTCTCTTTTGAAAATTCTACCCATTTCTTCCCATTATAAACAAAGCAATATAAATAATCTGGACCAATAAAATTATAGGATTGTCCCTGGTCTAAACCGGAACCTATAAGGCTGTTACATAACACAATCATCTTGTAGTCAGTGCTATTAAAAATGATATCAAGAACATATTTATTTGCTACTGCATTTCGTATTTCTAATGTTGAATCATCATCTATATAATAAGTAGTAAAAGACCAACCAGTTTTCCCGATAATAGGAGTTGCACTTTTTACTGTGACAAGACCTTTCCCATATGGTTTTTCTGTGGTTCCATATAGAACAGCAAACATCCATTTCAAGTTACTTGAAATCCACATATTATTACCCATTTTATCAGTAAATGCAGCCGGGAAATTGTCATATACAGACCAAACATTATTGGCGATTGAACCACTTCTTATGTGACTCCATTCTGAACTTTTAAACGATAACACAGCAGCATGGCATTTATTATTTACATCATTTCTTTTACCATATACCAGTACGGAAAGTTCGTGACTACTTTTTGTAAATAAAAATCTTTTTACTGCACCGGAACTTACTTTTGAATTACCAGTAATAGTAAGACGCGTTCTAATCCAATTACCTCCAGGTGTACTTTGATAATCCATAGAATAATTTATTGCATAATCACCAGATTTGATACAATCCATTCCCGTTACTATATAAATAAAGCCATCATCTTGATTTTCTCCATAATTCAATAAAGGAGTGTAATAATTTTTATAGCAATAATTATTTACAATATCTTTTATATATGGCAAATCGTCATAATCTACTGCGTTCATAAAATATACAGACTGTTGTATTTGACCAGTTTGTTTCATAATTCTTATTTGACAATAATAAGCTTGCAATGAATACTCCGTAATGCTATATACCACAAAAGTATAATTATAACCAGCTTCACCCCAAAAAGATAGATAAAGAAAATCTGCTTCTAAAACTTCTGAATCTAAATCACTAATACGTTGATAAAAACTATATGTTAATGAAGTAGAATTTATCAAAGAAGCACAAATTGATGTAGGGTCTGAACCTGGTCTTGCAAAAGAAAACAAGAATTTTCTTATCGAAGTAACAGTCATATTTACATCAGAAGGTATGTCCATAGTAAATGCTTGACTACTACCAATGTGAGCTATCCAATTATTTCCACCTTTATCATAATTTACGCCATTATAAGCAGTAACTTGATTATTAAAACCAGTATACACATTCTCATCACTCACCCATACCCCTACCTTTAGAGCCTCTATCGTTATGGACTGGTCTTTGATTAGGGAGATTGCAGTGGTGGAACGGTTTTCCAGTATTTTTCGTCGTGTTTGTTTTCGTAATATCCAAAATTAATCGTATTTTTACCGTGCAATTAATTGTAGTTCAACATGGAAGTAAAACAGAAGAAAGAAAACCCGTGTGGGGGATTATTTTTACCCCAGTCCACACCTATATATGATAATTTGCCTTTCAGTCGTTTTTTTGAAGAAAACGATAAGGAAGTGATACGGTGGGCAGAAAACGTGCTTGAAAAACTGGAAGGAAGGGGAATTTTGCCCACATTCCTAAAAAAGAAAGAGAACGAGGATTTCCGTGCCTTTTGGGGAACCATAACTCATATATTCGCTTTGATAGTATTGTATGCAAGACAATACAAAAAGATAGACACGAATCAGATTTTGTTCGAGATGTTTATTCAGAACAGAGGTCTTGTTACTAACATGGTGGACAGCCAGGAACAGATGAAATACCTATTCTATAATTACTTAGAAGAATATTCAAAGCGTGGAAGACTTGACATCATAAGCAAGGAAGGCGAGATATTGGGAGAATTGTTGCGACTGATAAGATACAATTCGTTGGACGAGTTTATATTTGCCTTGTTGAGACCGGAAGCTACGGGGTGGGCGATGGGACATAGTTCGCCTACATGTGACCGGACGAATACGGTAATGAATGTATCAAAAGCGTATGAATATACAAAAGGAGTAGAGGATTTGAATAATTATCCTCTATTGATACCGGAAAGTATAAGTATAACGCAGGACGAAAACGGGAATGATGGAGAGATATTCAACGCTATGACATTTTTTGGTAATCAAGCCGTGGGCATAGACGGAAGGGTGGATTTGGACAAGCTTATAATCATAGACCCGAACCTATCCTACGAAATATCATTGCAAGTAAAAGTGTCGGCTACGGACAATGAAAACCTAAAGTTTGGAGTAGCAGGCTATGAAACGGTAGATGGCGAGCCATTGCCTATGGGGATATTGGAAAACGGACAGATAACCGGAAGCTCTCTATGGTTTCACGAAAACGAATATTTAGACATAAAGAACGACGGCATATATTACTATATAAAAGGAATATTGTTGTCAACGAACGAGAAGTTTTTGAACGCACCTACGCTTAATTTCCCGTTCGGACGTGCTTTGTCGATAATGCCGGGAATGAAGTATATCGCACCTATATTTATCCAGGAAAGAACGGTCGGAAACTACCCGTATGTATATATATACGATTTTCATGTGAAACCCTTATATCTGCCGTTTTCACAAGGATATTTGGGTGAACGTGACATTATAGCCGCCTACTATAAAAACAATGCATATCAGAGACAATTCACTGTAGAGACATTCCTAAAAAATTACCTTGTTGGATATAAGAACATATTCGGCAGTGAACTGATACGCCCTTATGTAGGAGAGGAAGAATATCAGATATTGTTCAAGGTGTTTTCAAACCGGAATAAGTACATACCCAATGCGAAGATAACAGTAAACGGTGAAGAACTGATAACGGACGTTAACGGTGAGGCGAAGATAACGCTGCCGCGCGGACAATGGTATTACGAGGTGGAAGCCGAAAATTTTGAAAACGTGGAAAACTCCTTATTAGTGGACAAGGATGCTGTAGAATATGTACAGTTAATGGGAGCCGCCTATGAACGGGTGGTTACGTTCTTTGTGCGCGACAAGGAGACAAAAGACTGGATGCAGAACGTGAAAGTGTCCTTTGCAGGGAAGGTGCAATATACCGGAAGCAACGGTATAGCGACATTCGAGGTATTTCCTGGTATATATGAATATGTGGCAGAATACGAGGACTATTATACGGTAAGAAGAAATGCTGAAATAGTGGATTCTACCAATATCGAAATCGAGATGGAAAAGATACCTTACTATAATGTAACTTTCCGTATAAGGGACGGTGTGGAGCCAGTATCGGGTGCATCTGTATTGGTGACGGGTGAGGGAATTCCTAACCAGACCGGAAGCTCTAATGCGCAGGGACTTGCAACCGGGTTTATATATCCGGCAGGAACGTATCATTACAAGGTGGTAAAAGAAGAATATGTGACGGTGGAAAACGATTTCACGATATACGACAATGCCATTATTGACGTGCAGTTCCATCCTATACCGAAATATAAGATAAACTTTATTGTCAGAAGCAACGGCTTGCCAGTGTCAAAGGCAGACGTGACGTTTAATGGTACGACACTGCAAACGGCAAGCAACGGAATTGTGACGTTTATAGACATAGCAGGGGAATATAACTGGAAGGTGACGAAGACCGAATTCTATGCAAAGGACGGCACTGTAGAAGTTATCGACCAGGATGTGACGATAGAGGTTGATTTGGTTCAGATGGGTTACTTGATTGACTTCTATGTGACAGACGAGGACAACACACCGCTGGATGATGCTTTGGTGACAATAGGGACGGAAGCGATAAGCACGAGTGGAGGACAAGCGCAGTTTGTCCGGATATCGGGCGGCTATAACTGGACCGTACAGAAAGAAGGGTATTATACCAAGCAGGGTGTGGTAACGATAAATGGGGAGAACAAGCGCGTGGATGTGCAGTTGAAGCTTGTCACTTATGATATCATCTTTACTGTGAGGATGAATAATCAGCCAGTAAGGAACCAGCCCGTTGTGCTTGGAGTGGGAGAAGGAGAACAGACAGTCAATACGGATGGGAGCGGAAACGCGGTATTTAATCGTGTGCCGGGCAGTTATCCTTGGAGCGTAAATAAAGAGGGGTATGAACCAAGAACCGGAACGGCTGTTTTGATAAATCAGCCTTTAGCTATAACGGTAGACCTTGTTAAGCAGACCGGGAAACTGACAGTAAAAGTTCTTGACGTAGAGACAGAACAGCCTATACAGAATGCAGTGGTAACGATAAATGGAGAAACGAGATACTCTAACAACAACGGTATTGCTGCAAGCTGGACATTGGAACTTGGTGTATGGGAATGGAGTGCCTCACAGCAGGACTATAACCCGGCAAAGGGTAATGTCAACATAAAGGCAGGAGAAAACGAGTACATAATAAAGATGAGCGAGAAGTCCGCGGTTCCGTTCAACGTGACATTCAACGCTTCGATAGGGGCTGTCCAGGCTTCGGGAGCCAAAATAAACATTGTGGGACAGACCGAAGAACTCGTAACAAATGAGCTTGGTTTGGTATCTACACAATTGTTTTCGGGCACATACGACTATGTGGCAACTTATCCCTATTGTTATGATGTGGTGAACTCGTTTACTGTGTACAATTCGGACACCCGTGTTCCTATCAACTTTACCGTAAAGAGGGTGAATGTGAGAATACAGGTTGTTAATGGTGGCAATATAGGTATAAGCGGTGCGCAGGTGACGTTTAATGGAATGACCCAGTATTCTGATGGTCAGGGATATACGACCTTCAATGTGGAGGCAGGTAGTTCCGGTACGGCTACGGCAAGTAAGTTACCTCAATATAATGAAAATAGCACATTCGTATCAGTAGGAGAATACGATACAAGTGCGACAATAGTTCTTGGCGTAAATACCTATAAAGTTATTTTCGACGTGGTGGACGAGAAAGGGATATCCATAAGAGGAGTGCGTATTGTATGCGGAGGTACGGTAAAGAACACGGATGGAGCCGGGCGTGCGGTATTCGGAACATACGTGCCGCCTCAGACATTAAGCTGGCAAGCGTCAAAAGCCGGATATCAGAGCCAGAACGGTTCTGTAAGCATAAACAATAGCGACGAATATGTTAACGTCGTAATGACGCGCAACAAATGCCAGGTTACATATAACGTGCGTACAAAGAGCGGTTCTCCTATTTCGGGCGTGACAGTGGAAGACAACATAAGTTCGGGCGTGACAAGTTCGAGTGGTACCGTATCATGGATGGTTCCGTGTAACGATACCTATGCGTGGGTGGCGACGAGCCAGAATTACTTTACGGAGAGCGGAAGTTACATGGTAGGTCCGGAAGAATTCAGCAAGACGATTGATATAATAATGGAAGATGGTGCGGTACTGGAAGTAAGGGTGTCAAATGGCACGAACATAGTGTTGCCCGTACTTAATACCTCCTCTACCGGGCTGAATAATCTTCGTGTTAAATGGGGAGATGGTGAGCAGACAGTAGGAACAAGTTCGCATACCTACAGTTCCGGAGGAACAAAGATAATATTGTTCGACTTTAACGGGATGTCGGCTAATTTATCATGGAGTGCGAACGGGTTTTCAAGTTTTCAGAATTGTTTGACAAGAGTAATCAAGTGGTTTACCGAAAATGTGAGAACGTCGTGGGGAAAGGGAGCTTTCCAATATTGTAGCAGTCTTGAATCGGTTGTAAGTTGGACTACAAGTCTTATGAGTGGTTCGGCAGATTCGTTCTTTGATGGGTGCAGTAGTTTAAGAAGTGTTCCGTCTGGATTATTTGAATTTGTGACAAGTGGTACATTCGTAAAAACATTTAAGGATAGCGGATTGAATGGTTCTGTGAACTTGTCAAGTGTGCTTGCAGGGAATTCGATAAGTGATTACTCTTACTGTTTTTGGGGATGTAAGAATATTTCTTCTGTATCTGGACAGTTAAGGACTTCTGGTAATGGGACGAGATTAAGCTATATGTTTGCTGGATGTACCGGAATGTCAAGTATAAGTAACGATATAGGTGCAACGAACGTAGTAGACTGCCAACACATGTTTGAGAATTGCAGCAACTTACAATCTCCATGTCGAATAACGTTCAAGTATTTTGCAGGAGCTTCGGCAGTGGCAACCAGATTTTGTATGAATTCTGGTATATCGTCTTTACCGTCCAATATGTTTTCTGGTTCGGTAGATAGCTTGCAGATGAATCAAACATTTTACGAATGTAATAATCTTTCAAGCATAAGTGCAGGAGCTTTCAATTTTACTGCAAGAGAGGTTTCTTGTGTCAGTATGTTTGAGGGATGTAGTAGTTTATTGAATGTGAGTGGTGTAACAATCCCTAATATAGTTAGTGCAACATCAATGTTTAAAAATAGTGGACTGACAACGATAACATCTTCCTTATTCTCTGAATCAACAGAATGTTACTCTTATGAGGAATGTTTTAGTGGATGTCGGAATTTGAGAACGGCAGGGTCGGTAGGCAACCCCATTACACCGTCCGGTCATTCGGTGACAGTGAATATTGACAGCATGTTTGAGAATTGTTCTAATTTGCTGACGGCTGAATATGCTTTTGGAGATGTAACCGAGAATAGACCCAGACCTACGGGAACTGATAATAGTTATATAGAATCGGGGGTACTGAAACATATAAACAGTTGCACAAATACATTTAGCGGTTGCTCAAATATGACATCTCAACCGAGATGGGATTGTATAGTAGCCGGAGTAAAATTGCCGTCAGCTTATATGCCTCTGTTTTATTATTTTAAGAGAATATTCCAACCATATCAATTCGGTTTCCCGGATATTGACAGTATATCCAAAAGCGGATGTTTCAGAGGATGTACAAAGATGAATGGTTACGACCAATATATTAGTGCTTATCCAGATTGGTTCTAATTTTGTAAATAAAAATTTATAAATATATGGCGCAGATAAATGTTAACAGAAACACTTTTTTAGAAAAGGAAGAAGTGATGAACATGCAGTCTTTCCTACAGAATTCCCTGCTTGGAAAGATTCTAATTGCCGGAAGTTACACATTCGGTATAGTGACAAATAACCCTACAAAATTCAAGTCCGATTTTGAAACCGTGGACACCTTTATAGACAACAAGGCATTCGAGGTACAGCAGGGAACACAAGGAGGAACGGTAAGGATATTGCCGGGTATGGCGGTAAACTCATTGGGGCAGGTAATAAACATTGTCAACATATACGATAACTTTGCAATCCCGGCAGACAGCGTGTATTACTGGCTAAAAATCGGGTATTCGACAAAGAATTACGAAAACGGATATGTGAGCATTAACCAGAAGGGTGTAGTGACCGGAACCGTGGATTTTTCCGGTAAGGTGAGGGGACAAGCAGGGAAAACCCCGGTAGCGATAAAGTTTTTGAAGGACGACGGTTCACAGCCCCTAAATAATGGTGTATATGAGATAGTCAATATAATAGACAACAAGAATATCGTATTAACGTCCGAATCCGATTTTGTTGCGGAAACAAATTTGCAAGTCGTGATATTGGGAACGGTACCTCTTGGAAAGGTATTCACGGACGCACAAATGGAAGGGCTTTACACCTATGATTGGTTTACGTTGGGACTGACACAGGAAGTGACCTTGGAACAGCCGCCTACCAAGTCGGTAAACGAGTTTTACATAGCAAGGGTGAGAAATAACGGTGGTACGGTCACGATTGACAATACGGCAAAAACGGAATATTGGTCTTTAGCAGGCATGCCGAAACCGAAAGAATAAGAAAGGAGGGTAACGTGAGATTATTATATACAGTAAGTTCTGGATATATGGCAGAACAGCAGAATGTTTCCTATTCGATAGGGGGATTTGCATCTTCCACGACAATACCTAACGACATGTTCGGTAATCTGTTTGACGAATTGAGCGTCAACACTATAAGAAATGCAAGAAATGAATACCGGGCTATAGTGCTGCACAATGATAGCCAGGAGGTGGCAAAGGGTGTAAAGATATGGTTCGACAACCCGGAAATGAACGTGTGCTCGTTCAAGGTGGGTGCCGTGGGAATGACGGAAGGTGAAGACGGAAGCCGATATATGGGTAGTGCACCTAATATATACAGCAGACCCTATACAGTCCAGTTTTACGAGGCTACAGAGGAAAACCCGGTGTCTATCGGGGATATGCAGCCAGACCAGATGATAGGTATATGGGTGGAAAGGAGTATAGACAAGGAAAAGGCTTTGGAAGAGTATAACAACGTGGCTGAGAGGGATTTGACTACAGAAACGAGATACAGTCCTATTCAGAAGGAAACACAAGAAATGTTAAATATGCAATTTTATTGGGAATAAGCTATTGCGTATGTCATAATATAATATTATCTTTGTGGTGTGATTGATAAGGGAGCGTTAAAAACTCCCTTTCTTAATCGGGGTAGACATAATAAAATATTATCTTAATAATGAACAACATTGTAGAACTTAACGGATTGATGGGTGTAAAGGGTGGAAAGGTTTATGCCTATTTTTCAACCGAACCGGAAAAGGTGCAAAATGCCCTTGAGCTTGGAATAGCATGTACCGGGGCTGATGATAACGGGGCATATAACATCTACTTTGATGATGAAGAAAACATATGCTGTGAATACATGCAGCGTTGTGTCACGAAGGAGTTTAAAAAGGTGGAAACAATAGAAGAAGCTGTGTTGTGGATGGAGGGTTATTTTTAATATAAAGGGTTATGACAGAAAAGATTATTAAAAAGGAAGATGTAGAATACAAGCTGACATGTAGTTTGTTTATGGAATGGAACCGTCCGGCAAAGTATAGATTTAAACTACAGCAAAGAGAGTGCGGAAAAAGGAAATGGTTGGATTTAAAAGGAGAGGAATACTTGGTATATACAGAGAAAGATATTGTTTTGCAGTATGTGAGTAAAGAAGATGTGTTAGAGCTTGCTTTTGAGGAATACAAGAAATACTACCCTAATAATGAAATGCTGAAATGAAGACATTAATTTTTGATGTGATGCTGAATGAGCAATATATACACACGTTCAAATATAAATACAATCCTCTGTTTCCTATTGAGGAGGAAGAGTTAAGGAAGTTTGTGGAAGAGAGATTGCCGACATTGAAAGGGAAGAAATTCAAGATTTTGTTTTAGGGTATGAATCTGAATGCTATCATAAAGAAATGGTTCTGCCGCCATGAATGGGAGCTGATGTATGAGAGAAAGGTTACGGCATGGGATGAGTTAGGATGTAATAAATATAGGTAACTATATAGAACTTTGCACTAAAAATTATATAAATAAATAGGAAATTTAAAATATTCTATTTATATTTGCGATATGTATTTAACGGAGCAACATATAATAACAGTCAATGACAAGAGGTACAAGGATTTAGACCGGATTTGTTTCTTATCTAAGAACTTGTATAACGCGGCTTTGTATATCATAAAGCAAGAATTTCTTGTTTCCGGGAAATGGATAAGGTCTGTGGAGCTTAACAAAAAGATGGTTGCAGAAAACAATGTTGATTTTAGGGCTATGAGCGGTTCTTCTTCCCAGCAAATACTTATGGCTTTGGATAGAAATCTGAAATCTTATTTTTCAGCCATTAAAGCATGGAAAAGGGATAACAAGAAATTTACTGGATGTCCTAAATTCCCGAAATACAAGCATAAAACAAAAGGAAGAAATATATTTTCTTATTCTTATGCACAATTTAAGCATAGAGGAGAATATATTTACTTTCCAAAGAAAGAAGGTTTGCAACCATTGAAAACCAGATGTAAGGAAGGAACGGTTAAGCAAGTCAGATTTGTTCCGAAAGCAGACTGTTATGTAATAGAATTGGTGTATGAATCGGAGGTAAAGGAACAGTTACCAGATAACAATAGATATATGTCTATTGATTTGGGGGTTAACAATTTTGCTTCTATTGTAACGAATACGAGCAATAAGGCTGTTTTGATAGATGGAAAGAAATTAAAGTCTGTCAATCAGTATTATAACAAGAAAAAAGCTAAAGTTCAATCACAATTAAAGAAAACAAATGGAAAGGAAAATTCGAGACGGTTAATGAACCTTACAAGAAAGAGAAACAATAAGGTCAAGGATTATTTGCATAAGGCAAGCAAGGAAATTGTAGGCATGTGCCTGGAAGACAACATAACGACATTGATAGTGGGACATAATGACGGATGGAAACAGGAAGTGAATATGAGTAAAAGAAACAATCAGAATTTTGTTTCAATTCCGTTTGAGACGTTCATATCAATGTTAAGGTATAAATCTGAAAGACAAGGACTAATATTTGTTGAAATAAACGAATCTCACACGTCGAAATGCAGTTCTTTAGATTTAGAGGAGATAAAACATCATGATAGTTATGTTGGAAAGAGAGTAAAAAGAGGTCTTTTCAGAACAAAGAACGGGATTTTACTCAATGCAGATATAAACGGAGCCTACAACATCATGAGAAAAGTAAAAGGGGATGCAGCAATGCCACCCTATAGAGGGTTTGGGTATAACCCAGTTAAGAAATTTATTAACAAATAGATACAAGTGTAAACATGTATATAATTACCATATATCGCCAGATATTACGTCTGCAAGAAATGCGGTAGATATAAGAAAACAAAAAGTTATTGATATGAAACAGACAGTAGAAGAAGCGGCAATGCAAGAACTTATGTCAAGCTATGCAATAGTAGTTGAAGGTGAATTAGTCTATCAGAGACAAGCAATGCTAAACATGTTCAGAAAAGGTGCTGAATGGCGGTCAAGGCAGTCTCCGTGGATAAGCGTTAAGGAACGGTTGCCGGAGCAAAACGAACTTGTTCTTTGTAGAATGGTATCAAATGAAGCCATTGTAAGCGGATTTATTATACCTATGCCAAGTGGGAGACCTCGTGTTGTAACATTGTCGGATTTTGAATTTGAAGATTATGGCGATTACGTTTGTGACATGTGGGCACCTATTCCCTCCTTTGATGAAATATTTGAAGCAAACAAAGATGTACTGGAACGGATTAAGGGGAAAGGAGATTGAAAATGGATGAAAGGAAAATTCTTTTGTTTAAGAAGGGGTGTTATGATGTCGGAACACGTTTTTCTTTTGTTGTAAACAATAAGATTATTGAAACGGTTATAAGCGATGTAATGATTGATTATCATAAAAATATCAATTATGAAAATCAATCTGTAAGGTATCATTTCTGTACTATGGACAAGCATACATTTGATGAGTTTTCTGAAAGAGAGTTGGAAGATATGATACGCAGGGGAATTGTTTTATGTATTGAGTAATAGAAAAGAGATTGAAAATGATAAAGAAATGGTATGAAGTTTCGTGTGATTTGTGCGGAAATGGTTTAAATCACTATGCAGAATTAAAACCTACTTGCACTGATTTAAGGAGAGATGGTTTTAAAGTTAAAATCAATAACGGAAAGGTGTTTGTTTTTTGTAAAGAGTGCTATGAAAAGATAAAGAAGGAGACAAAGAAATGAAAGGAAATGTATTTGACAAAATAAGAAAAGCATCTAATAAATACATAGAGTATATGATTGCTTGTGATAATGTAGCTAAAGAAGCACAAAAGCATATAGATTGGAACAATGATGTTTCGTGTGAATATTATCCCGGTGATGGAATATGTATAATGATAGAAGAACATGTTTGTTATGCTAATACATTCTTTGACTTGGTAGAAGAATCAGAAAACGGTATGATTGACGAGAGAACTTTTATGATAAATTGTATCTGACATGGAAAGATATAGGATTGTGAAAGAAATAAGGTATAGCGGCTGTATTCCGATAGTCGTGTATTGCGTACAAGTCAGAAAAGACAAACGTATTTCATCCGAATGGGTGAATGTAAAAGGTTTTGACACCTATAGGAAAGCAAGAGAGTTGTTGTATGTTTTAAACGGTGATTGATATGGAAATAGTTCCGGATTTGACAAAAAGTAATTTATCTAAAAACCAGGTAGAATATATTCAAAAGAAACAGCATGAATATAAATTGACGGACAAGAAGAGGAGGGTTCCGGGACATATTTTATTTTCATTCAATCTGAAAACGAAAGAGATAAAGAGAGCTTCTATTACTAACGAAGTTTCAATTGGATTAAACGGGAAACCTATAATGAAAACTAAAATAGCTATTGAGCCGGATTGTTATTATGAACAAGCTTTAAATGAAAAGAATTTTAGAAAAAGATTAAAGAGGATTGGGTTAATATGAAAACAATTAAGATTTCAAATTTACAAGAAGGGGATTTGTTCATATATAAAGACGTAATGTATGAGATTGTACACAAGGACAAATGGGAAACCTATTGTAAATATGTCAATAATAAAAGTCGTTTGGGATGGTTTTCAAGCGAATATTTTTATTGTAAATTTAGTAATTATACAAAAGTAGAGATTTAGATGCTATGAGTAAATATAGATACAAGGAAGTGAAGAACTATATCCACAACGAACTAAAGTTGACTAAAGAGGATATAAAGGAAATTATGATTCCAATTGTGAAAGAGGAGGTTAAACGTATCTTTCAAAACACCTATGGGAATGATGTCGATATAGAGAGGTGGGTTCGTTGTATGGTTTCCAACGAGATACAAAGACATGGTGATTACTCTATGATAAGGAATTTATGCAGGGAGATAATTAAGGAAGAAATTGCCGATAGGTTGTCAATTGATATAAGCCTTAAAAAGAAAGAGGGGTAAAATATGCAGAACGAAATTTCTTGGAATGATAACACCTATTATGAGATTTGTAATCCATATATGAATATTCTTTTAGAACCGTGTGGTATACCTAAAAGGAGAAAACATCATTCAAAAAATGATAGATGTACAAACAAGCAGATTGCGAAACGCAGAAAAAGGAACAAGAACCGTAAAACACATAGGAAATGAGCAGGTTTGAGAAAGAGATACTTCCTTTCATGGAGGAAATGATTATGAAAAAGCTCCGTACATACAACGTGTACAGTATAAAGGAGTATGAGGACATACGGAAGGCGGTAAGGTATTCAATCAGATTTTGCAAGAAAAATAAAATTGTTCGATATGAAGATAAAAATTTAAACAAAGAAAGGGACAAGAAATGAAAAAGTACAAGGTTTTATTTTGTGATATGGACGGAACGCTGATTGAGACAGTAAGCGGTGAGACGTTCCCGAAGGGTATATGGGATATGAAGTTTAAATTTGATATCCTGGATGCAATAAAGAATTTGAATCCTAAAGTAATCTTTATTGTGACAAATCAAGGAGGGGTAGAAAAAGGGTTGGTGTCGCAATTATCCATTTATGTAAAATGCAAGTACGTGAATGACAGTATAATGGATTATTGCGGTATTGATACACGTTTTAGGTATTGTGAAAGCAATAACAGAAGTAATCCTATGAGAAAGCCGAATACCGGAATGCTTGAAAAACTTTTTGACAACTATAAATCATGGAATGCTGGTTTAAGTGAAAAAGATTGTCTGATGATTGGTGATGCAAGCGGACTTGAAGGGCAGTTTTCGGACAGTGACAAGAAAACTGCCGAGAATTTTGGCATAGACTATATGGATGTCAGCGAGTTCGTAAATGTTTACGGGAAAGGGTGTGATTATGGGATTTAATAGAGGAACAAAGTTAGGCGCAGAAAACAGAAAAGGGCATAGATGGATAAACAACCCCAACAATGCGCATAGAAAGTGTACGAAGTGCGGCTGCATGGTTGACAGAACTTCTTCAAAAGGAGAAAATGTTTATATATATACAGATAGTAAAGGTAATAAATCGGCTGAATGCCCTAATTGTATTTGATTATGGAAGTTAGTTATAAAATATTCAATTCGACAGATTACGATATTCGTTGCGAAGAGCGTGATATGTTTTATCCAAGTATGCCTCTTCCTACTGTAGAAGAGTTTACCTATAAAGGTACTGGAAAGGTGGTAGGGTATATAGATGGAGGCTTTTTTAGGGAAGATAAATTTTTGATAGTAGATAAGGAAACCAAAAAGTTTATCAAAGTGAAGGTAAGTGATTGTGAAATATTAGAATATTGATTATGGAAATAAAGAACGGAATAATAATATATGGAGTGCTGCATGAATTAGTAGAAACAAAACGTAATGATTGCTCGAAATGTTCGTTACGGAATGAATGCTATAGTAGCGACTATTTTATTTGTGATATGTTTGGTGCAGGTAAATATGAACATTTCGTCAATCGTGGCAAAGTAACGGATATTAAGATAGATAAGGAGGAATAAATAATGCACCAGTGTAATTATTGCTGTTGGTATAATGAAAGATACGGGAATTGCGATTGTCCGTATGTTATGAAGAAGTTGGCTTGTGATAAAGCTAAAAAGGAGAAAGAAAGGAGTGAAAAATGAAATTAAAACATCCATTAGATTGGTATAACGAAAACACACCATCGGAAGATGAAGAATACGAAAAGGGATGTCTATCTATCGCCTTGATAGTAGCAATCATTTTCATTGCATTAACGGTTGTAATTTTATCTTACGAATTATGAAATCAAAACAAGTATTATCAATAGAACAAATGAAGCATTTGCAGGAGCTTGGATTAGATACGAGTGATGCAAGTATGTACTGGAAAAGGGTATCACATGGAAGCCGTATTGATGATAAATCAAAAGGTAAATGGTTTTTGAGTTTACAGAAGGAGTTTCAAACTTGCGGGTTTATGTCGTATGAAACACTTCCTGCTTATACCTTGCAGGACATTCTGGATAAGTTACCAGAATCAGTACAGGTATATGATTTGTACATATTTAAGAAAGTGGGTTTGTGGTGGCTCAAATATGTAGACGTAACGAATAATGGAACCGTTCGTTTAGAAAAAATGCCGAGGTTGATAGATGCCGCCTATTATATGTTGTGTTGGTGCATTCAAAAGGGGTTTGTTAAAACTAATAAGGAGGTTAAAGATGGAAGAAAAGAAAATTGATTGGGAACAGAGGCGTTATGAAATAGCGAAAGCTGCAATGCAAGGATTTTGTAGCAATTCACAGAAACAATTTATAAATGTTGATTCAAGTATAATAGCAAAATTGAGTATTTGTTTCGCTGATGCACTGATAAAGAAATTGAAAGAAGAATAATCATGGAAGCACATGTAATGAAACTTGAAAACAACTGTGTAATTGTTGACGAGGAATATTTTAACGAGATAAAGAAGCAGTCAGAATTTAACCAGGAAAGGATAAACGAGATTGCAGAGGAAAAGTTTTTGGAATACGTCAAAGAAAGCGGTATCAAACTTTCCTACGAAGTGAACGGAACACCTTATATATTTCATCATGATTTGTTGAATGAATTGAACTATGAGGAAAGAGGATATCCGGAATCCGTGTCAGAAAAGGTGAAGCATGTTATCGCAGACGATATAACCGAGGCTTTGAATGATAAGTTTAAAGGACTGAAAGACGAGGCTTTGAATTATGCCTTAAGTGAGTTTGACAAACAGAAGCACGGTTTAGAGGCTACTGTAAAAATATGGAAACATTTCGCATTAATCTTTATCATTACGACTATTATTCTAACAATTAGACTATTTTTATTGTGAAATAATGTTAAACAACCTACATTTTACACATAAGCACTTGCGTATGTCATAACATAATCTTATCTTTGCATTGTGAGATTAAGAGATGAAAAGTCAAACAAATAAAAAAGATAAGGTTATGAAAGCAAGATTTTTAGAAAAGTTCATCATGATGGAGTTTGTAAAAGGGAATTTGGATTCACAAGAACAAGTTAATGAAATGATAACTCTAATACAAAAGAAATTGGGTATATCGGTAGAGAATGCAGGAGATTTTTTAAGAAAAGCGGTTGGATTGATTTAACAATAACAATTTGTTTTCTTCATATTAAAGGGTTACGTTTGTAGCCCTATTTTTTAAATCTAAAGAAAATGGCGCAAAAACTATCTGCCGGATTTATGGCAGAATTATTCAAACTTGTATATATGGATTTGAATATCACTCGAATGGTAGTAAATAATCTGACTTATCAGTTAATACCCAAAGAGTGGCCCGGCTTCAAATTCTTATTAAAAGAGGCAACAGAAGTATTGAAGGGAAAAGATAAGGTTCCTTCTTTGGGCGTGGTGTCCCAAAAATACGCTGATAGTGATTTTGTGATTGAAGCGATAGACGCTGTGCAGGCAGCCGCCAAAGTAGACAAGGAAATTATTATAGACCAGTTGGAAGCATATATTAAAGACGTGGAATTCCAGCTACTTTCTAAAAAAGTACATGATTTGTACGAAGAAGGAAAGAAGGAAGATGCTATACGGGTAAATGCGGAAGAGAGCCAAAGAATATTATCCCTATCATTAAGACATGAGGCAGGCGGTTTCCAAAAGGTCTTTGCCGATTTTGATAAACGAATGAGAGGAAGACGGGAAGAGGAAGACGGGGAAATTCCGTCACGTGTAATGTTCGGACTTGATAAGATAGATGATATTTCAGAAGGTGGTGCCACGATAGAAGATACCGTATTATGGATTATGAGGTCTGGCGTAGGTAAATCAACTGCATTAAGATATCACGGTATGCAGGCAGCCTTTGATGGACACCCGGTCTTGCATATACAGTTGGAGGGTGGTGCGCGTGCGTGCCTGGAAAGATACGACCAGTTCTGGACGGGACAAAAATACGGAAATATCCGAAAGGGTGTCATAGATGATAAGCTGGCAGAAAAGCTTGACAAGGCGTTTGAAAACATAAAATCCTATTCTAAGGACATAGATGTATATTCGTTTGAAAAATTCGGGCAGGCTACAATGGTGGATGTCCGTAATGTGATTGTATCTTATTACAAGAAAAACGGTTATTATCCGCATGTATTGATATTGGATTCTTTGGACCTTGTGGCAACCGGGACAAATAGAGTTGTAGACAACAACCCTACATTCAAAAAAGAAAAATTACAGACATGTGCACAACTTTTGAAAAACTTATGTGTAGAGTTTAAAATGGTGGGATTTACGGCAGCACAAGCTGGGAATGTGCCGTTGGAAATATGGGACAATTCGGACAAGGTAATAGATAGAAGTTATACGGAAGGGGATAGGACATTGGTAAAGCCGTTTTCTTTTGTGTTTACTGGGAACCGGACAAGAGAGGAGAAGAAACAGAACATAATGCGTATTTATATGGATAAAGTACGTGATTATGATACGGTAAAAGATACCTTCCCTATTGTGACGGATTACGGCAGGGGACGTTTTTGTGACAAGGCGCTGACAGCCGAATATTACGGAGGTGACAAGGGTTTCACATCCTCTACTCCTAATAAAAAGACAAGAAAGAAAAAGGATGAAGACGGTGAAAAGCAAAATGATGTTAAAACAGAGATGATTTAGACATACTCACTTGCTTATGTCATAACATAATTTTATCTTTGTAGTGTCTTCTTAAGGGAGACAAGAAAAAGAAGTCAAACAAATAAAGATAAGGTTATGTATAAGACAACTTTCATTTCAGCAGAAAAATTTAACACAAGATGTTTAGGGTTGATAAAAACGAGGTAATATCCGAACTGAATCTATCTTTGTTCGGGGCAAAGGGGTTCATGCAAGACCGGAACAAGGAATGCCCTTTTTGTAATAAAAGGGGGAAATGGGGGATAAAGTTTAATGATGCTGGAAATAACGGTGCGTTCCATTGTTTCAAATGCGGCATGAAGACCACCTTAAAAAAGTTCCTGGAGAAGATAGGAAGGAAGGACCTTATAAAGCAGGATTACGAAAACACCGTAAAAATGCAGAAATTAACACCTCTAATAGATGATGAAGAAGAGAAAACAACAGAGGAAATTAAGGAATGCACCCTTCCTAAAAAACTGGAATATATAGAAAAGGACGAATATTTGGATAAGAGGGGCTTTGTAAAAAGATATTATGAAGAATTCCGTCCGGCAGAAACAAAATTCTTTCTCGAAAGAAAGCTGCATGATAAGTTCATATTCCAGTTTACCATGAACGGCAAATTAGTCGCATGGCTGGCACGTTCAAAGAAAAGTAAGGATTGGCACGAAGAAAACCTTCAAAGGTTTAAGGAGGGTAAAGAAAAGCTTGTATTGAGGTATGAAAATTCACGTGACGGATTTTCCCATGTGATAGGAGGGTATGACAATATAACGGACGAGACGGACACGGTTATAATCGTGGAAGGGATGTTTGACTATATATCGGTTGACACGAAATTGCATCTTTATGAATCACCGGATATAAAGTGCGTGTTTACATTCGGTAACAATATGGGGCTAAGCCAGATAAGGCTATTGAGGGACAAACCGGGCATAAGGAACGTGATTTTGATGTACGACCCCGACAAGCCGGAAATGATTAAGACAGTATCAATGACCTTACAAAGATATTTCAATGTACAGATTGCCGAACTGGAAGACAAGAAGAAAGACCCTGGGGATGCGACACAAGAAGAGCTTCTAAGGGCGCTTGACAATATGACGGAACCGATTAATTATTATACAAGACATTTATAGTGTTGATTTTTTGCCATTTATCCTAATTTTGTTAGATTTGAAGTCAAAAATAAGGATATGGAAAAATCACGGAAAATCAGTCTGGAGCAGTTTGTAATTAACTTGCAATTGGAGTATTTGAGTTGTAAATTACGCTCGATAGTTTACAATCGTATAGAAAGTGTCGAGCTTGTGAAGATATATAAGGACATAGCGGAGAAGAAGAAGACAAAAATTCTGAACTTAAAACAAAGGTTTCGTCTTGGTACGATGTTCGACAGCGACAAGGCGTTTTCTGATTTTTATTTGAAGGAATTTTTGCAGGAATACGGGTTGCCGAACTTGCAATATTCGGAGAAAACGAAAAAGTCGGTTATGTTTTGGGACAGGTTCCACCTATTGAAACCGGGTACCATAGTGATATACAAGGGAAAGGAATATAAGGTGAAGATAAACCATCCGAATGACGATAATGTGGTGATATGGGTTAATGACGTGCCGGAACAGATACCATATACCTACTTCAAAATGAGATGGTTAGAAAAAATCGATATGAAAGATTTAAAATAATGGAGATAACATTTGTTTATCTCAAAATTTAATTATTATATTTGCATCACGATTAAAAACAAAAGATATGAACTATTTTGAGTATGAAGAAAAGGCGGCTACTACAGCTTGCTATAACGAAAAAGTGGCTTTATCCTATGTGACACTTGGCTTGTGTTCGGAGATGGGAGAAACCTATGAGAAAATCAATAACGAGGCAGAAACGGAAGAAATCTCTAAAGAAATCGGAGATATGTTTTGGTATCTTGCCATGATTCGCAAAGAGTGTAATCTTGATATTGAAGGTTGGGATTGGAAAGAAGCTTTGACAAATGCGGAAGGTGCAGGCGTGTTTGATTTGCCCGTGGAAGTCGGAAAGATTGCAGACCAGGTTAAAAAGTGGTTGCGTGACGATTGGAAAGACGTGGAAAACAATGTATTCCCGGAAGCACGGAAGAAAGCCGTTTTGGAAGCCTGGAAGAATGCTTGGAAGGTAATAAACAGCATGATTAACCGCGTAGGGCTTGATACGGAAAAGATTGCCGAGCAGAATATAGAAAAACTGTTTTCGCGTAAACAACGCGACAAAATTCACGGAGCAGGAGACAACAGATGAGGAACTATGACAAAATATTAATGACCGGGGCGCAGGGCACGGGGAAGACAACCCTATTGAAAGCCTTGCAGAATGAACCGGAATTTGACAACTGGAAGTTTTACACGAATGTTGTCAGAACGATGGTTGAAGAAGAAGGGATAACCATTAATGAAGAAGGCACGTCCGAATCACAAAAGAAAATATTTGATAAATACACTCAAATAATGGAAGATGCCATGAAACAGCCTTCCATTAGCGACAGATGTATTATTGATGTGAATGCCTACACTTCATGGCTTTTTGATAATTGCAGCCCAAAAGACCCGGAATATAATAACCTGGCAGAAGAAGACTTTAAGGAGAAACGACAGATTGTAAAGCGAAAATATGAATTCCCTTTACTTGTCTATCTTCCTATCACATTCAGATTGCAAGGTGATGAGGTCCGTTCGGAAGATGAAGAATACCAGAAAGAAATAGACCGGAAAATAAAGCAGATTGTCGATAATTACGGAATACCCTACATTTCTGTTTCCGGTTCAACGGAAGAACGAGTACAGCAGATTAAAGATGCCGTATTCGGGGAAAAGGAGGACTGATGTATGGAATTTTCTTTGTTGACTTTAAGAAATGTTGGTCGGAAGCTTGGAATACAGAATGTTTCCGGATTCAGAAAGGAAGACCTTTTGCAACAAGTTGTTGAAAGACTGGAAGCAAAGGGAAAGACGCTTGAAGAATATGCAAAGGAGGTATCTGTAAACACCCAAAAAGGGTATGTAAAGAAAAAGTTCAATCTTTCACCTAAAGGAGAAAACCCGTACAAGAAAGGGAGTATATCATATAAGGTATGGGAAGAACTTGCAAAGAATGACGGTCGGTCATTCAGCCGGATTGCAAAAGAGCTGGGAACGCATTACAACGTTGTTTCCGTTTGCTGTAGGAACCATTTTGACAAATCATAAACTTGCCGTTTTTATTTAGATTTGATTTTTCACGGGGAGTGTAAGTAAATACGCTTCACTCCCCTTTACACCCTAAAAATATGGATGAACTGTATAAAGATTTAATCAAATATTTGGAGGATAACTTTCTGTCTTTCAATGCTTTGGATAATTATATTATAGAGATTGACGGGCAAACATTCGAGTTGTTTGAACCTTTCCAATGGGACAAAGAGGATAACGGAATTTTCTTTGACGATTCGTTTCAGTGGGTAGGAGACCGGACAGAATGCGACAATTACGTTTTCCGGTTCGGTGATGTATGGTATTACCTTAAAAAGGGAGACGAGAATAAAGTAAAACTTAACCGATTGCAGTATATCGGAAAGGCAAATTTGTTTGACGAAAGCTTGAGATTTGACACCTATATAGGTGTGCACGGCAATTTTGAATTGATGAATGGAATGCACTCTTATTCCGATTGGGTAGAAAAAGCGAAATTTTTAGGAATAAAAGCGCTTGGTATATGCGAAAAGAATACGCTTGCATCAGCGTTCAAGTTTCAGAATGCGTGTCTAAAAAGTGATATAAGACCTATATTCGGTATGGAAGTTACTGTATATAACGAGCAGAAGGACGTGCGATATACAGTAAAGCTGATAGTCAAGGACAAGGAGGGATGGAATAACCTACTGAAAATAAATAAGATTCTGAATGTCGACGAAAAAGGCTTTATCACGGAAAAGGAATTGCAAGAAATGAAAGACGGGTGTTTCTTGTTGTTTGACCCGAAAACATGTATGTTTGAAAATCTCCCCATATTGTCAAGAAAATGGAACGATACCTATTACCAGCTTGATACTGTGGAATACAAGAAGAATGACCGGGATAAAAAATATCTTGACAATCTGAAAAAATTCGTGGGTGTATATAAACCCGTGGCGGTATGTGACGCCTGGTATCTTGAAAGGCGGTATGCTCCTATAAGGGAAAAGCTTAACAGGCTGGCAAAGGTTGCGAATTATGAGAGTGACAACCAGTATATGAAGAATTACCAGGAATATTACGAAGAATTGTCAAAACTGATATTGAATGAAGACAAGTTTTTCGGACTGTTTGAAGAAGCTTTGGTAAATCTTAATTACATATCGGTAAACTGTAATTATTTGCTGGAAACACAGGTAAGACACGCACCTAAATATGTAATGACGAAAGAGGAGAAAAAGAAATATGCTTCCAATACAGAAATGTTTGAATCGCTTGTCTTTGACGGACTGGCAGAACATCCAGAAATACTGGACAGATACAGCGAAGAGGAACTGACAGAAAGACTTAACACGGAAATATCCATCATAGAGGAAGGCGACGTAGTGGACTATTTTTTGATGTTGAGGGATATTATTAGATGGGGAAGGGATAATAACATTTTGGTCGGATTGGGCCGCGGAAGCAGCGCTGGAAGCCTCGTTTCTTATCTCCTTGGTATTGTCAATGTAAACCCGTTGGAATACGAACTCCTATTCAGTCGATTTTTGACAAAGGGTCGTTTAATTCGGCATGAAGAGGAAGAGATAATAACGATAAATGGAGAAAAGGAAATATCCGGGAATACCTTTATAAAGATTGTCCGGAATGACGAGGAAATGATAATTAGAGCCAAAGAGTTAAAAGAAGGTGACGAACTGATAAACGAGTAATGGTATGATAGTAAAAAATATTGAAATAAAGCGTCGGGCAAAGACCGTATTAGGGTCAATGCCCGATATAGATACCGACTTTCCCGGCAGAAGACGGGACGAGATAAAAGCTTACATGGAAGAACGGTTCGGCAAGGAGCAGGTTTGTTCGCTTGGCACCTATACTACCTTCCAATTAAAAGAGGCAATATCCGATATGGCGCGTGCAGACGGTATACCAGTACAGTTATACAGATGGTTTACCGCTTGTATTGGAGATGATAAAGAAAAGACGATAGAAGAGTTTTTCAAGACTGTATGTGGGAAAGAGGACCTAAAGAAGTTTGTCAAGGAACATACAGAAACGTTTAATGATATGATGGTTATTCTTGGTTCGCCTAAAAGCCAGTCAGTGCATGCGTGCGGAACCGTAGTGTTGCCGGACGGAAAAACGTCTTATGAATGGATGCCCGTACATACACAAAAAGGACTTGTGGTTACGGACTGGGAAGGTTCGGAAGTGGAAGAGGCAGGCTTCTTAAAGGAAGATGTTTTGGGGATTATCCAGTTGGACAAGTTCGAGGAAATGTTACGCTTGATAAAGGAAAATCACGGAATAGACGTTGACATATACAGCTTGCCTTTGGACGATAAACAAGTATTCGAGTATGCAGGCAAAGGATGGCTGGGCGATGTTTTCCAGCTTGGTTCAGCCGGATTATCTGGATATTGTGTAAAGATGAAACCGGAAAACATAAACGAACTGTCTGCATGTGTAGCCCTCTATAGACCCGGACCTATGGAAAACAATTTTCACAATGAATATATTTTGCGGAAGAACGGGGAAAAGGACTGGACGGAAGAAATGCCTATAGGTGGGGAAGAAGTGGTGGAGAACACTTATGGACTGATGTTGTTCCAGGAACAAATTATGTTATTTTGTCAAAAATTAGCAGATTTTAACTTAGAGAAGTGCGATTCAGTTCGGAAAGTTTTAGGTAAAAAACTATTACAGAAAGCAAAGGAGTACGGGGATGATTTCGTGAACGGGTATGTAAAGAAGTACGGTTCTAAAGGAGTTACAAAAGAATATGCGGAAAATCTTTGGAAACAGATGGAGGAGTTTGCGAAATATTCGTTTAATAAGTGCTTGCATGGAGACGAGAAGATTTACCCTAATGAATTAACAATCAAAGAACTGTATGAAAAAGGAGTTGAGGACATTCCAGCAGTAACGATGGGAAAGTACGGTGAATTTATTCCTACCAAAGTAAGGGGAATAAGATATGCAGGGAAACGCTTCATCTATAAGATACAAACGAGCGACGGGGCAACAGTGAGATGTTCCGGAAACCATAAATTCCCTACACCGGAAGGATATAAATACGCTTTCCTTTTAAGAAAGGGAGATGTGCTGTATACCTATAAACACGGAATGAGGGTAAATGTGGAAGTCGTTTTTGCTTATGTGATGGATGCGGAACCGACCTATGATGTTGAGATAGACCACCCGGAACATAACTTTGTCACTGGGGAAGGTGTCGTAACATGTAACAGTCACTCCGTATGTTATGGTATGACCGCTTATATATGCCTATGGCTTAAAGTACATTATCCTATTGAGTATTGGAGTGCTACATTCTCGTTTGCGAAGGACGAAAAGATACCCTATTATGTAAACGAAATACAGCAGTCCGGTGAGATAAAGATACATCCGGTAGACATCAACAAGTCAGATGTAAATATCGTGTCCGATTACCGGACAAGCAGCATGTACTGGGCATTCAATGCAGTAAAGCAATGCGGAGAAAGGGCGCAGGAATATATATCGGAAGAGAAAAAGAAGAATGGTCCGTTTTTCTCCTTGGAGGAATTTATAGACCGATGTGTGATTAAAGGCAGTCCGGTAAATAAATCTGTCATTGAGAACTTGATATTTGCAGGCGCATTTGACGAATTAGAGAATATCCAGGAACCGAAAGACCGTTTGGCCCTTATTGAGATGTATCGAGAAAATAAACGGGTCAAAGTATTGGAGGATAAGGATTTACTTACCAATATTATGAAAGTTCGTAAAGAACGCAATAACTGGTGGTGGTTGTTACAACAAAAAAGAACGTCCGGTTTTGCATTTTTTGATTATTATGATTTGGTGAATGAATATCATATGCCTAAATTAGACGACGAAACGGAGTTCCAGGACGTGTCTCAGATAAAATTTTGGGACATAAATTCCAAGAAAACCCGTCGTGCCGTGATAGGCGGTTATGTAATTGAGATAATAGAGAGAAAAAGCAAGAAGGGTATATTTGCCACTATAGTATTGGAAAGTAATTATGAGTTTATAAATGTAACTATTTTTCCAGAGTTGTTTGAAGAATACGGAGAGTTTTTAAGGGGTAGTAAAAAGAACATTTTGTTGGTTAATGGCGTGATTGTGTGGGATAAGTTCAGAGGAGAATATATTTTGCAGGCGAATGTTAATTCATTGTTTACAGTATTGACGTAAAATATTTTTGATATGAAAATTATGGTAGAAATCGGTACCAAGACCGTTGTTTTGGTATCACCGGACAAGGACGAGGAGATAGAACTCGATGATGTTACGACAATCAATTACTCGAATCTTTATGGAGAGGCGGTAACGGTATCTGGATTGCTTAACAAGGTCGGTTTGATGAAAGTTGAATACGAAAAGAAAGCGAAGGAAGAGAAACTGTTTTGCGATGTGTTTGCAGCTAATTTAAGGAAGAAATTAAGACGAGAAGCGGCTACGAATGGAGGAAGAATAACGATTGATGGAGAATCTTTTAAGCTGACTGAAAAAGGGTTGGAGGATGCTATATTACTCAATGAACAGTATCAGAAAAATTTGATGAATCTTATTGAGATAGAATCGAAGCGAGACAAGTTAGACACCCTATTTTGGGCAGTACAAAGCAAGGACAAGAAACTTAACAATTTGTTGCCAAAGATTGTGCCGCAAGACTTTGAAAAAGAGCTTATTGAAGGAAAAATAAATACTTTTAAGATAGTAAAAACAGATTATTAATTTTTAAAAATTTTGTATTATGGCATTTGACAGAAGTAAGTACAAGAAAGCGAGTGTTGAATCAATTGACGAAACAGTAGGGAAAGCAGCCGCAACAATGGGTGGCGGCTTCGGACAGGGCGGCAGGGCCTCATTTTTTAATTTGAGCGAGGACGGAAGATATGTATTGCGTGTATTGCCGTCGTTGACAGGAAAACCCTATATGCCGAGAAAGACGGTTAAACTGCCTATTGAGTGTGCGGTATATGACAAGGACGGAAAAGATACCGGGAAGAAGGAAATCAGACAAAGAGATGTCTTTACTTCTGACATCCACAGCAACCGGATGAACGGTGAGGATGCAGTATTGACCTATATCAGTCATGTGTATAACCTGGCAAACGATATCCAGGACAAGGACGAGCGCGCAAAATTCCTCTATCCTATCAGCGGTTATCGCAACAAGCAAAAACAATGGATATGGGGCATGAAAGCCATGCTTAACTATGTGGCTTATGTATGGGCAGAAAATGACGTGTACCGTCTTGATTTGCGCCCGGATTGGTGGAAGAAAATGAAGAACATTTCTATGGAACGTGCCGGAGGTTCGGATGATGGAATAATTAATCTTGACATTTTTTCTGACCCGGACGAAGGTTACCCGTTGATTGTTAACGTTACCACGGACGAAAACAAAAAGAAAAATTTCGACATTACTTGCGGAATGCCGGATGCTAATAAGCGCCAGACTTGGGACGATTTCTTTGCGAAAAACCGTGTATCAGATGAAGTGTTCGGTATTATGGAAGAACTCCCTACCCTGGATGATATGTATGTGGACGTATTTTCACGCAAAGACTGGGATATGCAGTTGGAAGGATTGGAAAGAATCGACGAGGAACAATCATACGGTATTTTCCAGGACGACGTATTCTTGAACAAACTCGAAGAACTTGACAAATTGGTTCCGGAAGAGGACGAAATCAAGGAAAAGAAAGCTCCTAAAAAAGCCCCCGAGACAAAGAAGGTGAAAACGGAGGAACCGAAAGAAGAGCCAACAAAGACGGAAAAGAAAGCAGGTGGTTATCCTACATTGACGAACCTCAAAAAGGAACTCCGTGCCTACATTGCCGATAACTACGAAGACAAGGAATTACCGGAAGAGTTGACTGTAGCAGAACTCCGTAAATGGTACGACATTGCACAGGAAGGTGGCGAACTGCCTTTTGAGGATTACGAAGAGCCGGAAGACGAAGAAAAAGGAACAGAAGAGACGAAACCGGAAGATACGGCAGTTGAAGAAAGGGAAGCATCAGCAAGCGTTCCTAATTCCATTGCATCACGGTTGAGAAACTTGAAAGCGAGAACTTCAAAATAAATCATACAAGGAAGGGTAATTTTTACCCTTCCATTATTCCTATTATTATGAAAAATCTTTACAGAATAATCCTCATTTCGGGTATGATAATAATACTCATATTGTTATTCTTATCTATCAAGAAAGCAAGGGAGAATGAAAGGTTGTTATATGAAGTAGAATTTTATACTGATTCCTTAAACAGATACACGAAGATTTACAACTCTGAAAGTTTTTCCAGATTGAAAAAAGAAAACAAAGAGTTGTACAGCCGATTGAAGGAAAAAGAAGCACTTGTAGAGGCAGTGGAATTTGAATGGAAATACAAGTATGAAGGATTGGAAAGAGAGGTTTCCGAATTGAGGAAAACGGACACCCTCTACACATTCAAGGAAGAAACCGATACGGTGGGATATGACTTGCAAGTATGGGCTACACACCTGGCAAAGTATAAGATTAATTTTAATATAACCAATAAGTTTTTATTGACAAACCAACGTATAGGAGACAATAACCGTATGGAGATAACGTCTCAATTGCCCGGAAAGATAGGCGATGTCACGATGTGGACCAAACCGGAGAAAAAGAAAAGATTCGGTTTCGGTGTGTCGGTAGGTGCCGGATATGGAGTATTCAATAAGGATTTTGATGTGTTTGTAGGATTAAGTGGAACGTATTTAATTTGGTAAGATTATGTTTGTACAGATAAACAATAAGAGGATAAAGATTACCTCTATCAGCAGATACAATGACGAGGGATATTCACAGTCAACCAAGAAGTTCAGAATAGCTTTGAAAATATCCAATGTCTGGGAGAGCTTCTATTTTGACAAGGAAGTAGAGAAAGATAATGTTTTGAAAAATCTTGACAATACATTAAAGGTGACTGCGTTATGACAGGAAAGATAATAATAAGCACGGATTGGCATTTGAAGCCGTCCAATATCGGAGAAATAACGGAATTGCAAAGGCAGGAATTGAATGTAGCAGAAGACAATGGTATAACCAATCATGTGTGGTTAGGTGACATATTCGATTCCCGTATATCACAGAGACAAGATGTTTTGAACGCCTTTTCCTCTATCCTTGATATGTATGCGAGGATGGAACACACAGTATATTGTATTCCTGGAAACCACGATAAGAGTGACTATAGTTCGGACAGGTCGTTTCTGGATGCGTTCAAGTATCATAAAGGGTTCAGATTGATAACTGATTTGGACGCTTTCGAGATAGGTGGTGTAATATGCTATTTTATGCCGTTTTTCGACAATGCGATATGGTTAAAAGGGATGGGCGATGTGTTGAAGGAAAAGAATCATAAGACGCATATACTGTTTACTCATATCGCTTTCCAGGGAAGCAGGAATAATGACGGTAGCGAGGTAGAAAGTGATATAAAACCTTCTTTGTTTAAAAATTTCGGCATGGTCTTTTCTGGACATTATCACGATTTCCAGGAAATAGGTAAAAATATTGTACACCTTGGAAGCATCACCCAGAACAATTTCGGGGAAGATGATAAAAAGGGGTTTTGGTTATTGGATGATGATTTGACATACGCGTTTATTCCGTCAAAAGGAAAACGGTACAGAAAAGTCACCGTGAACCTGGAAAACACGACTTTCAAGCAAGCGGATAAGATTGTAAAAGATTTTCAGAAGAAAAACAAGGAAGATTTTATTCGTGTTGAATTCGTGGGCACAAAAGATGCAATTTCCTCTATCGACAAGGAAGAATATAGAAAACTTGGTGTGGACGTGAAAGTTAAGTCCGTAGAACTGGAAACGGAAGAGGTGGAGACAGCAGAAGAAATCAAAGCTTTGTCCGGTTCTGATATTGCAGACAAATTCAAAGAATTTTGTAAACAAAATGATTACTCCTATAATGAGGGAATGGAAATTTTAAAGGAGGTATTATAATGGGATTGGAGGAATTATTTGGAAGAATAGAGAAACGTTTCGGAAAGGAAGCGGTAGTAGGCAATGATATAAAGGTAGATACCGTGTCTTCCGGCAGTATGGCATTTGATGAAATATTAGGAGGTGGTTTTGCGCTTGGAAGAATACACGAAATATACGGTGGCAATTCGTGTGGTAAAACGAGTTGTGCACTGCATCTTTGTGCGTCTATACAAAAAACGCTTGGAAAAGCGGTGGGTTATGTAGATACGGAACAAGCGCTTGACCTGGAATATGCAAAAGCACTTGGAGTTGATTTAAGCCGGGACAAGTGGATAATGTCGCAGCCGGACAGTGCGGAACAGGCGCTTGAAATCGTGCGTGAGATGCTGGAAGTGTCGGAAATTGGATTGGTGGTGCTTGATTCGGTTGCCGGATTGGTGCCGGAAGCTGTTTTGCAGGGTGAGGCAGGAGATGCAAAGATAGCGCTTGTTGCGCGTCTTATGTCACAGCAGTTAAGCATCCTAAAAAATGTATGTAAGAAAAACGGAAACATTCTCCTATGTATTAATCAGACAAGGCAGAAAATCGGAGGTATGGGATTCGGTCCTACGACAACCACGCCAGGAGGCGAAGCCCTTAAGTTCTATGCCACACAAAGAGCTGAATTTGCTCGTATAGGTACGGAAAAGACTGATGGAGTGGCAACAGCCAACAAGACACAGATTAAGGTCGTAAAGAATAAGATTGCACCTCCTTTCCGTGTATGCCAAGTAATGTTAGAGTACGGTGTAGGATTCGACACGGTACAGGAGCTTATAGATATGTCTATAAGGGAGGGGATTTGTTCTAAAAAGGGCGCTTGGTTTTACTATGGCGAGACACGGTTAGGACAAGGAATGGATAACGCTAAAAAAGCGTTGTCGGATAAGGATTTGTTTAATGAAATTAAAAATAAATTGACAGATAAATTATGTACCCCGAAAGATTGATATTAAGAAATTTTTTGTCATTTGAAGAACTTGACTACACCTTTACAAAGCAGACTTTAGGAGTGACTGGAGAGAACCGAACCGAGGAAGACCAGCTTTCCAATGGTAGCGGAAAATCAAGTTTGTCACAAGGCTTGTTCTACGCGATATATGGTGTTAATCTAAGAGGAAAGGAAGACAAGAAACTGATACGTAAAGGAACGAAAGAAGCTTATACCAAAGTTGAAATATTTTGTCAAAAACGTAAAGAAACGCTGATAATTGAGCGTACAATTCCGTTGAAAAGTTCTTCCAAAGTATCATTAACCCTAAAGAAAGATGATGTAGAGACGCCCGTAACGGTAGTTACTGTGTTGGACGCGAACAAATATGTGATTAACTGGATTGAGATTACACCGGAAGACGCCAAGTCCTATTATATCGTAACCAAGGGTAATTATTCGTCTTTCTTCCGTTCGTCCAATACGGAGAAACTTGCCTTGATAAGTCGCTTTGTCAATTTCTCCAATATTGACAAGACAAAAGGCGTGATTTCCGAAAAAGTCGGAATATTGGAACAAGAATTGCACAAAGAAGAATGCTTGAAAAATGTTGCGGAAGGCAAGAAACAAGCCTATGAGGAACAGATACAGCAAGTGTTAAGCGAAGACCCGGAAGAAAAGAAAAAGGGTATTATAGGTGAGATTCGGTCAGAAATATATTCTTTACAAATTATTATTGAAGACCTTGTAAGGATGCGTATTCCCAAAGCGGAAAAGGATATCGAAGGCGTAGACAAGGATATCGAAGGGCTTATAAAGCTGAAAGAAGAAGTAAGTAAAGAACTTGAAAGCTTTGATATGGATGCTTACAAGGACACCTATAAAGAGATAGACACGGAAATAGCCGGACTAAAGAAAGACAAGTCAAACAAGGAAGAAAGGCGCAAGGATTATGCGCTGAAATTAGCTGATTATGAGAAGAAATTACAGAAGGTCGAAGTATTGCTTTCTGGTGTCATTGTGTGCCCTAATTGCAATCATAAGTTTTTTATGGATGCTGACAAGGATTTTGAGGAACTGGAGGCTGACAAAGAGGCTTATAAAACAGCCATTGATAAGAATACAGTAAAGAAAAACGAATATGAGACCTCTATAAACGAACTGGAAGACCTTATCTCCCAATACCAGGATGTAAGGAAAGAAACGGAAGAGGAAGAACGTAAACTGCGTGTCCGTCGTGGAAAAGTGGTTGACAAGATGATGGAGGTTGAAGACCGGATAAGGGAATTTGAACGTGAAAAGAAGGGGTATGAAAATTCCATTGTAAAGATGCGTTCAGAGGTTGAAACAAACCGTTCCCTTATTGAATCAAAGACCGGGTATATAGAGGAGCTGAAAAAGCAGAAAGCGGAAAGACCCTCTATTAAAGACCAGGAAAAGGCGGTAGAAAAACTTTCCAAGGACATAGAGGAAGGCAACAAAAAAATTCTTGACATAAAGAACGGTATTTTTAAGGTACAGCAATGGGATAGCCGATTCAAGGACTTTAAGATGTATTTGGCAATGGAGCAGATAAAGAATATCCAAAGCGCAGCCAACGATGTATTAAAAAAGATGAAAAGCGATTTAAGGCTGATGATTGAAGGCTTCAAACGGAACGCGAACGGAGCATTGAAAGAGGAGATAACACCCTATGTTTTCCGTGACGAAATGGAAAACTTTTTCTTCTATTCGGGCGGTGAACAAGCACGTGTGGAAGTGGCTCTTATCATTGCAATACAAAGCATGATTAATGCCACAAAACAATACGGGGGTATGGACTTTTTGTTACTGGATGAAGTGCTGGAAAGCAGCGATTCTTTGGGTATAGAGAATATAATAGCCTCTACGGAGTTTTTGAAACAATCAATATTGATTGTTACGCATGTACCAAAGCTTAATGACGAGATAAAGCAACTTAAAGTAATAAAAGAAAACGGAATATCAAGACTGGAAGTGTAACATGAAAGTATTTATGGGATTTGACCCCGGAACAAAGGGGTTTGTATCAATGATTGCGGAAGATGGAACCTTTGTCAAGGCTGAACCCATCTTTAAGGATATTAAGGTAGTGGATATGATAGAGACGGCAAACAGGCTGCTTGCTTTTGTCGAAGGGTACGAAGTCCGGCATGTCGTGATAGAGGATGTGCATGCACTGTATGGTTCTTCGGCAAAAGGAACATTTACGTTTGGTTATAATTCGTGCGTGCCGGAATTCTTTTGTGCAATTGCCGGATTACCCTATACAAAGATACCGCCTAAAAAATGGCAGTCGGACATGCACAAGGGTATAAAGATGGTAACAAAAAACGATGGTACCAAGACAGTAAAGGACGTAAAGAAAATGAGTATCGTGGCTGCACACCGTATTTTCCCGGATGTGAGTTTAAAACGGTCCAGCAGGAGCCTAAAGGACGATGATAACTTTGCCGATTCTTTATTGATGGCTGAATATGGACGTAGACATTTTAAATAACAATGGTATGGAAGAGTATATAAGAAAAAGTTTTGTGGTGCCTAACGCAGCAATAAAGGTTGCTTGTTTTAAGGCAGGAATGACGGAAGAAGATTATTATAATACATTGGGAGAATGCCGAATGTATGGTGATAATAAAGAGAAGAACAAAGAATACCAAAGGGAATTGTGCCGGAAGATATTCAGACCGACACCGGAAGAAGAGGAAGAAGATATCAACAGGTGGAAAGAAGACGGTGCAAAAGTTATGAGCTTCGAGGATTGTGTAACCTTGGTATTGGAAGGATTGCCAATTAAAACAAAGAAAGATGATATATTGGAAATGTGAAAACAAGGAATGCACGGAGTTCGGGAAGGAAATTATAGAGACGCGCCCGATGTTTAAGTACACCGACAAAGGAACCGTGCCTATTAATGTGCCTTATTGTAAGGTATGCGGAAAACAGATGGGGTACCGCGAGGAATTGCCGGAAAGTGAAGGTGATATAAACGTGGCGTTCGCTTCTTTCGGTTCCCAGTCCAACGAAAATAAAGCCTCTATCCTCAAAGACAGATACAAGAAAGGTCTTGAAAAAGACGGTATTAGCGAGGTTATAAAGGCTAAAAGGGATAAAATGACTAAGGACTTTTTCGGTGGGTGATATGTTAATTATATGTTAAAATGACATAAGCAGTTGCGTATGTCATAACATAATCTTATCTTTGCAATGTGAGAAAGAGATAAACGAAGTCAAACAAATAAAAAAGATAAGATTATGAAATCACTTGAAGAACTTAAGAACAGTATTTACGAAAAGATAAACGAAATCAGAAATTTCAACAATGACGATTCAAAGCTCCTCAATGAAGACGGTAGTTATAATCCCGAAGAATTGAGCGCCTATCTCGAAAGAGAAAAGAAAAAGAACTATATGAAAGCCGCTTGCATGAGGATGATTAAAAATTATCTTGACAGATTGTATGACGGATGGAAGTTCTACGAGAAAGATTATTTGGTTTATGTGAATGACTTTAAAAAATTTGGATAACGTGAACGAATTAATAGAAAATATATGGACACTTGTAGCTCTCACGGGATACAAGTTCATAACGGTAAACTTTTTGGGAACCTATAAAGTTTTTATGGTGGAAAACTTTGCCACGAAGACACGGGACAACCCGTTTAATGAAGTGCGCGGAGCGGTGGATATAACGGAAGATGTTAAGCACCTTACTTTCCAGTTGTCTGAATTGAACCCTATCGGAATAGACACCCGGTTACAGGGAAGACCGAGAAAGGATTTTAAGTTCGGAAGTGACGATTACATTTACTTTATTGCTAACAAGAAAAACGAATTTTGATATGGCAAGCGAAAGATTAACGATTAGTGAAAAAGATAGGATTGCAAAAAGTATAATCAAGCCTATTGTAGAACAATCAAGAAAAGAATTTGAAGATTTTGGAAGATTTGCCGACGAATTTTTCAAGAAAAATTTACCAAAAGATGTTATTGAATTTATGGATAAATACCCTAATGTAGTAAAAACCAAAGAATGTATTTATCTGGTAAGTTTTACACGCGAACGAATATACAATATAGTAAGTTATATTGAAGTAAATTATTTTGTATATTCGTTTATAACTGATGCAAAATTTGAAGAATTGAAAAATTCGACGGAAGCAAAACTTTTTGTCAATAGAATGATTGAGTTAGATAGGAAAGCATCTAATATCAAAAACCGGACAAAATGCGCACTTGAAAATATCAATACAACAAAAAAATTGAAAGATAATTTCCCAGAAGCGTATGTTATTCTCACGGAAACTTCTAAAGAAGATGTTAAGAGGAATGAATGTGACAATATAGAAAAATTACGTGCAGAACTTTCAAAATTATAATAATATGGTTAAATCGAATTTAGACCCTAAAGTATTGGAGGGTAAAATAAAAGAATATAACAACGCCTATCGTAGAGGCGAACCGGAAATAACGGATGCGGAATTTGACGCGCTTGTAGAACAATTGCATGAGGTCAACCCAGATGCGGATTGGTTCAAGAAAGGGGTTAATGACGAGGTTTCGGGAAGAAAAGAAACCCTTCCTATCCCCATGTACAGCCTGGAAAAGGTAAAAACTTATGACGAGATTGTAAGGTGGGTAAAGTCATGTGGACTGAAAAATGAAGACCGACTGATTATCACTCCTAAATTTGATGGAATTTCCTTATGCGTGGACGAATATAACAAGAAGGCGTGGACGCGCGGAAATGGCGAGGTAGGACAGAATTGTACTTCTCATTTTGAACAGATGATTAACCACGGATTTAAGGACGTGAAAAGGACAGAAGGATATTATACTTTCGGAGAAGCCATTTTCCGTAATTCCACTTTCTTGACATTAAAGAAGCGGACAAATTACAAGTCAGCGAGAAATGCGGTAGCAGGTCTTGTCAATTCTCCTACTGTATCTCCGAATATGAGGGATGTGCAGTATATAAGGTATGGATATTCTAACGAGGATTGGGACAAGGTAAGCATGATTGCCTTTATGAATGACAATTCATCTGTAAAAGTTCGTTATGTAGAAACATTCGTAGAAACAATCATTCATAGCGAAAAGATGTTTAATGAATATATGGACAATATTTTCAAGGGCATAACAAATGATTACAAATGCGACGGTCTTGTTATCGACGTGGATAGTGCGAAAATAAGAAAAGAGCTTGGAAGATTGCCGAACGGCAACCCACGTTATGCAATTGCCTATAAAAACCCCGATTGGTCGGAAAGAGAGGAAACGGAGGTAGAAAATGTAAGATGGCAGATTTCCAAGGACGGTAGATTATCCCCGGTAATTGACATTACACCCGTTGAATTGTGCGGAGCTACGGTTTCCAAATGTACAGCATATAATGCCCGTTATGTAAAGGATAATTTTATTATGCCAGGTTCACGTGTCATTATTTGCCGTTCCGGTGATGTGATACCGAAACATATATTTACCGTGTCTTGGCCTACTTTAAAAAGTTGTTTGCCCGACAAGTGTCCCGTTTGTGGGAAACCTTTGGAGATGGACAGAAACAATGTGGACTTGATTTGTTTCAACAAAAATTGTGACGGTGTAATGCTTGCCAAATGTGTATATTTTTTCAACACTTTAGATTTTGAAGAGTTCGGAGAACCGACAATAAAGAAACTGTTTAACGCTGGCTACAAGACACCGGATAGCATTCTTCTATTATCAGAGGAAGACCTTAAGAAGATTGAAGGCATAGGAAATGTAGGTGCAAAGGTACTGTCAAGACAGTTTGAAAACTTAAAAAAGAAAGGTACGAACTTTGCAAAATTATTGACAGCCTATAATAAATTTGGGGGTGTAATAGCCGAAAAGACATGCCAAAAAATTCTTGACGGATTAAAGTTATATACTTGTAAAGATGTAGCTGATTTTGCAAAAGAATGTGATGAAAGTTGGGCGGCTGACATTGAAGACAAAGTTGAAGGTGTCGGATTTAATACAGCTTTAGCATTTGTTTTAGGTATTGAAGATTGGTGGGTGAACGATGATGATTCCGCACATATCCCTATAACTTATTACGGATTGGAAGAAAAGACCTTTGAAGGACAAATGACGGTTGTATTTACCGGATTTCGTTCGCCCGATACGGAAAAGAAATTAACGGACATGGGGCATAAGATAGGTTCTTCTGTAAGCAAGAAAACAACATGCCTGGTGGTGAAGGAAAAAGGATTGGGAACCATCAAGGAAAAGAAAGCGGAACAATACGGAATACCCGTTTTCACGTTTGAGGAATTTAAGGAAAAATTCAATGTTTGATTGAGTTTCTTTTGTTTGTTTGACATAGTGGGAGAGGCTGGTTTGAGAAAATAAGCTTCTTATTTTTGTAAATCTTTTGGTAATGAGATATTGGTATAGAGATAAGGACTACGTTTATATTGGCTTTAATTATAACGCCAATTTTGTAAATAAAATGAAACGTGATTTCGGAGCCAAATATAACCCGGCTTTGAAAGAGTGGTATTTTGAACCTTCTTTAGAAAAATCTCTATTGTTAAAATATTTCTTGGATGGAAACGGCTTCAAGAACGAAAAGCCGGAAAGACAGATAGAAATACCTCTAAAGGAAATCAAGCCCCTTGTAAACGAAAAGGAGTTGAAAGAAATGTTTGATTACCTGGGATTACCGCTACATCTAAGAGATTATCAGATAGAGGGCGTGTCCTATATGGTTAATCATGGGAATTGCCTTAATGGTTGCGGACCAGGTGTAGGGAAAACGAGGCAGTCTATAGCACTGGCAGAATTGCTTAACCTATTCCCCTGCATTGTGGTTTGTCCGGCAACGGTAAAACAAAGCTGGGTCAACGAATGGAAGCTGTGCAACCCTAACAGAACGGTACATGTGATTGATTCAAAGGACGAGACCAACACGGACTGGAAAGCGGATGTTACGGTAATAAATTATGACTATCTTTTCAAACGTAGTGCAAAGGAAGAAGGTAAGAAAGAAGTAAAACTTCGTTACAGTCGTTCGCTTACCAAGAAATGGGGATTGGCGGTAATCGACGAAATACATCTATGCAAAAACCCGAAATCTATACGTTCTAAATGCGTGCAAAAAATCGTGGAGAATGCAGAAAAAACCATAGGATTAAGTGGTACGGCAATTATGAACAGACCCCAGGAGCTTATCAATATATTACGAATTCTTGGAAGATTTAAAGAGATATTCCCGGATTCGTTATATTATCTCTACAGATATTGCGCTGCAAAGAAAACGCGGTTCGGACTTGTATGTACTGGGGCTTCGTGTACGATGGAGCTAAATAAAATAATAAGACATTATTGTTATTTCCGGAAGGAATTGCGAGACGTGGTGAACGAATTGCCGCCTATAATCAAACAGACAGTGAATGTACCGATAACCAATAAAAAGGAATATAGGAAAGCAGAAAAGGATTTTATCGAATGGCTGGCTAATATTGACATAGAGGCGGCAGAACGTGCCATACGTGCGGAGCAGCTTGTAAGGTTGTCCGGATTGAAAAAGCTGTCTATAAATGGGAAAATAAAGTTCATTGTCCAGTTTTTGAAGGAATGGAGCGAAGCGAACGAGGACGAGAAAATGATAGTATTTGGTATCACGACCGACATACTGGAAAGGCTTGGAAAGGAGTTCAAGAACAGTGAGGTAGTGACCGGGAAATACAGCACGGAAGAGAAGATGCGAAAGGTTGAAACATGGAAGAAAGAAAAGACATTCCTTTTTGCCAACATTGCATCATTATCCACGGGTATAGACGGATTGCAGAAATATTGTTACAATATGTCGTTTCTCGAATTGCCGCAACGTCCGGCAGAACTGGAGCAGGCGACAGGACGTATAGACCGCATGGGGCAAACGCAGACTATGAACGTCTATTTTTTGCTGTCCAGTGACACAATAGACACGCAGATACGCGAATTATTGGACGGAAAAATAAAGGTAACGGATGCAGTCAACAAGGGTATTGACGTACAGGTAAGCCGTGACGATTCGATGGACATTGCACTGATAAAGAAGTTGAAAGAATGGAAAGAAAAGAAATAACAATATTTACTGATGGCAGTTGTGAATGGAAGTCACGCCTTGGCGGTTGCGGTGTGTATATCCAGGAAGAAGGAAAAGAATACTTTATTTCCAAGGGCTACAGTGACACCACTATAAGCAGATGTGAACTAAGGGCGATATTGCATGCCGTGCAGAGCATGAAAAAGGACGTGCCTCTAAAGGTTACGATATGGAGCGACAGCCAGTATGCGGTTAGCTGTATGACAGACCCGGAATTAAGACCGACGGTAAACAAGGATATTATAGAAAAGATAAAACAAGAGCTGGGCGAGCGTAGACGGATGGTCGTGCGTTTCATGAAAGTACGGGGACACGAAAAAGATGTAAACAACCCTATAATATACGGGAACCATGTAGCCGATATGCTGGCAGATTATAAGAATTTTGATAATTACGAACTTGATAAAATAATAGAATTATGAATGAGGATTTTGTTTTTACTAAAGAAGAGAAAGTTAACAAATTGTTTAAAGTTTTGAACGTATTAAAGAACAGTTTGCAGTGTAAACGTATGGTTGTTGGTGGAAGCATGGCTATGTATGTACATGGTTTCAATGTGGAACCGCACGACCTGGATATAGAGATAGAAGGGATAAGTGGCGATTCTCTGCGTGCTCTAAGTACGATGGCAAGGATAAACAAGGACATGAAAAGCGACATCCTTTCCGAATATGTAGAAACAGCCCCTCTATATCGTATAAGAATAGAAGATGTGGATGTAGACATATGGGTGGTAAACAAAATAGACTACAACAGGACTGTTTTCTACAATAACATAGAATTCGGTGATGTTCTGAGCGTAATTAAAAAGAAAATGGACATGAAACGCGAAAAGGACTATAAATCATTAGTTGATTATATCAACCAGTTAACCTACTTTACAAAATGAAATGGAGTGACAGACAGTTAGCCATTTTCGACGCATACGAGAACACACGAAAGAATATTGCCATAGAAGCAACGGCAGGCAGCAGCAAGACAACTTGTATAGTGGAGTGTTGCAGACGGACACCACCTAATAAAAAGGTTCTGTTTATGGCATTCAACAAGAGCATTGCGGAAGAATTGAGGGAACGTTTGCCGTCTCATATAGATGTAAACACTTTTCACTCTAAAGGTTTGCGTGTATTGCTTTCCAATTTCCGTATAAAGCCGAAAATCAACGAGAATAAATGCTTTGTTATCGGGAAGAAAATTCTTGAAACAAAGGATATGGACGTGAAGCAACAGATTCGATACCTATTCGAGATACAGATAATATGGAATTACATAAGGGTCAATCTTATTACGGATTACGAAAAGGAAATACCAGGTATCTGCATTGAAAAGAATATCGAATTCCAAGAACGCATGGTAGGGGACATGGAGCAGATTAGAAATGCTTGGCACAAGGAAATGAAGAAAATAAATTCAGTAAAAGAAATTAACATTGATTTTACGGATATGCTTTATTTCCCTTACCAACTACTTGATAGTGAGGACTTTCCTAAATATGATGTAGTGGTAACAGATGAATCCCAGGATTTTTCGACGATTCAAAAAGAATTGTCAATGAGATATATAAAGAAGTCTGGACGATTTGTTACAGTCGGGGATTCCCGGCAATGTATATACGGTTTCCAAGGGAGTTCTTTAGAGGTTTTCAAGTCCTTGCAATCTTATCCCAACACCATAGTATTACCGTTGGATATTACATACAGATGCGGCAAGAACATAGTCGAAGAAGCTCGAAAAGTTTTTAACAACGGGATTGTTGCTGCACCTAATGCGATAGACGGTATTGTAAGAAAAGGAGAGTTTGACGAAGCGGAAAACGGGGATTTTATTCTATGCCGGAACAACCTACCTTTGGCAACAGTCTTTCTCTATTTGTTAGAAATGGGAAAGAAAGCGACAATAAAAGGTAAGGATTACGGTGATGCACTTGTGGCGTTGGTGGATAAGATAAAACATATTGAAGACTTGGACACGATGTGCGAGAAGAAAATTTCGGAACTCAAAGAACGGGGTTTTACTGATATCCAGGCAAAAAATAACCCTTCCTATGTAACCCTTCTTGAAAAGTGTACTATATTGAAAATGCTTTACAAGAACTGGGGAGATATGAAGAAGTTGGAAGACAATATAAAGGAGATATATAAGGACGATACGGAAGGTATCGTATTATCCACTATCCACAAGTCTAAAGGACTGGAGGCAGACCGTGTTTTCTTGCTGAACAGGAGTTTGATTCCCAGCAAGTATGCGAATACGGAAGAAGCATTATATAATGAAAAATGTTTATTGTTTGTGGCTATAACCAGAACAAGAAAGGAGCTTGTATATTGCAATGTTTGACGATGAACCTAAGAAAACCGTATATACGGAAATAGACCGCGAATTTAAGCGGATGAAACCAGGAACCGAATTTTGTCGGATTGAATTAATCACCAAGATAAAGGATTTCCACCCTGGTTCCGTTAGAAGTGGAATAGACCACTTCCTATTAAAGAAAATGAGTAAAGGAGAAGTAAAAAGAATTGACAAAGGTAAATATATGAAGTTATGAAAAAGCCGAAAATGTATATTCCCGTAATAGAACCGGGAAAGAGTGTATCACTTGTGTGTGCAAATAAAGTAACGGGATTGGAGGACCATTTGCCGACCCAGGAAATGCTGAATATCCACATGGAACAGCAGAAGATAATGATACAGAAGGATAAGGATTATAAGGTACATCCTTTATATCTTTTCGTGGAAAAAGAAGAATTCAATGATTTGATACGAAGGATAAGGGGAAAGAACAGGAACGCGGAAACGGCTTGTATTCCGCTTGTATGCCAATATCCGGCAGTCCCTATATGCGTGCTTTGTCCCAAACAGGAAGAGGAGGAAAAAGAATGATATTTGAGTGCACGTTTACCTATATGGCACCGGACCCGAATTCGACAAATGGCGCTTATAAAAAGTTTGTCGATGTCATAGCGGTACAGGCAGAAAATTACATGGACGCCGAAACAATGGCAACCGAATACGGGATGTTCAATATAGACGCGGACTTTGCCATATCTCCTATTAAGGAGGTGATTATAGATTCGGTGCAGCGTAACGAAAAGCACGGGGGACGATGGTACAAATGCACGGGCGTATACAGTGAGGCAACCTTTTCTGGAAAGCTGAAACAATACAAGCTGGTTATATTGCAACAGCATGAGGACTTCATAAAAGCCTCTACTAAAGCGCTGGAATACATGCAAGACCTTGTAGGCGAATGCAGACTGACGAAGGTAGAGGAAACTCCTATAATCGAATATGTGGAAAAGGACTGATATGTTAATCTTATGTTAAAATGACATACGCAGTTGCTTATGTCATAACATAATCTTATTTTTGCATTGCGATAAGAAAAGAAGCTAAACAATTAATATACTATGATACGAATAACGAACCCCAAAGGAGAAGTCCAGGTGCACACAGAAGAAAGCTATGAAAAGCTTCTGTGGCAGTTTGCGGAATCGAAGATGATGGATATGTGGTGCCGGAAACACCACCTTATCCCTATCTATACACACCAGGAAGAAACCATACTCAACAAAATGGTAGTAGAGGCATTTCTGGAAGCGTTTAACTATAAAGTAGACAAGGATTATGAAAACTAAGAAATTCGGAGTAGGCGACAAGGTGAAGATACTCCATTGTTCTAACATGATGCTAATAGGACAGATTACGGAAGTAGCAAGTATATGCGGAACGGAAAGCAACCGCTATTATCACTTGAAGATAGACGGTGAACAGCGCGCGTTCATACCTCAAAATTTGGAATTGGTAGAAAAGAAAAAGGAGGGTAAAGAATGACCTATACAGAAGAAAGAACCTATTGGTTGGAGTGCATGATTAAGGCAAGCAGATACGGGCTTGAACCGGAAGTAGCTATTACAGCACTCGAATACCTAAAGGAAGACCCGAAGTTAAGCATAAGCCAATGCCTGGAAATGGCGCTAAAGGACTGGGATATATGATACAGAAAATAATCGCTTACCTCTATCAAAAGAAGGTTACGAAGACTTATAACGACAGCAACGACGGTTTTATTTGCAATTTCGTACTTGAATACAAGGATAAGGGGGATTTTGTACATAAGATGGCATGCTATGCCGTCAACTTTGAACCCGTTGTTATTGGAAAGGAGAATCGCTATTTTGTCGAAGTGGATGTGCATGCGGTGCAGAATGTCAAGTACAACAATGACAGAGTATGGCTGCCTCAATGCAAGGTTACAAAAATGGATTTATTGTTACAGCCGTGGGAAATTACATCAGCAGAAAAAGAAATAGAAAGATATTACGATGAACAAAGAAAAATTTATGGAACCGGATATGACAGCGAAGCCGGAAGAAATTGTATGGTTTGAATCAACAATCAGTGAAAATGTGGAACCGGAAGTTTCATTTGTTGAACAGGAAAAGGAAGAAGTTTTGGTTTCGTGTACATGGTATTGATTTGGTGAAATAACTATTGATTATTTCCCTATTAAAACTTACCTTTGTGGGTAAAACTTCTATATATGGCAAAAAAGATAGAATATACTAAAGAGGACATTCTAAAAGATGCGCCCGATTTCGTGTTAATCGCTTCCCCTTACATGCAAGACAAGTACGTAGCTTATGAGATGGTAAGAAGGGAGCTTGACGAACACCCGGACCGTTTTATGCAGTATGAGGGGAACGAAGGTTATACCTATGTGATAGACCTTAAGCTTGTCAATATAAAGGGTATCATGGCGAAACGCGGAGCATCCCAGGAAGCAATAAACGACGCTACAGAAATTCGTACAAATGTGATGTTGCCCCTTCTTGCCAAGTTCCACAGGGTAAAGAGCGAGTATTTCCATGCCTTTGATTTGCACAATGACAAAGCAAAGGCACTTGCCAAACTCACCCCTATGTTACTGGACTTGTTCGGCTCCATGCACAACCCCAAGGATATTATTAAAATTATCCGGAAAAAGGAAGGTTATTCGCTGGGAGAAGAAGATTTGGTAAAATTTTTCAACAACCATAAATCCTTGATAGAAGCACGTCAAAGCAAGTACGTGATGCGTTCAGACCGCTATAAGGTGGCAACGGAAGCCGGAAGACTGGAAATCATAAATGACTGTATGACAGACTTGCAGCTTAAATATGAAGAGTTCTGGAGCAAAGGAAACGTGGGAAGCGCACTCAATATCCTAAAGGAAATACGCGCTTTGTTGGAAGCCGCACGGAAGGAAGTAAAAGGTAATGAAATTAAACTTACAGTTGACGGAAAGATAGACATAAACGCTACACTGCACGGTGAGGAGAACATAAGCCGCGTAATGCGAGACATCCCCGTAAACAGTCTAATAGTGGGTATGGTAGCCGCAAAATCGGGAATAAGACCCGAAATACTGATGCACCAGCTTTGCACCTCCTATTACAAGGACTTCAACGGATTTGTAAGTAACCCGGTATTGGGTTCTGAAAATGTGATGTTACCTGGGGCACTCATAAAGACATACGACTGGGGAGAAATAAAGGAAGGAAACAAGAAGTTCGTCGAAGAGATGGCACCCGAAATAGTTGAGGCAGAAATAATCGAGGAACCGCCCAAATCAAAGACCAGGGAACGGCTTCTTAACCGCCTACGACAAATGAAGGGTGTGGAAATCGGAAAGAAATAATTACATTTTGTTTTGACTTTTAGTTAATTTATGATTTTCAAAATTCATGTGGTGTACGGTCTGCGATAGATAGTACACCTATTTAAACAATTAAAAACCAAATAGTTATGGTAAAGATATATGTTGAAGAAGTTATAAAGTGCATGATGGAAAGACTTACAAAAGAATACGGTCTGACCGAACAACAGGCATTGAAAGAAATTGACATGTGCATGGAAAAACTGTATGTGAAATGGATGCAGAACGAACCGATACCGGAAGAATACAATGATTAATTAACCCTATAATATAAAGAGTATGATAATAGCAATCGCAACAATGCAAATGAATGAGGATGTGACTACGCAGGTGCATGTACCTATAAACGTGGAAATAATGCAGGTTCCTCCTACAGACAAGGAAGTGGAGAAAATAAAGTCAGTCCTGGAAGAAGAAACCGGATATAAATTCGTATCTTTGGATTCGATAACATGTGACATGGACTACGAGATTTAGAATCAAACGAAAACTTTATTCATTTTTTGAGTATTAGTAGTTAATATTTAACTGACAGCCATCGGTTTGTGATAAATAGTTGGCTTTTATTATATCCTTTGATATGTTAATTATATGTTAAAAGCACATACGCAGTTGCTTATGTCTGACATGTTCCTTATATTTGCAATGTGATAAGAAATCAAGGTCAAACAAGTAAAAACAAAAGATTATGGCAAATCCTAAAGTAAAACCGGAAGGAAAGAAAATCGCAGAAAAGGTGATGGAGTTCATGGACAATCAATCATTCGACCCCATCTATAAGGAGATAGAGGAGAACGGGGACGACACCTATATCAGCGAGATAATGAGATGCTTCCCAACAAGAAGGATAATAAATGAATTGGATGAAAGAGGAGAGCTTTATGAAGCATACAAGGAATATGTAGACATGAACGGAGTAACTCTCGTAAAGGACATGGCAAAGAGAATGACAAACAAGGAAAAGCTCGAACTCGTATCGGAACTTTTCAAGATACCTTACCTGGCAAGCCCGGAAGAATACGGGGAAGCGATAACGAAAGCAGTAAAGGAACAGTATTACAGATAATCATTAGTCACTAAAATCAAAACAAAAATGAAGACCTATACAGTATATTTCAGCGAACCAGTGACAGTAAAGTACAAGGGTGATAGATTCAATAAGGAATTGAAAAAGTGGGAACACGATGTAGACTGCCAAAAAACAAGCGTAATGTTCACCTTCCATTCCTTGGCACCTGCAAAGAAGCTGATTAAGGAGAATATGGACAAGTACATAGATTCTGTCATAACGAAGACCTGGGCAAACGGTGACTGGGAGAACCTGGGTCCGATAAAGCTGTCCGGAAACAACAAGACTTTTGTTGCCAATACCAGACAGAAGGTTGCGAATTATTAAGTACACGGAAAGAAGGGGTGGAAATTGAAGTAGCCCCTATTTTCTTGACAATCAATATAGATATTTTACAAAACTTAAAAATAAAAAGATTATGGATAGAGAAGAATTCCAGAAAAAGTACGATAACAGTATTCTGGTGTGCTGTACAGAAAACAGTATCAAGAAAGTATTCAATATTTGCGATTTAATGGACTTAACAGTCTCTAAATCAAAACAGATTACTGCTATATTGATAGGAGAACAAACAGCAAAAAGTCCGTTGTTCCACGTGGAACAATTCCTCAGTGATTTCTACAAGGGGATAGAAGAAGGAGAAAGGAAAGAGATAAAGATGTTTGAACAGAGGATGAACAATGCCATATACAAGCTAAAGCATAAGTACGGAGACACATATATAATCAAGGGAACCGATATGGACACGGTAATACAGCTCATATCGGAACTTGGCATGAATACAGTCCAGAAAGAGGGAAAAGATACGATACTCATAGAAGAAGGGGACACCATACCATGTGTAAGGCATTCAGCAAGGCAGTTCATTACAGAATTGATGTCCAATATGATTGATGTATTAGACTCTTTCATAAACGAGGAAATGATGGTTGAAGTCAAGGAAAAGAAAGATACGGAAATAATGATTAATGAAGTAGAATCCTACCTTACCAACACCCTAACAAAACCCCTACATAAGATATACAACACACAAAGAAGGGTATATTCAATCGGATATGGGTACAATGAAAAGGTAATGATAGATGAGAACGATTTCTATGTATTTCGGAAAGCGGTGTACCTCCTATACATGTGCAACAAATGGGTAATGGAAGACAACAAGAAGCAGTCAAAGGAACCCACTTTCAACAAAGGAAACAAAATAATGTACACCATCAAGGACAGCAACAGCAACACATACCCAGTAAGCAGATTGTCGGAAAGAGTGTACGAATCAAAGGAGCACAAGACCCTATTCATAACGGACGAGGAAGGGACAGTGACCGGGATATACAAGGAGAAATAAAAAGAAAGAAACACCCTCCACGATACCCTACAGACCATATTTTTATTATTAACCCGTTATACATTTGTTACAATGGTGATGAAGGGAACCAAGGAGGGATAAAGCAGTGATATGAATAACCGGGAAGGGAAAGACCCTTTGGCATAAAGAAGGGAATGCCCAGCCCCGATAACATGATTATAAACCGTCAACCTATAATTGTTAATTTGCAAAGAAGGGGGAAGAGGCATATAACAGACAATATGACGTAAGGAACAGTCCTGGAACGGTTATTGTATCATTGTAAAACGTGGAACAATCATATTAAAATATAATCGATTATGGAAAAGGATTTGAGAAACAACGTGAAGTACATTTTGTTCTGCATAGAGTGCTTGCAGGCAGGCGTGGTAATGACACCGAAAGAATATGAAGTGGCATTCATGGCGGCAGAAAAGTTCGAGGGATTTGATGACAAGAGCTTCGAGAACATGAAGCCCGAACAATTCGCGCCCCGTATGAATGCTATGTTGCAGGCTATGTCAAAGAGAAAACAAATCATTGAAGGACTGACATTCAACCTGCTTACAAAGAAAAGCCTGGGTGAACTGATAGAAAGCAACCTTGTGGAAGAGGTAATGAAGGCAAAGCACATAGCCGCAGCAATGGCAGATGAACTACTGGAACCGGACGAGAAACTGGAAAAGGTTGTGACTGACGGAAGACGTGTAATCGAACACTTCATAGACCAGTGGAAGAACGCCCCTATCCAGGAAGAAGGAAAGAAGGAATACGAGCCGGAAAGTGACGCGGAAATTGTAGAATAAATCTTTCTATATACTTATTATTTTCACAAAAGCCCCGAAATGGGGCTTTATTATCAAGCAGTTATGGACAAGTCGAAATTAACAAAGGCAAATAAGCTATACAATAAAATCGAAAATCTGAAAAAGGAAATAGAGCATATTTCCAGGTTTGAGATGGAGGGAGAGATACAGATAACGAACCATTACGATTCCTATTTCCATATCAACGAGGATATGGCGAAAACTTATTTTCCTCTCATAAAAGCAGAAATGGAGAAGGAGCTGAAAGAGTGCGAACGATTATTTTCTGAACTTTAGCTTATTTTTGAGATAAAAACACTATCTTTGCTATCGTGATAATTAACTGGTAAGGTTGTATCGTAGTTGTATTTAAAGGTTAACTAAGGCGGTAGGGGTTGCAAGTCTGTTATGGCTGGGGGTGAAAGCCTGGTTCAGATAGCTGCAACCCCTATTTTTATTCAAATTTTGTATCATTATGGAAAGAAAAGAGATTATTGGAAGACTGGGAAGGTATTTCACGCTTCCCGAACTTGTATGCCCCCACGTGCATAACAAGTATTCAGAATCGCAGATATGGAGCTTTTTCACGACCGAAGCACTGGAAACGCTCCTTGTATTGAGGGAGGATATCCTATGCAAGCCCTTCATTATCAACAACTGGAAGAGCGGAGGCAACTATTCCCAGCGCGGTTTGCGGTGTAATGTCTGCATATTATGCAAGGAAAAGACGATACTTGAAAAGCCGTATATGAGTGCGCACGCATTGGGTCGCGCTTTTGACATTACGGTTTCCGGAATGGAGGCAGAAGCAGCACGGAAAATCATTATAGACGATTCCGACAAGCTTCCTTATCCTATCAGACTGGAGGACGGTGTTAGCTGGCTACATGTAGACACTATGGACTTGTGCAACGGCAAGAAAGTGACGCTATTTAATGCGTAAATATATTTTACTATATTCAAAAAGTATTCTCCCTTATAGGGCAATCGATACTACAGTATACTGTAGCCGCGATTTTGCAAATTTCGTATTTTTATCATTTGTAAATTTAAATTGAAAAAATTATGTATCCTACTAAAGTAAGTATAGCAAATAACAAGGGTTTTGAGAGCATAACAGCGATTTCACGCGCTTTCGAGGTCGGCACACCAGCCGAAGATGTGGTACTGTCAAAGTACACCTTGATTCCCGATGATAAAAGGGCGTTTCTTATTATTCCGTTGACTGCTGGTACTGTCAAAGTACACCTTATCGGTGAGACTGGTCCAGATACTTATACCATTTCCGAGACCGAGATTTCCGCTTATATGGGTTCTCCTATGCCTTATCTTGTTGATAAGGTGTTTGTTGACGGCACTACTGCACAATTCAATATAGGGTTATGATTGGTATCGGTACAAGTCTTTTATTTGATAGGAGAGCTGGTAAGGGCGGTTCTCCTATTCCACCCTTCAATGATGCTATGGTGGACGCATGGTTTATGTCTGGACTATCCAATGTAGACAAGCCTTCCTCTATCCGTGGTGTTAAGGGCAATGAGATAGTTCTCAATAACTTCGCGTATTCACTTTCTTCCGGGTTTGGTAAGTATAATATAGATTTCAATTCCTGGGTAAAGAATGTTGCAACAGCTAATTTCACAAATTCTGATTCTATTATTCATCTGACGGAAATATTGGTTGCAGACAGTAAGTTTTTACAGACATCTGTAGACGCAACAATATCTTCATACCAAGTAAAGGTGGAAGGCATAACGGATGATATCAAGTTAAGATATGTATCTTATGCCGAAGATGGTACCGGAACATACACCTATCTTAAGAATGGTATCAATAACCTGCCAATATCTTACAAGAAATATACCGGGTTTGCTGCATCTGTAGTTGGTACTTGTAATATCACCATTACCCAACTGTCATCTGCCTATGAGGATGCACTGGTATTCGATGGAGTGGATGATTACGGTATATGTACTGGACTTCCTATTTTGGACGATTATACGGTGGTATGTAAAAGGGAGATAATAAATAAGGAAACCGGTTCTGTAGCAAGTAAAAGAACTTCATCCTCTCAATGGGACGGTGCATTTATTTTTGAAAGAAATAATCAGTTAACCAGCTTCGGACAAAATAACTACCGTACAATTCAACAAAATAACGTATCTTATATGACGACTACTTCTTATAATGGAAACACTATAAGTCGTGGCTCATTACAAGATACAGAATATTTGGTTTTAGGTGCTGATGGTTTTAATATTGATTTGAATAGAGCGCATGGATTCTCCAATTGTGCTATCTACTACTTTGCCCTCTATAACAAGTCTTTGACACCCGAAGAAATCGAGACCGAGAAAGAAAGACTTAATGAAGAATGGCTGAAAAGAAGCAAGGTCACGATACCGGAACCGGACGTCTATTACGACTTATCACTTAAGGACAATTCTTCTCCTACCCGTAACATCATAGACGATTTGTCGGGTAATGGACATGATGCAGAGATATTCAATGCAGCGTATACAGAGAGTAGCGGCTACAGGTCAGACGGTGCTTTTGTCTTTGATAGTATAGATGATTATGCGATAATGCAGAATGTTACGAAAGGATTCAAGACGTTGTTTATGGAAGTAATACCATCTTTAACTACCGATAAAAGTGGGTTCCTATACGACCAAAGAGTAGGTCAGACAAGTTTTGGAATAAGTATTTCATTAAATCATATAGCATACAATGCTTATAACTGGGGTGGAGTGACTTACATAAACGGAAAGCTGAATACTACCATGAAAGGAAGAGAGGTCTATTTGAAACATCAGATTATCACGATAGTGAACGGTACAGATTTAAAGCCGCAAAAGGTGGTTCTTGGGGGTGATATAGGATTGGCCGGATATTTTTCAAATATGGCTCTCTACAAGCTTATCGGTTTCTATGACGAACTCACACCTTTGCAAATTGAGAAAGTAATTAATGACTATAAACTAAAATATGATTGATTATGAAATGGTTAGTTATACCCATAGAAGAACTGAAACAGTTCGATAAAGACTGGGAGACAAGACGAATGAGTAATGACGGCATGAAGGCGTTGTTACATGAAGAGACGTACAACATGCTTGTACCTCCTATCATGATGCTTTCGGAAGGTGAAGAAGTTGTGGAAGAAGTCGTTTATCCTTATCCTTTAATGGATGAGAACGAGATTAACAGTTCTGATGACTGGGTTAATGATAAGGTGATTTGATTGTTTTCGGGGTGCCGGGAATTCGGGTGTTTTATCCGGTTCCCGGTTTTTCATTTTCTTTATTTTATTATATACAGAAAAACAATTCAATTTTCAGAGTTAGGGTTAACTGTCTGATAATCACATACCATTTTCCTCTATTTCCGAAAAATATAATGTCACTGAAAGAAAGGTTATGTTAATCTTATGTTAAAATGACATACGCACTTGCTTATGTCTAAATAAGGTCTTATATTTGCAATGTGATAAGGAAACAAGGTCAAACAAATTAAAAGAAATAAGGTTATGAAAGCAGAATTTTACAAGGTGAGAGGTACGGAAATGGAAGAGATGATGAAGAGAGGTAATAACAACGAAATCTCCTCTATGATTTCCAAGAAACAACAAGCACTTGCCGAGGCACTTGAAAATGTGGAGTTCTATAAGTCTATCGGGAATATGGAGTTTACAGCCAATGAACAGAACCGCGCTAACCTCCTTCAAAGACAACTCGAAATGTTGAACAAATAAAAAGATAAGAGTTATGAAGATAATGAACGTTATCAAGGAAGTAAGTTACAAAGGTCACACAATAACAATGTTTGAAGATGGCTTTCACCAAGAATTTGCCATCATAGATGGTGATGAATCAAAGCTGTATGATAGCATTGCGGATGCAAAGAGAGTTGTCAGAGGCGAGCAGCCTCATTACGAAATCAATTAACCCGGTAGCCTTCGGGCTACCAATAGAACAAATAATATGGATATAAAAGAAATATGCTTGCTGATAGCACAGCTAAAGAAGGAGAATGAAACCAATTCCCCGGAAGAAAAGGAATTCAACCTTAAATGGATTGAAGCCCTAAAAGAAAGTATAGATAAATCTGTAAACAAGAATAAGGAGGATTAAGTTATGAAAGCAATCGTAGAAAATCCGTTAAATGTTAATCATTCACCAGTAGCAATTTCTCTTTACGTCAATATGCTTAACAGAATAACCTGGTGTAAAAACGAAAATGAACTTAGAGATACTATGAAGTTCTCTTCAATCGAATACCCGGTTACATTCAATTCTATTTTTGATTACGGCTTCGGTTCCAACCATATGTGGGTCAGTGAAAAAGAAAGCGGTAAACGTCTTATTCTTGTTGAATTCTAAAAATTTTACATTATGAAAAAGCAGCTTATAAATTTCTTTCACGGACGTTTCGGCAATAAAGTATTGAAGTCAAGATATCGTGAATGGTGGGTACGTTTCTGGTACGGAGTAGGTGCAATCGTTTGTGCTTTCCTATTCTTTGGAATGATACAATTCATGTCCTGGATTTCTGATTTGATTAATTATGTTTTCTAATAAAAAATATTTTATAATTATGAAAAAGGTATTATGTGACAAAGACGGGGAATTTATTTCTATTCATGATGAGGATTATTATCTGATGGAGCTTAACGATGGCGATTATCTGACGCATGAAGACGGTACAATATTAATATACAGAGAATGTGAACGCGAAGACATCAAAGTAGCTTATCATGCTCTTCTGCGTTATGGTGAAAAATTACATACGCATAAAAACGGATACCCGTTTACCCATTATGACCTTATCCCGGCTTATAGATTCTCTACATTAGAAGAAAAGAAGCTTATAAACAACGTTCTTTCCGAAAATGGGCTATACTATGACGAGAAAGAAAAATGCCTTAAAAATCTTCGTTGGCGTGCCAAGAAGGACTGTATGTATTATTACATTGATTTCAATTGTCCCGGTCCTTTTTGCGTGAATTCCCATATAGAGAAGTTTGATTATATAGACAATTATAGGTTCGATGTCCATAACTATTTCCAGACCGGGGAAGAGGCTAAAAAGAAACTGGACTTAATTAAAAGTATTCTCGATGATTAGGAAAGAATGCTACATCTGGGTTGGACAGATTGCCGAATACCGGGGAATGACATTGCGGAAAGTCCGACCGGGCAAATATGTTGTCATTTCTCCTTCTTCCCTTGTTTCGAGACCCGTATATATTGACAAGGGCGAAAATTTGAACGTTCTTTAGTATTAATTATTTGTTTTATTTTCATATATTTGCAAACATGATAACAGCGATATTTATATGTCTCGTTCTTCTTACAGTAGTCCTTATTACTCTTCTTTTGTGGTGCATAGGGACGGTTACGGGAATTCAGAAAAGAATGGACGCTCTTCTTTATGTGGTCTCCTATATAGACCTTATTCAGAGAAAGCGGTTCATCCGGTATCTGGACCAGCTTTCCAGGAAGATGAGCTGTAACGAGGACGAGATGGAAGACAATCAGAAACAGTTCCTATTCCATTTAAGCCAGGAATTGACGAACGAGATAAAAAGGATGGAAGACGATTATAAAGATTTAATATGAGCAAAAAGAACGAATTTACATACGACGGGGGAAGCCAGTACATTGACTGGCTTTGTAGCTCCAATAAGCTTGTTTTGCTCCGTGATAATAACGGTATAAACGTCGAAGACAGAACATCCGTGGCCCGGGCCTTAAAGTGCAAATCTGGCGATATCCTTTGTCTTATCCTGGGTCAGAACATCAGCTATTTCGGATATAGTAAGCTTATCGAAGACATGGGAGGACGGACGACAGAAAGTATAGTACAGTCCAAGAACCCGGTTTTTTCTTCCATCTACTGGACTGGTGATAAGAAAGCGGCTATCGAATCTCACACCATTTTCATTCCCTGGAAGGAGCTTAAGGAGCTTATCAAGGATTGGGATTACCCGACATACTTTCAGCCGGAAATCGTTTAGAACCTTCTTTCTCTAATTTAAATATTTGTTTGACTGACACCCGGTTACGCTCTTCGCGAAAGAATGTTTCCGGGTGTTTTATTTGGGGATTATATGTTAATCTTATGTTAAAATGACATACGCACTTGCTTATGTCTAAATAAGGTTTTATATTTGCAATGTCTTCTTAAAGGAGACAGCTAATTAGGTCAAACAAATAAAAAGATAAGGTTATGGAAAATGAAATTAAAGTTATCAGAGGTTTTGCGGTTAGCATGGGAAATGATTATGTAGAGTTTTTCAAGAACATCGAAGATGCAAAGAATAATTACGAAATGATGAAAGAACGTTTTGTCGGTGTCCATCTCTATTATGCCAAGAAATCTTATAACACCAAAGGTTATCCAAACGTGAACATCTCTTTGGTGGAAATTTACCGTAACAATTACGGTCTTCCCTATTAATCTACAATTGTCAAACAAAAGATAAAAGATTATGGAAGTTTATGTAATTGAAACAATGGGAGGACAAATAGTTAATGGTGAATACAGCAAAGGAATTTGTCCAAAATTCCTTGAATCAGTAGTAAAAGACAATTTTAACAAATTAGGATATTGCTTTTATCATTCAAACGAATATGAATGTATTATATATCCCAATCAAGAATCAGCCGAACATGCCATTGAATGGGCGTTAAATTAATTGTCGAATAAAATCTTTACAACTATGGCAAATATAGATTTTTTCAAGAACCCCGATTCATACGAGGTATATGTAACGGTCAAGTTCGGAACATGGAAAGTGGCTGAAATAAAGCGTTTTCCTTCCCCTACAGACGTTCTTCACGGCAATATCGTAGAATATACCGAAAACAAACATATGTGTTATGAAAAGGATATAAAAGAGATTGAAGAATTTACTATTAACAACGTTATAAACACTATTTTAAAATGAGAACATTAAGCAAAGGAAACTACCGGGTCGTATATGACCCGGCAAAGGACGAAAGCATGAGCATGATTGCCGTCTACAAGAAGAACCTGGACGGCACGTTATCCCTAATCAGTAAGGAGATGGGAGAAGAAAATAATAACGAGGTTCTGAGAGAACAAGCAATGAAAATCATTAATGAACTTAAATAAAGGGAGGATTAAATTATGAATGCAGGTATCGTATTTTTAACTATCATTATTTTTATCGTTCATCTTATGCTGAGTGCCGAGGTAGGTTCTACAGCAGAAAGGATGAACAGAAGTTTCGGAGTGTGGATGCTTATGGCACTTATCATTTCCCCGTTTATCGCAGCCATCTTTGTTCACTGCCTGGGGGCTATTCCGGTTCCCGAAAAGAAGGAGGATTCAGAGAATGAAACCGAGAAGTAACAGATATATTTACTATTATGACAAACGGTCGAAGAACAAGCCGTACCGGGTTATAATAGAGCTTGAAAAGAAGAAGTACAATATCGGTTATTTCCGAACCGTGGAAGAAGCGAGGGCAGCCCGTGACGAATTCATTAAAAATCATTTTTCTGTTTCCGTCAAATGGAAACGGTTACAAGAAATGAATACGATTGTGGATAAGATTGCCGAACTTTCGGGAATGCTTCTTTCCTATAGGGATATTTCCACTAATGAGGTTTGCCGCAAAATCGGGAATATCAAGCGGAACGCGGTTTCCATAAAGAAAATTATTGCATAAATATTCACTCAATTTGTATAATTATTCAATTTTGTTTTGTAGTAAGAATCATGGGTTTAGCGAAACCCGACAGACTGGGGACGTTGTGAAACGTCCCTTTTCTTTTTCTAAATATTGACAGCAGAGTTAATAATACTTGAAGAATGACAAAAAACCATAATCTACCAGTCCTTTTTCTACTGCATTCGCTTCTTGTTCAAATACGATTGCATGGTAACAGTCATGGTTTATAGCCTGGATTCTCTTAATCCATTTCTTTATACCGCCACTGAAACCTGGGTGATATTTGATTAAGGCTCCTATTACACGCACGAGCCATTCCAGGGCGTAATACAGATAGAACGTCAACGGGATAAGGAGAAGAAGCCAGGGACACGAGAAAATGCCTGCAAGACCGCTAAAAAGCACGGTTCCCGGTATCATTAATGATTTCCATTGATAGGAATGGGTTTCTTCGTGCTTCAAGAATTCTTCGTCGTAATACTCTTTTGCTTTCTTGCAAAGCAGCCAGCAAAAAATTAGGATTGCGGAAAAGGTCGGAATGATAATTTTCGCAATTTTCGATTCATAAACTACTTTCATATTTTACAATTTTTAAGATTAAACACGTGTAAAGGTAGGCTTTTTCGAGGAAATTTCTGTCAATATTTATTACTATTTATAACTGTCTGGAAATCAACACTTTGACATTTTACCATAACGTTATTATCTAACCCCTAAAGGGGTACGTAGTTCCCTTTCTTCTTTTACCCTAACGGGTATGATAATAGGAGGAAGAACTGCAATATAGCAATAGGGGGTTTGGGGGAGGAAGGGGAAAGAGTGAAAAATGGGGAAGGGGGATAAAGCGAGATATGGAAAGTGTTAACGGAAGTAAAAACAGAAAAAGGGAATGAAGTGGAAGGAGAAGACGAAAACAAGAAGGAATTTTGGAAAAAGCGCGTCCCGGCAAAAATTTTTCCGAGAAAATTTTGTGGATTGAAAATTTATCCCTATGTTTGCAGTGCTTAAACATAGCGGCTAAGGTCTGATGAAGATTTGAGAGCCGCAAAAGAAAAAGGGGTTACTCTTTAGTTTTCTCACTAAACATTAGCTTCTTTTTGAAAAATCCCCTTTTTCTTTGTTTTTGTTTAGCAAGAAAGAAGCTAAAAATTAGTGGGTGTCCTTAAGCAAGACATAAAACCAAAAAATGGTATTTGTAGAAGTGAGAAAATTAAAGAGAAGTGTATGAAAAAAGATACAGAAAAATCGGCATCATGCCAGGACATTTCAAAAAAAATTAAGTTCCCTACTAAGGATTTAAAGAATTTACAGACTATCCAGGATTACGAGTATTGCTGCGTATTGTGCGCTATTAGATTGATAAACAACAAGTATTGCAAGAGAAATCAGAAGAAATATCAGTATAAGACGTTTTGGAAGAGAAGTTTTACTACACAAGAACTTTCATTGAAGGTTGCGGAAGAAGTAGGGATTTCTTATAGAAAAGCGAAGGATTATATTAAGTTTTTAAGACTGAATGATTATATTAAATTTCCCGAAAAGGATGTATGTACAATCATAAACAAGGATTTCAAGGATGTAACGGAAGAGATGTATTTACCGGATTATTTGCGTTATGTAATTAAAGAGAAAGGGGTAAAATGGTCTCCTATTTTTACAAGGATATTGAACTACATTTCAAAGAAGATAAGATATTACAAGTATTGTAAAGAGATTGCAGAGTATAATTTGGACGTATGGAATGACGAGGAATCAAAGAAAGACGAGATTTTAAAGATAGTTGAATGGCTGTACAATAATGAGGACTGGAAGGAATCGGATTATGACAAGGTTTATGACAAGGCTGTAAAGATAGCGCATAAGCACGCATTAGAGGCTATAAAATGGAACAATTGTGAAGCGACTTTCTATGAAAGTCCTAAACGTATTGCAGGGCGAATGAAGTGCAGTGTAGACACAGTGAGAAAGTTTATAAAGGCATTGAAGGAAATTTTTGGAAATACGGTTTATATGAAACCGGACAAGGCTGTTAAATCAATGAGGTACAATCCTAAATTGAATAACTATACAATAGCTTTGCCAGACAGGGAAGAATGGAAGAATATATTTGCGAGAAGATTCGAGAAAATTAAGGAAGGTGTTTCAAGGGTAAAGGATTCTGTTTATTATCTCAAAAGAGTTTGGTTCAGAAAAGAAAAGGGTTATTTGTGGGAAGACAAGGATTTTAATAAAATGGCAAAAAGGGACGCTGTTATAATATGTGAAGAAGACAGTGTACCGTGTAAAAAGAGATTCAGTTTGCATCACACCCTAAAAAAGAACTTGGAATACTGGGAGGACAATTTCGAGAAGGAAAAGGAGGAAGAGAAATATCTGGAATATATCCACAGGTCAGAAATACAGAGAGAAATAGAGGAAAATAATAGGATTGACCTTGTTGCAAAAAATCGCTGTACGGTATATGACTACAATTATTTCGACCCTAATACAAGTAGAACATATTATGAAGAATCGGAAGAAGAAAGAAATAAGCTTGGAAAGGAGATAGGAGAAATCGCCAGGAAAGCAAGGGAAGCGAGAAAAAATAAGTTTACTGTAGCAAAATACATTCAAGAATATGAAGACTTTGAGTTACCATCTCTATGATGATTATGAAAGCGAAGATGTAGAACTGTACGCGGAACAGATGATACGGGAACGCATAGCGCGTGACGAGAAGCGACGCGAACAGATAGAAAAGGCTTTGGCGAAAGCCGAAAGGACCAGGAAACGGGTAGAAAACAGAAGACGGAAGTATATAAAGACAAACCCTATCCGCGCGAAGTACAAATACCCAGTATTGGATAAATATTCAAGTTAAAAGCTTGGTTATTTGACTGATAATGCCTATTTTTACCGTTGTAATTGCAATTTCGTTATAACTTAAAAAGGCATTATTCATGGATAATAATAGAAAAGAAGAGAAAGTGTTCGGACGTGCACAATTTGAACAATTTCTCATTGACAACGACTACGAAGCGTTCACCGCAAAGCAGGTAGCGGCTTTTGCTACTGATGTTTTGAACAAATCGGAAAACAACGAATTGGACGAGTTCGAGAAAGCATGCGCGGCCGCGGACTGGAAATCATTGGAAACGGTTAAAGTGCTGAATGACCTCTACGAGGAAGAACCTATGTTTGTGAGACCCTCACAGGTGGAAGTGATACCAGGAAAGGAAGGTATCTTTAAATCAATGTCCGGGAACCGTGATATGTTGCGATACAAGGAAACCCCTCTAAACATTTTTAAGGGCATAGCCGGAATGTGCGTATCTGATGATATAGAGAAGGCACGGAAGGGTGAACCTATCGGAACCGTAAAAAGCTGGGGAGGGAAAGAATATGTGAAGACCGCGAACGGCTGGGTACGACGCCAGGGAATCAAGACAAAGGAGACCGCGAAGGAGGAGAAGCCGAAAGAAAAGAAAGGCGGTTTCCCTACAGTTGAAAAACTTGTGGCTGCGGCCGCAAAGTCGGGGCACAACCCTAAAGAGGCAGAGAACGTTATCAGAGAACGCTATGACTATCTGAAAAAGAAATATCCGGAAGCCTCACCAAGTAAACTTGTACACATTGCATATACAATTTCCTAAAATTCCGTCGCATATGATTATGGGAAAACTACATAAAATAAGGGAATACGTAATGAGTTTATATTTTCCCGTGTTGTTGAGCATACCTATCTCTTTTTCCAACACGACATCCTTCATTGAGAAATATGTGTTTCGGGACTGGGAGTTCTTGAAATACCTAATGATTCTTATAGTGATAGACACACTTGTAAGCTGGGTATATCATATCAAGAACAAGGACTTTTCAAGCAAGGGCTTTTCAATGATTATCACGAAGCTTTTCATTTATTCCGCTATTCTGATTGTTTCGCATGTGATGGGGAACTTTACTGTGGAAGGCGGCAATGTGGAGATATACGCATGGTTCCGTGCCGTGGTGTGTAATGCGCTTATAATACGTGAATCAATTTCAATTGTGGAGAACGCGGCAAAGGTAAGCCCCACTTTGGTACCTCAGAGAATTAGAAAATATCTGTCTGATTTCGACGAGTTCGGGGATAAGAAACCGGAGACGATAAAGGAAATGAAAGGAGAATGACTATGGCACAAGGCGATTATTTGCCCGGAACCTATTCAAGGGTCGGAACGGAAGAAAACCCGGGCACATACCTTGGAGGAGGTTCGGGCGGTACTTCACAAACAATGCCGCCAAAGGTGAAGAAGGTATGGGTACTGGACAACGATAGATGGAACATGCGCAATTATTGGATTTCCGGAGGGAAGTTCAGTATTCCGGCAGTATGGGTACTTACCAAAGGGGTTTGGGACAACTTCGGCAAATGGATGAAAGACGGAGTTTGGAGAATGGGACAGCTCATTTTCTCTACAGACAATATTTGGCATGATAATTTCGTATGGTATAACGATTTAAAGTTTAAATTTTAGAGATTATGAAAAAAGCAGTTTTTTATCAAATACAGGACGGTGATACCGGGGCACAGGTTGCACAGGGATTGCAAGGCAATTTCGAGGCTTTGCAGCAGGAGATAGAGGCAATCCCCACCTATTCTTTGCCTATTAAGATGGACCCTAATAGTGGAATTATCAACAGTGAGGAGGACTATAACAGTATTCTCCCCGAATCCTATCTGACGGAATATCCGTGGCAGGCTGAATATGCAGGTGGTCTTCCTTGGTTATGGATGAACTTCAAGGCGAAGGTATCGGAAGGTACTCAGATTTGCATTAAGCATAACAACAAGTTCTGCGAGTTCACCAACATTCCAGAAACTATCGGCACCGTATCTGTCAACAAGAAGATTCTGACAATGAAGGAGAAGAACGAATATCTGGGTTTCGAGTGTCAGAAGGATTTGGGCGTACAGAAAGTGGACTTGAAAGGCATTTACCAGGTTTACGTACTGGATGCTGACGGTTCCGTGGAACAGGAAATTGTATTTGAATGTAAGTAATTAACAATTAAAAATAGAAAAGATTATGAGACTGTATAGATTTTTGGACGAAGACAAGAATATTGATGTGACATTGGTAACGGACGGAAGTTGCGACCAGAAGAAAGTATTCATTACCGAATCACCGCGTGGAATTACCCCTAAAGGAAACGTGACGGACCCGGAAGGCGGTGCAGAGCTTTTGAAGCTTGGTTTCAAATGGAATGTAGGTGAAGCCGTGATGCACGAGGAACTTGTAGCATTTGCAGAAGAAAAGGGTTTGGAATTAATTATCGACCCCCAGGGATTGAATGAAATCGTTGCGGTAACGGCAGAATGGAACGATGCAGATGCGTGTGTAATCACCATTAAAACAAGTGTTCCGGCAAAGAAGGATGTCGACATTTATTTCCCTAATAGCGTGAATCTGAATGAGAGCGCAGAAAGATTCGGTGTAATCAGAGGAGACCGCAAAACCCTCTCTACAAAAGTTATGTCCGGTAAACCTATGGCGTTCACGTTGACTGACCTTGGTCTGGATGCAAAGGAGGATTTGAATGTAGTTGTAATGACCGACAACAATACGTGGCGCGAAGAACTTGTGGCACAAAACGCATAAGGACATGTTACGGTTATTGTTTACAACAGAGGACAATGTTCACCAAATGACCGTCGTAACCGACGGAATCGACGGTCAGATGAAGGTTTTCGTTACAGAAAGCCTTTATGGTGATGTGGAATATTATAAGGGGCTGGGTATCGTGATTGAACCCGGACACACCTATAATATCGGACAGTTCAAGGAATGGGCGTTTAAGGCGCTTGTTAAGCTTATCTCATATCCGGAAGGATTCGGAGAAGAAGGCGCGGTATTGTCGGACGTGCAGGAAGTTGTGGAATACGTATTGGAGACTAAAGAACCTACACTCAATTTCCCTGCAAAGGGAGGTGATGATATGTGCGTAGTGACGTCTTCAAAGCAGACTTTCAAGAATGGACAACCAGTAGGACATCCGGAAGGCGTACCAGTGGAATTCTCAATATCTGGGGCAGGATTCAAGGTTGACGGTGGAGGACAAGTAACGGTTGACGAGAACCCCGACAACACGACAAGAAAAGCGGTAGTGACGGTTAAACAGAATGAAAGCGGAAAGACATTGCAGATTACATGCAACCAGGCTGCATCTACTGTAACCTACGAATATGCGCTTACAGTAGACCCGACAGCGGTAACGTTCGACGGTGCAGGAGGCGAAAAGCTTGTCACTGTTACTTCTACAAGAACAAAAGTTCTGAATGGAGTAAAACAGCAGCCAGAAACATATCCTACTGATATAGAACTGGCAGGTGTAGGGTTCGATTATGAGGAAAGCGGAAATAACTACAATTTGAAAGCTTCTGAGAATACCGGAAGCTCACAGAGAACAGGAAAAGCGACTATTTCGCAGGATGGTGGAAAGACTGCGGAAGTGACACTTACACAGAATGCGGCTATAGTGACATATGATTATGCGTTGTCTGCCAATTCACAGACCATACAGTTTGTAGCGCTTGGAGAAACGAAGAGTTTACAAATTGTTTCAACAAGACAGAAAAAAGTCAACGGCAAGCCTTCCGGTGGTGTCGAGAAGGTAGATACGACTGCACAGATTACTGGAACTGGATTCAGTCAGACTTCATCTGAAACATCTAATGGAGAGAATTATAGTATAGTGGCGGCTGAAAATAAGGCAGAAACAGATAATAACGGTTCTATTACTATTACACAGACTGGAAGTAACAAGACGGTAAAGGTTACGTTAACACAGCTTGCAGCGACAGTTACCTATGAATATACATTGACTACAGACCCAACAACACTTTCATTTGCAGCAGCAGGAGAAACAAAGATATTCGGTGTTTCAAGCAAGAAGCAGAAGAAAGTGAATGGGAAGAATGACGGTTCACCTATGACGGTTGACTACACTACTGTAGTGAGCGGTACGGGATTTACCAAAGGTTCTACTGAATATTCTGTAGTGGCGGATGCAAATACTGGCGCACAGCGTACCGGAACGGCAGTTGTTACGGCAGTAGAAGGAGGTAAGAAAGCTACTGTGAATTTAACTTAATTGGCTGGAGCTTAAAATTTATTCATGATGGGAAAGAGAAAAGGAAAGATAATACAAAAAGCGGAAAAGCCGGATTTGGTTGCAAGTCTTTCGAGTTTGTCCATTGAAGAGATAGACAGGCTGCAAAAGGCTGCACCTATGGCATTCCAAAGCAAATTGCAGGCTGCGTTAAACTCAAACGATGCAGGGGAGATAATGAAGGCTAATTTGTATCTGGGAGAAATTAACAGGCAGCCTACAAAAATACAGTCTGTTTTCTTTGACCCTAACGACATATCCGGCAACGGAAGAGGATTCAAGGATTCCAAAGGAGTTCTATCCTTTTCCGTATTGCGTCGGATGGGAGATATCCATATAGTCAAAAGTATTGTGTCTACACGCGTGGAACAGATAATGAACTTTATGGATTTTTCGGAAGACGAGCAAAAGGAAGGCTTCACAATCAGAAAAAAGAAGAGCCTTTTTTCTACCGGGGATGAGAAATTGACAAATGAGGACAAGAAAAAGATTTCAAAGATAGTTGATTTCCTGGAAAAGGGAGGATGGACGGACAAATGGGACAATGTAGACAGCTTGCAGGAATTTGTAAGTAAAATAATGTCGGACAGTCTCACATTAGACCAGTTGGCATTTGAGATGGTGCGCAACAGAATGTGGGAATTGCAGAAATTCCGCGCTGTGGACGCTTCTTTGATACGTTTTCTTGACAGCGTAGACCCCAGACAAAGGGAAGGTTTCGAGCAGTACAGATTCAAAGGACATTTGCCGCGTTACTGTATGGTGTGGGAAGAGATGATTCTGCATAACCCTATAACGAAGGAACCGATATTGTATTATCCGTGGGAGCTTGGATTCGGTATCAGAAACAAGACATCTGATGTGAGAAGAAACGGGTATGGAGTGTCGGAATTGGAAACGCTGGTAAACATTATTACCTGGATATTATGGGGCTTTTCTTATAATGCGAATTTCTTTAGCCAGGGGTCACAACCTAAAGGGTTTATCAATATAAAGAACCCTAACATATCAAATAGTACGTTACAAGAGTTTAGGCAGGCATGGACACAGACGATGGCAGGGGTTTATAACAGTCACCGCACACCCGTTATAAACGGTATCGATTTGGAATGGGTTGATTTACAGAAACTTAGCAATCGTGATATGGAATTTAACGAATGGATAAAATTCCTTATTATAATGACATGTTCTGTATATCGTATAGACCCGTCCGAACTTGGATTTAATTTCAAGGAAAGTCAGCAGATATTCGGACAGGACGGACAACGAGAAAGATTGAAGCACAGCCGTGAAAAAGGTTTGAAGCCTCTATTGATATTTTTACAGGGTATCATTACAAAGTATATTGTGAGCGAGCTGGACGAAAATTATGAGTTTGCATTTACAGGAATAGAGGTGGAAGACGAAGAAGCACAGGTAAAACTGGATTCTGAAAAACTGAGTAGCGGCATGGTTTCTATGCAGGATATATTTAAGAAGTATAACGGAAGGGACTTTGACCCGGAAAAGGACATCATTCTTAACCAGGTGTACCAGGGAATGAAGCAGGTAGAAGAACAGAATAAAATGTTCGGAGCTTCACAGCCAGGACAACAGCCGGAAGGTGTACCGGAGGACGAGGAAGACCCGTTCGCACAATACAAGTCGTTTAACGAAAATCCTATAATGAAACCAGCAGTTGACTATTATTTAAAAAATCTTTACAAATAGGAAATTATGGAAACTTTCGATGATTTAAAGTTAGAAAGATATATAAACAAGGCTCTTTTCCAAAAGAGCCTTGGAAGACCAGAAATGTATGACGGACTTCTGGAGATTGCGAAGGCACAACAAGGCGTATATGTGAACAACGCGGTAAACCGGAAGCTTGGCATTGTTGGGCTGCCATACAAGAAAAGAAAGGCTACGGAGGAAGAGAAAGCCGACTTAACCAAGACAACGGAAGACCTTTATAAGGAAGGCGGTGTTTGGAAGAGAGACAGACAGATTAAAGTGCATAACAAAGTGAAGTCTGAATATCGGAAGAAAATGCTATTTGAGACAAAACCGCGTGCTTACTTAATGCTTGGCGGTGGTGGTTCGGGCAAAGGGTATTATCTTAAGAAGATGAAGGAGAAAGACCCTTCTATAGACAAGCTCCCAGTTATTGACGTGGACGATATGCGCGATATGATACCGGATTATGAAAGAGTGAAGGGGATAGACCCGAAGAAGGCGGCTTCTTATGTGCATGAGGAAGTGTCGGATATAGGAAAGCAGATTGATAAAGAATATCTCCACAAAAAATCTTCTTTTGTGAAAGATGCTGTTTTTGGAAACCCGGCAAAACTTGAAAAACTTGTTGACGAATTGAAGGCACAAGGTTATGATGTTCATTTGGTAGGAGTGGCAACTGATTTTGATACGGCTTTGGATAGAATACAGAAACGTTTTGAGAGAACGAAACGGTATGTCCCTACAGAAATAGCGAGAAAAGGACATAAGGGCGCATCCGAATCTTTCAAGAAAGTTATAGAAACTCCGTTGAAAGATAAATTTAAGTCCGTTAAATTGTATGACGGGAATTCCGATAACGGAGTGATTTATGATAACAAAGTGTTAAATCAAAAAGAACTTGATAGGTTTCTTAAAAAAATAGACTTATAAATTTGTTCAATTTTGAACAGTTTTGTATATTTGCGTAGAAACTTAAAGAAAGGAGTAAAAATTATGGCAAAGAAAAAGTACGGAATTGATATGACGGCTGATGAGTGGTTCGAGATTGAAGAACGCGGAATGGGTGAAGGTTGGACGATGGAAGAGATTGCAGCTATGGGACCAGAAGGAAGGGAAGAATACAGGAATGCACCTTCTAATCCATATTTCCCCAAACCCGATATGTCAATGTGGGACGAATCGTTATATGACGGTTATAAGATAAAGAAGAATGCTGGAAAAGAAAATTGATGGTATAAGAACACCTTTGGTATCGCGTCTTATTGGAGTGAAAAGACACGTGAAAGACCCTATCAGATACCCGAAAATACAATGCGGTTATGAAGGTCTTGCACAGACCATATTCGCTACACAGTCTGACGCGATGATAAAGGAGCTTGTAAAGGAAATGATTAAAACGGTTGAAAAATGATATTCACACCGGAAGAGATACAAAAATTGTATGATATAATAGACTACCGTCTTGCAAGGATTGTAGCCGATGTAATGGGAGATAAGCTGTTGACACCGGAAGACAAGTCCTTGTTAAGGCGGTATGGCTATAAATGGAGAAAGGAGATAGAAAAGATACCTCCATATTTCCAGTCCTATCTGTTTGGAAGGCTGAGCGCACAATTGGAACCTTCCCAATTGGTTACACTCAATTTTGACGATTTTACCAAGTATATAGACCGTCATCAGTGGGCAGCACTTACACCGTTGGAACAGGAAGTGTATTATGCAGCAGCAACACGTACATACTCCTATATAAAGACGATGGGAGAACGGGCCAAAACGATAATGTCTAATGCCGTATCGGAAGAAGAGGTGAAAGCCCTTGTGGAGAAACAGAGACAACTGGAGCTGGGAACGATAAAGAAGGAGATGATAGAGGGTGTTTTGAAAAAGAAGTCCGTTCAGAATATTGTCAGCAATATAGGACATTCCCTGGAAGATTGGAACCGTGATTGGGGACGTATAGTGGAAACTGAGATGCAGAATATCTATCAGACTGGAGTAGCCCAACAGATAATGAAGGAACAAGGAGCGGACGCGCTTGTATATAAAGAGGTATTCAGTGGAGCGTGCCAGCACTGCATAAAGTTTTACACCACAGCAGGGATAGGAAGCAAACCGAGGATATTCAAGCTTATAGACCTTATAAGCAATGGGGACAATATAGGGAGGAAAGTTAAAGATTGGAAACCAGTGTTAAATAGTGTTCACCCGTTCTGTAGATGTGACCTTAAGGAGGTGCCTAAAGGTATGGTATGGAATGATGAGACGCATTCATTTGAACCGCCTAAAGAACCATACAAAAGGCAGGTAGAGAGAAAAAGTAAAGTAAAGATATATGTTGGAGACAAAATGTTTGAGGTATGATTTTTGGGTATAAAGGAGATGTGGAAGTGTTGACCCTACGGAAGACAAGGGTAACAAAGGAACGTGTCAAGGAAAGCGCGGAAGAAATAGATGTGTATAATTGGGAGATTGTCCCGGTACGTCTGGACCAGATAAAGGAAGACGAGTATGTATTACTCTATTGTATGATGAACGATACAAACCTATTCAAGAAGGGAGTGGAGTGTACCGACTTCAAAGGAGAGATGGAAAACGTTGTATTGGAAAGAGGAATAGTAATCTCCGTATGTGAAGACGCAAAACATCTTACGTTCACTATGCCTCATCAAGTGATGATACCGCTTGTTGACGAAAAGACATTTGACGAATGGACTGACGAAGATTGTTTCGGAATAAACAGGGGAAGTAGTCGAAGAAGTCCCGATAAAGAGATAGAACAAGGGGATGTAGAGGAATACGTAAAATTCTATAATGATAATCCGGAATACATGCATATGGGTGCAGGAACAATAAAGATAATGGAAAGAGGTTTGTCTTTGTATGAAGGGAAACTGTATAACATAGAGGCTGGGACGGAATATGCGCTTATAACAAAAGAAGGCTTGTTTCTGAAAACTGAACATTGATTATGGGAGAAGGAGGATTCAATACTGGGTTTGTGGAGATAAGGACGCTTGAAGGCGAAAAGTTCCTAAAGGATATAAGGATTAATGAAGCCGTAAAGACAAGACATTCCTATACGCTTGTGGAAGGTTTACATGTACGCGAAATGAAGCCGCGAGAATCAGTATATAACATCTATTTTAATGCAGGCAAGGAAGGTGTTCTTAACAGGATTTCGGGCGAACAAATGGTATGGACGTATGAGAAGAACTGCCTTGTTCCGGTAAAAGTAAAGGAATTGAACATTTCCGACAGAATAGTTCTGTATGGGAACAAGAGGGGCAGGATTGACCGGATAGAAAAGGTAGAAACACTTAACAGGTATTTTTACAAGCCCGAATTGAAGAAAAACACTTCCTATTATATTGATAATGTCTGTGTTTTTGGATAGATTGTGTAAAATTCGTACATTAGCAGAAAATTTTATAGCTATGAATTTACGGAAATTATTTCATTTACAGACAGCAGAACAAAAGGTGTCTGAATACAGGGAGCTATTGAGACGCTCCGAAAAGATAGAAGCAAGAACAGAAGAGCTTGCAAACGAATTTGCCGAAAGAAGCCAGGTATTGAAAAGCTTCTCCCTGCTTGACAAGGACGAAAGAGAGATTTCGGAAGAGAAATACAACGAGTTCTTGAAGGAACATACTTCACGGGTTGCACAATTGCAGAAAGACAGGGACAAGGTTTTCAAGGCCATTGCCGCATTCCAGAAAGACGAAGATATAGCGGAAGCCATTGCGGATGTATATGCAGTTCATGTAGCAAAGAAAGCATGGAAAAGTAAGAAGCTTTCCAAAAGCGCATACGATGATATCATGAAGGCAAAGACCGGGGTAGTCAAGTATGCGGACGTGCTTTTGTTCAGAGGCGGTAAGTTGCTTATCTTACAGAGAGCAGGGGAACACATGAACTATACGCCCGATTGGTGTATACCGGGGGGACATGTGGACGAGGGAGAAGATTTCCGTACAGCCGCACAAAGAGAACTTTTCGAGGAGACCGGAATAGACGTTCCGGAAGATACTCTTATGGAGGTCGGTGTAGCCAAAACGAAGAATGCGGAAATTCATTATTTTATGGGGCACGTTGATGATGAATCCCCGGCTTTCGTGGTGGTTGACGGTGAAGAGGAAATCGGCAGCATGTGGATTGACCCAGTTACCGAACTGGAAGACTACGATTTCATCTTTGACATGAAAGACAATATCAAGAAGATTTTGGGACTGGAAGTGAAACCCAGCCCGGTAGAAATCGTGATGAAGGCTTTCCAGGAAGGAAAAGTAACGGAAGATGTGGTAAAGTCCGTGTGTGGGAAATATCCTAAAGAGATACGGAAAGCGAACAACAAGACCGATTTTTCACACAGTGAAAGAAAAGACCTTGCAAAGAAAGGAGAGGCAATGCCGAACGGGAAATACCCTATCAGAAATAGCCAGGATTTGAAGGACGCTATCAAGTTGTCCGGTGCTTCCGATATGCCGAAAGAAAAGGTGAAAGCATGGATTAAGAAACGTGCTAAAGAATTGGGTCTTGAAGGTGAATTGCCGGAAGACTGGAAAAGTGAGGAAGTTGAGAAGACAATGGACTGTGACGATGCGAATGCCATTTGTAAGGAAGATTTGGACGACAAGCCAAAAGGCTTGGAAGGTGACGGAATAGCAAAGAACAAGGAAGGAGAAACTACAGAAAGCGAAGAAACGGACAGCCAAGAAATACAGAAGTCGGAAGATGGACTGACGGTTTCTATGAAGTTTTCTTCTGTGGAAGACGCGATGATATTCAAAAGTGTTATTTCCGAAATGATTCAAGAGGGGAAGGTGAAAGCCGATGTACTGGAAAAGGCAAAGAAGGAGGACAGTATGTATACGGTGTTTGCCGATTTCGCTAATTTCCTGGAAGGCGTTAAGACGCGTTCAAAAAATGTGCATTGGAAAGAGGAAGACAATGCCAAGCACAAGTATCTGGACGATTTGTTAGAGGAGCTTTCCGACTATGAAGATAAGATAATGGAAGCCGGACAAAGCGGTTTCGGCCGTTTCAAGGACGGGGAGATAAATGGTGAAGAAATAGAGGTCAACGACCCTATAGAATTGGTGGACCTCATTATAGACCGTACAAGAGAATTCTATTCCAAGCTTGACAATAACCCCGAATATGCCGGGGAAAAGTCGTGGGTAGAAGACTTCATGGCAACACTCAAGCAAACTAAATATCGTTTACAATTGCATTAATTGTTTTGGGGAGGGGTGTAAACACCCCTTCTTTTTATTAAAGGAAGACATGGAAAAGGATATACTGAAAAGCATTTTGTGTGACAAGCTGGAAAAGGCAGTATCGCACAAGTATGTACGGAAAGAACCGGACGGAAAAGGCGGTTTCAGATACATATATACCGAAAAGGAAAGAGAATCGACAAACCAGGTCATTAACAGAAGCGGTGACAGGTCCATAGAGAAGACAGGAACGAACCCGGCAGCAGTTACCAAGGGACTGAAAGCATGGTTGAACAAGAATAACATAGATTACAATTACAACAAGGCGAAAACAACCGCGAGCAGTTATTTTAAGTTTGAGACAGGAAAAGGAAGCTATGAGATACGTGTTTCCAACCACACCAAGGCGAATGCAGACGAGAAAGGCGGTATAGATATTCAACCCTATGGTTCAAACGACGGGTTTAGTGTTGATATAGATACGGCATACGGGTTCACTTCCAAAGATATTCAGAATATCATTAAAGACGCTGAAAGGATAAATGGGGAAGTCCACAAGAATGAGAAGTTAAAGAAGATGCTGGAGGATGAAACCCTATTGGAGAGATATTATAATGAAAGGTATATACCTTCCAAGCATACAAAGTTTATTGAGGATGCTGTTAACAGTATCGGAATAGAAGAATCGGAGTTTGGGATATTGGGAGATATTGTAAGTAATATGTTCGACCAAAGTTTACACAAAAGCGGTGTATATAAAAAGATGTCCGAAGAAAGGGAAAAGAAGATACAAGAACAAAAGGAGAAAGAGGCGAAAGAAAAAGAAAGTAAGAAGGAGAGAAGGGATAAGGTGATGGAAGAATTGAGTAATCATATATTCAAGCAGGAAAGTTCGACCACACCACCGGAAGAGTTCGAGAAGATTGTACAAGAAAGAAGTAACGGAAGGGCAAAGGGCTTTACGGTAATCGGAGAACTGGGAGAAGGAGACAGAAAGAAGTATTTCTATGAATGGGCATACCCGGTACCGGAAGGTAAAAAGAATTATACAAAGCCATCCGATAAGTTCGTAGACAACTACTTAAAAAGCAAGGGTGAATAATTTTTGCATAAAACTTTGGCTATTTGCATAAAAATCCATACATTTGAATCGGTAAAGCTGTAAATATATTTTAGTTATTGTAATATATTGATTATTAGATATTTACAGAAACATGTTTATTTCAATTCGTTGGATTACAGAGTATTAAAAGATGTTTGAGGTAGATTCAAAATTCAATTTTTTCACAGAGGCAAACTTTGAGAAATCAGATTTCAATCCTATGGATTACCCGGTAGGGGACGATAGAAGATACGAAAAGATGATTTTTGAAGGTTTAGCGTCTGATTCTTCCATTGATTCGGAGGATGAATCTATGAACCCTAACGGATTTGTAATAGACCGCTTTTTAAAACACGGTCTAATCAATTTAGACCATTTGCCATCACGAAGCCCTATCAATAAATCAAGGTTCTGGATAGGACACCCATTGGACGCATATGTAAAGAATAACAAGTTCTACGTGCGTTGCCAGTTATGGAAGAAATCACCGGAAGCAAGAGCGTTTTATGACAAGGCACTGGAAATGCTTGCAAGTGGTACAGACCGGAAACCTGGTTTCTCCGTTGAAGGAAGAGCGCTTGAAAGAGACAAGAATAACCCTAAAAAGGTGACAAAGGCATTGATTACAAACGTAGCAATGACAATGACGCCCGTAAATGCAAATTCATTTGCCGATATAGTAAAGGGCGTGCAGACAGTAGATTTCGTAGAGGACAATAAAGAAGAAATTAACAACGGTTCTAATAACGTTCTTGTAGAGCTACAGAAGGACGGATATAATATAAAAATAGACAAATCTTTCAATGTAACCATTAACCCTATCATAGTGGAAAGAGACGAAAGATTTCAAGAGCTTTATAATTATTATCTGAACGGTAATGTAGGATTGAATGTTATAAAGGACTATTTGAGAACTGTTAATAAATAAGTTTGTACACAATTAAAAGTTTAATAAAGATGGACGAAAAATATTTGAACGACCCTATCGTATCTCTGATGAAGTCTATGGGATTTTCTGACGAGTACATTATGGCGAACGTGAAAATCGAAAAGTCTGAAAACGGAGCAGCAGCAGGAGACCATGAATCCGAAACTAAAGAGGAAAAGGATATCAACAAGCTGGAAAAGGAAGCCGTGAAGGACGAAGAAAAGGTGAAGGAAGACGAAAAGAATACCGCCAAGGATAAGGATGCAGAAGGTGAAAAAGTGGAGAAATCCGACAAGGAAGACATCATGAAATCATTGGGTTCTGTATTTGCACCTTTGATGGAGAATTTCCAAAAGTCTATTGACAAGTTCCAGGAAACAGTGGATGGTATTAACGACAAATTGGACAAAATGTCTGGCGTTACTCCTATGTTCCGTTCAGAAGGACTTAACAATATGACAGCTATTCAGAAATCTTTCGAGGAAAGAAAGGACGAAGCAGGTAAATACGAAGTTAATGTAGTGAAAGACAGACCTATGGCCGTAAAGCTTATTGAAAAGTCTTTGGAAGAGGCACCGGAAAGTATTGCTAAGTCACTGGAAAGTGATGCACTTGCATACCTTATCAATCCGGACGCTGAAACAGTAGGTGAAAACTTGGCACGTTACATGTACGAAAAGAATGGTGTAAAATTCGTGAAATAAACTCTATTAAATAAAAAGAATATGGATTTGTATAATTATAGCAATCAAAACGGTACTGGCGACGTACTGGGCGGCATGGATTCGGCAGAAATCTTGAAAGCGATGGAAGCAGGTCTTAAGACCGGAATGCAGTATAACAACGAAATCAACAATGGTGGTGGTCTGAAAGTTGAATCCCTGGATTCAGTCTTGAAGATTCTGGGCAACCGTATGAACCAGTTGGTTTATTATATGGAAATGCCTAAACATAAGATTGACAACACTGTATACCAGTACAACCAGTTGTACAAGTATGGTGAGGAAGTCGGTATTTTCAACGCAGAAGGTGAGACCCCGCAGGAAACCGATTCTCAATACAGACGTAAGTCAATCGTAACCAAGTTCATGGGTGTTTCCGGACAAGTTACACATCCGGGAATGTTGGTAAAATTGGCTAGCAATATGGACATGTATCAGAAAGAAGTCGAGAATAAGACTATCCTTCTGAGCACTATTATCGACACACGTTTGGTTGACGCTGATTCTTCTTGTGTAGCTGAGCAGTTCGACGGTGTTTTCCGTCAACACATGTTGGGTATCAACGAAATGGACGGTGGCACGGCAGAAGGTAAGACTTCTGAACAACTGTTAGACGGTTATTTCAACAGTCCGGCAGTTATCGACGCACAAGGTTCTGTGTTGAATGACAGTCTGATTCAAGACGCTGCAAACGTTGTAGTGAACGTTTATAACGGTTATATCGACCGCATCATTTCTAACCCGATTGTGTTCAACAACTACGTTAAGATGTTCCACGAAAGCAAGCGAGTTATTGTAGGTCTTGCTGCCTCTGTAACTGGTGCAACAATGGGACAGTCTGTAAACGACGTTACAACTCAGTTCGGTAAGATTAACATCAAGAATGACCGTTTCTTCGACGAACGTAAACCTATCACAGCAGGAAAGGGAGCTTCAAGTGCAAAGGCCCCGGTTACTCCGGTTGTTGGTACTGACATTAAGGTTAATGCAGCCGATACCAAGACTAATTTCGGCAACCATGCTGGCTCTTATGGCTACTTGGTAACAGCAAAGAATCGTTATGGTGAATCTGCACCTCTGAATATCACATCTGCTGGTGCCAAGGCTGTAGCTGCTTCTGAATCAGTAGAATTTGACTTTACTGCTGGTGTGGGTGGTGCATATCCGGCTACTTGCTTCGTGGTATACCGTACCAAGAAGAATGCGGTTCTGAATGCAAACACTGAATACTATCCTATCTTTGAGGTTCCGGCTTCGCAGATGGCAACAGGTTATGACGGTGCAGCCGCAAATTGTGTACGTGACCGCAACCGTATCATTGCAGGCACCAAGTCAGCTTTGGTATACTACAATGACAGTCAGATTAACGAATACTTGCAGTTTGCTGATACTATGAAGATGGACTTCGCTGTTACATCTCCAAGCAAGCGCTTTGCAATTCTGAACTACGGTACCCCGGTATTGTATCAGCCTGCAAAGATTGTACGTATCGTTAACATTGGTGAAGAAGGCTTGTAATTAGCTTGATATAAATTTATAGGTTTAAGAAGTGAAAAGTGAAAGGGAGGGAGTAATTGAACTCCTTCCCTTTTTGTTTAAAAAATTTTGTATTATGGAAAAAGTGATTTTAAAAAGTCGGGTGTATAACAACCATAGAATTGTACTTAATGGTGGCCCGGTACAGTTTGTTAACGGTAGAGCGGAAGTATCGGAAGAACTCTATCAAGAAATAGTAAGCCGTAAACTTCCCGATATTTACAAGGAAGGTGAGGAACCGGAATTCAAAACACGCCTTGAAGAAAAACTTCGTTCGGAAGTGAAAGAAGGGAACAAGGAATATGAAGAGGAAATAAAACGTCTTAAGAATATCGTCGAGGCGCAGAAGGTTGAAATTTCCAAGAAAGAAAAGGAAATTGAAGTATGGAAGAAATGCGTCGAGGACTTGAAAGCAGGAAACAAGGAGACGCAGGCAGTAGTCCCCGAACCGGAAGCAAAGCAGGAAGCCTCTATTAAGGAAGAAGAGGACGACGAGGTAAAGACGGCTCTTAAGAAAATGAAGGTTGACGAACTGAAAGAACTTGCAATGACAGAAGACGGAGGTTCTTTCAAGGAAGAAGACCTTAAAGGCAAAAAGAAAGAGGAAATTATAGATATGATTTTGTCTAAATAAAAATATTTTACAAAGATGGGTGGTCGATTGACGTTTACGATAAAATACAAGAAAAATTCCGGACTTGTGTTGTCTGTAGCCGAGATATGGCAGACGTACCTATATGGGATAACCATTGACGGAGGACAGGGAGCATCATTCACGGACGAATCCATGCGTTTCTATATAGAATCAGCACAAAGAGAGGTTGAGAATTGGTTCAATTTGAAATTTGTAAAGCAGTTAATCGACCAGTCTTTGACTTATTACCAAAAGGACTATTGGCAGCAATTCCCTATATTGTTCCCGTCATATCCGGTAAGGGAGCCGTTAAGCATGATTGGGATGCTCAATAAGATAGAGCAGATTATATACCCCCAAGGATGGCTGTCATGCGAGTATGACAGTGGTATGGGACAAGGGAAAAGAAGGCTGAGTGTTGTTCCTACAGGGTCTTCCACGACACAGGGAAATGCGGAAATAATATTGACAGGCATAACGTCTCAGATTGGTATGCAGCGTTTCCAGTATATACCGGATTATTGGAGGGTACAGTATATAACCGGGTGGGATGTAGACCAAATGCCTATGGACTTGATTAATCTGTTAGGAAAACTTGCATCATTCGGGCCGCTTAACATAGCTGGAGATTTGGTTCTGGGTATTGCAGGCGTTTCTGGACAGTCTTTAAGTATAGACGGATTAAGTCAAAGCATAAGCACAACGGCTTCTGCGACATCTGCCGGGTATTCTGCACGATTGATTCAATATCAAAAAGAGATAAAGGAAACGGTAGGAAGGTTGAAGTTGGTGTATGACGAGGTTAAATTTGCAGTATTTTAAGTTATGGGAGAAACAAGAAATATATTACAGTCTCCATCTTCTGGATTGAGTAATTTCCGACCGGAATTTTTCAAATCGGAGTTCGACCAGGCGATACAAGCCAAAGGTTACGATGTGGAGATAATGCGCGCTTTACGTTGCCCGTGTCATGGAAAAGAATCTGCACTGCCAGACTGTCAGAATTGTTTCGGTACCGGATATTTCTATGTGAATGCGATACATACGAAAGCACTGATAACAGGGATTAATTTTACCGACAAATACAAATCATGGAGCCAGGAGCTTTTAGGTACAATGGCGGTAACAGTGAGGGATATAGACAAGGCGAATTTATCCTATTATGACAGGATTTCTTTCAGAAATGAAATATCGTATTTTTCTGAAAATCTCCCTATAAGATACGATGATATGGGACAGCCGTTTGTGTTTACCACATACAAACCAGTACAGGTATTGGCTATGTATCTGTTTGAGGCTTCAAACAAACCTCTTATAAAGACGGACAAGGGACATGTAAGCGACGTCAACCCCTATTGTATCATATTGGACATGGAGATAGACGCTTTGCCCGAAAACGGTTTTGTGTCGGTATATTACAAGCATAACCCGGAATACCATGTTATAGACTTGCCGCATGAGATACGCGCTTCATGGGTTACCGACAAGAAAAGCGGACAACTTAATAAGATAGAGCTTCCGGTTCAAGCCATTGTAAGAAGAAGCCATCTTATAGCGATGGAGAAACCTAATTTTGACGGTAGCGGTGTGATATATAATGAGGACATATAATTTGCATCTTTGAAAGAAAATGTTTAGTTTTGTACAAATTTAAGCATTTTGTTAGTATGAGAGCAAAGAAAGTATTGGAAGTCCTTGGTATAAGTCGGGCAACATTATCCAATTATGTAAAGGAAGGAAGGATAAAGACCCATAATTCCGCTACACAATGGATAGATTACGACGACGAATCCGTATATGCGATTGCGTCTAAAGGACAAAGAAAGAATGTAATATATGCAAGGGTCATGAACAAGCATAATCTTAACAAGCATATAGAAGCATTGGAAAGGTATTGTAGGGAAAACGGACTGCACGCCAAAGATGTATATAAGGATGTGACATTTAACGTTACATTGGCGCAAAGAAAAGGGTTCAATAAGTTGTTGGACGATGTGATATCCTATAAGATAGGAACGGTAGTAACACTGAGCCGGAAAAGTCTGTCGGGAACGGACAGTGATTTTATAGAGATGTTGTTTGCAAAATTCGGGTGTGATGTAAGGTATATAACGGAAGAGTAGGATGTTACCTCTATATGTTGACATATCGGAAACAGTTGCGGAATTCGCATTGACACCACAAGAAGCGGAATTCCTTGGAACACGTCTTGTTGATGATGTGGTAAAGGAATATATGCGAAGATGGAATGCGCTTGTGGATTCTGAACTGCATCAGACACGGGGAATATATCGGTCTGCCATGCAGGTAGACCGGACTTCTGCCACCTCTGTAGAATTCGTGCTGTCTGCAAGGGCAGCAGGGCCGCTTCCTATGATGCTGGAAGAAGGAGCAACACCTTTTGATGAAAAGATAGGGTTCCAGCGTTCGGACAAGGCAAAGATAAAGAAGGACGGTTTAGGATGGTATCTGACAATACCGTTCAGACACGCCACACCCGGAGCAATAGCGGAATCCGGAATATTTAGCTCTGTTATGCCTAAAGATGTGTACGATATGGCACGTAATGCAGGAGGACAGCCGTTGAAGCTTGCAGACTTGCCGATAAGCCAGCAAGTAAAGGGAAGCCGGAAGGAAATAAATATACCCGGACTGAACGTACCGGAATACATGCACAAGTCAGCAAAATATGAAGGTCTTGTAAGGGTTGAGGCTCGAAGTTCGGACCAGGAGAAGAGAGGTCAGTATATGACATTCAGAAGGGTTAGTGACAAGTCAGACCCTACAAGTTGGTTCAATGGCGGTATAACGGCCAAAAAACTTATGGACAGGGCTTTGGAAGAGGCTCAGATAGAATATGTTGCTGAAATGGCGATAGACGAGGCATTAAAACGAATTAAAGGACTATGATTGAAATTGTGAAAGTAAAGCAGTTTATAGTATCAATATTGAACTATATACCGGAAGATTACAGACTGCACCAGGGAGACGAACAGAATACCTTCCTATACAGACTTCTTAACGGAATGAAGGAAGGGAATTTTGATTTTTACGACCAGGCGAAGAAATTGTTTTTAAGGGGAATGACAAACCCCCGTAATTTAAGGGTGTTGTTTGAGTTTCCGAAAGACAATACCGGATTGCCAGCTTATGTGATAAGGGAACCGGGGGCAGACCCAGGGACGGCAAATTCCATAGGCAAGATGAACGGACAGATATATGATGGCGGAGCATGGCAGATAAGAGACAGCCGTTTCCATAACTTTGAAATCATGTGCTTGTCGGACAACATGCTAGAAAGTATAATTATGTCGGAAGTTCTGTATGCATTGATAATGGGTTCCTACAACTGGCTTTCCACCCAATATGATTTGGTGGAGGTAAGGATAACGGAATTAATGACGAACCAGAATGTATTGCCTATTCCTATATTCATAAAGTCTGTAAGGCTTGACTTGACTTTGGACCAGATTGTAGGAACACTGATAAACGAAGAACTGCTTAATAAGATTGCATTTGAGAATGCAGGGATAGCAGCCGATAAATGGGGTGGGGACAATTATCAAAGAGACTATGAGTTACCCGGTGTAGAATCGGATATTGATAAAATTGTGACTAAATAGTTGGTGTAAGGAATAAAAATGTTTAACTTTATACCGAAAATGTATGAATGTAAGGATTTGATAGGGAAGTTCTTGCAGAATTTCGTGGACTAATAAAAGAAAAATAATATGGCATCAACGTTTATTTTCAACGGTCGGCAGATTTCATTGCCAGGTGTCTACTCCACTATTGTAAGTGGGGAAATGAACCCGGCACGAAATCTTGACTATGGAAAAGTCCTTATTATTGATACAGGAAAGTATTCAGCCGGATTTGGTGGCGGTGCTGGTATCAATGGCGAGAATGCGCAGGGACAGAACGCTATCTATACTTTCGACAATATCGCGGATTTTCGTGCTTTCATGAAGGGAGGTCTTTGGTGGAGAGTTGCCGAAGCTCTGTTTGCACCGGACCCTTCAAACCCCGACGCAGTAGGAATTTCCGAACTTGAATTTGTTCGTGCAGCAACAACTACAGGTGCAAAAATGACGTTTGCGACGGCAGCAGGAGGCACGTTTGCGGTAAAAACATTGGACGAAGGTTTGGTAGCCAACGGTTCGTTATTGAACGACGAGTTATTAACAAAGGGTTACGGTATGAACTTTATCGCAGGACGCGAAGACGCTACCAAGTGGATTTTGCAGTTCTGGAGAGGTACATATACCGGAACATACAGCGACGGTTTACCCTACGGAGACATCACGCAGGAAAACAGTGACCCCGAACTTGTTCTTGAATCACCGGAATTCAAGAATATGCAAGAACTTGTGGATTGGGCACAGAATGATTCTAATTTTGCTTTGGCGTTCGTACTTGATTCAACTACCAATGTAGAAGGAAATGGTGAGATTACCGAAAGGGACATTACAACGGCACTGGATGGTAAGCCTTATATTTTGGCGGCAGGAGGTACAGAAAGTTTCGACATGGACGACTTTAACGCTGTACTGGACCAGATTGTAGGTTTGGACTATAGTAATGTCATTCTGGACCAGGTAGGAGACAACGCCTATTCAGCCACGACAAAGGCATATCTTACACACATGAACGGTGCGGCCAAATTCCAGCATTTCCTCTATGTGGCAGGATATGACAAGGGAGCCGATTTCTCAAAAGAAATTGATTTGGCGAAGAAGTTCGACAGCTCGTTTGTGCAGCTTGTACATGGTGGGGCAGGCGTGGTGTCTGCGTTCGACGCCCAGAAGATACGGTGGTGGGGTGTAATGTATAACTTGTGCGCGATTGTGGGACGTATCAGCGGAAAACCGCCTTATGTACCGCCTACATTCAAGTCAATCGGAGTTGATAGACTGCAACACGCATTGACTGAATCGGAGAAGAAGAAGGCATTGAAATACGGTATTTTAACAACCGTATTGAACGACTACACCGGAAAGTTCAATATTTTGCAAGGTGTGAATACATTGCAGGACAACGCCAATCTGTTCAATGCAAAAGGGCAGTCCTATTCCATTCAGTTTATGCGTATCGTCGCACAAATTAATAAGGAATTGATTGTAAATGCGACATTGGATTTGCTGGGACAGGAAAACGGTGTTAACGCCAATACACTGACAGCAGGAGCGGTTAAAGACTGGACTGTGGCATACTTGCAGTCAAGAACTGCAACGGACGCACAAGACAATCTGATTTTGTCGTTCAAAGACGTAGTGACAACAAGAAAGGAAGACGCTTATTTCACCACTTACAAAATTGTGGTAAATAACGAAATCACCAAGTTGTTCTTTACAGGTTACTTAATTCGTGGATAAAACAAACCCTAAAAATTAGAAGATTATGGCAGTTTTTACAGCGCCTAAAGCGTATATTAAAATAGATAATCAAGTAGCCGGGTTTGTTCGTAATCTGCAATTTGCAGAAAACATCACCCGTGCGAATGTACAAGGGCTTGGCTCACTCCTTAACCAGGAGGTTCCGGCCGTACAGTATCAATGCACATGGACGGTAGACCAATTCTTTATTGACTTCAAGCAGCCAGTAATGGAAGGTATGATGCACCGTCTTGGTTCCGTCAAGTCTATTGTAGACACCTTGATTTTGGGCGAGCTTGGTTTTGCCATTGCTATTTATAGCAAGACAATTCAGAGCCAGGATTCGACTACAAAGATGGTGACAGCAGTAGACCCTACTGGACAGACTATGTGCATGCTGAATCCGTGTTTTGTAAATAATCAAAATTTTTCATTACAGGAATCCGGGGTTGCTGGTTACAATATCAGCGGGATTTATCTTTACCCTATATCAACTTTGGAACTTTAATTTTGATTATAAACAATTGATAATTAGGGAGTTACAATTTAGTAACTCCCTTTTATTTTGGTTATAAATAATTACAAATTACATTAATTATAGAATAATAAAATGTTATGTAATTTGTAAAATATTTTTATTATAGTGAATTATTGGTATTGTGAAATGATGTTAAACAACTCACATTTTACACATAAGCACTTGCGTATGTCATAACAAAATCTTATTTTTGCAATGTGGTTCTGATAAGGGAACCAAGAAAAAGAAGTCAAACAAATAAAAAGATAAAGATATGAAATCAAATGTAGAAAGAATGACGGAAGATTTGAAAAAGGCGTTGTTTTCAAATGTATATAGCTTTGAGATTGAAACGAAAGATATAGTTTTCGGATTTAATAAGGTATTGAAGAAAAGAACTAAATCAATGGCAAAGGCTATAGCTTTGGAACAAAAACTGAGAAATGATGTCGGACGTTATTTGTCCAGTACAGTAGTTGTTGCTTCTGTAAGAATGTACAAAAACGGAGAGTTAAGAGGTGAATTTAAGGCTAATAATTTTTGAGGTAACTATATAGAATTTTACACTAAATTTTTAAACTAAAACATTTGCTTTTTACTTTAAAATAACTATATTTGCAGTATGATAAAAGCCTATAAATATAAACTGAAACCGAATGAAAACCAGAAGATTTTCTTTGAGAAATCTTTCGGATGTACCCGGTTTGTTTATAACTGGGCTTTATCAAAAAGAATCGAAGCGTACCAGCAAGAAAAGAAACGATTGTCTTGTGTTGACTTATGTAAGATGCTAACCAGCCTTAAAAAGGAAGAAGACAAAATTTGGTTGAATGAGGTTTCAGCCGAATGTTTGCAACAGTCTATCCGTAATATGGATAATGCTTTTACAAGGTTTTTTCGTGAAAAGAAAGGCTTTCCGAAATTCAAGTCAAAGAAAGACAATTGGAAATCTTACAAAGCAATAAACAGTGTCAAGGTAGATTTTGATTCAAATAAAATTCAACTTCCTAAAATCGGCTGGGTATCATTCTACAAAAACCGGACTTTTGAAGGAAAGATAGGAACCGTAACAGTAACCAAGACAGCAACCGGGAAATATTATGTTTCCGTTCTTGTTGATGACGGAAAAGAGCTTCCCAAAAAACCGGATATAAAGTACGATACAACTGTTGGTATTGATGTCGGGATAAAGGATTTTGCCGTTCTTTCAAACGGACAAGTCTACGAGAATTCGAAATATCTTGAAAGAGCCGAGCAAAGATTGAAAGTATTGCAAAGAAGGTATTCAAGAAAGCAAAAAGGAAGTAACAGAAAGGAAAATGCAAGAATAAGACTTGCAAAGGCTTATGAGAAAGTAACAAATTGCCGTAAAAATTTCATACATCAAGTCACGTCAAGGATTGTCCGTGAAAACCAAACGATAATCATTGAGGACTTGAATGTAAACGGAATGTTGAAAAATCATAATCTTGCAAAGCACATATCATCTGCAAGTTGGAATGAATTTTTCAGACAATTGCAGTACAAGTGCGAATGGAACGGAAGAAACCTTATAAAAATTGGAAGGTTTGAACCAAGTTCTAAAATGTGCACTTGTGGATATGTGAACCATGAACTGAAATTGTCGCAGCGAGAATGGACGTGTCCTAATTGTAATCAATTGAACGACAGAGATTTGTTAGCAGCGATAAACATAAAGAGGTTCGGACTACAAAGCCAGAACCTCATAGGAGAGTTACCCGTGGTAGACGGGATTATGGACGTGGAGTGGTCGGCAGTAGCCGGGGCGGTGAAGCGTCAATATGTATTATAATTACCTAATTACCTAACTACCTTACTATTCGATAGTGCGTGCAGACGGTTTCAATGCCCAGGAATGGGCGAAGCAAAGAGCGGAAAGACGCAGAATGTGGGCGGCTTCGGCAGAACAAAAGAGTAACGAGTATTACGAAAAATCGAATAAAGATAGAGACTTTCTATCATTGGGAGAACCTATCAAGGTCGGACACCACAGCGAAAGAGGACATAGAAAGATGATTGACGATGCCTGGAACAATATGGGCAAAAGTGTTGAGTTCAGCGATAAGGCTGTCGAACATGAAAGAGTAGCCAAGTATTGGGACAAGAAAGCGGAGGTAATTAATCTATCTATGCCGGAAAGTATAGACTATTACGAGCACAAGTTAGAGAAAGCCAAAGAATATCACGAAGGCTTGAAGTCCGGCAAATATCCACGTGAACATTCCTATTCTTTGACTTATGCGAAGAAGGCGGTTAACGAAATGCAAAAGAACTATGACACAGCAAAAAGATTGTGGGGAGAACAAGAGGATTGAAACAGCCATTGAAAGGATAATAGAATATCTTTTCAACTACACCCCCAATTTAAAGAGAACCCGGTCAAAAATAGAACTTATGGAAAAGTTCTGGGAAAAGACCGGGATTTCCTCTAATAGGGCATTATGGGAATATATGGTGTTTCAAGGGTCAATGATAGAGAACAGCCGATATAAGGAAATGATGTTTGACCCCTATAATTTGATAGGACCAAAGGCGATAGAGAAATGGAATAAGAGGGGTAAATACCAGGTATTCATAGCCAATAAACGCCAGCGAGAAAGAGGATGGATAAGCCCGTTCAAGGAGGAGGAAGAAGGTTTGTCGGAAAGATACAGGGAGATGTTGAGGAAAAAGTATTGGAACAAGGAGAAGGGGTTTATACTTTGCAGCCAGTACGGAGGATGGTTATTCGACAAAAACAGATGTAAGGATTGTATATTTTACAAGGCTTGTGAAAAATGACATACTAAAAGTTTATGTTATCAAATAATATTTGTATATTTGTGCCATGAAAAAGACAGTGAAGGAAGAAGTAAGACCGTGTGTTTCTTGTAAGGAGAATCATTTCATATATGACCGCAACAGATGGTTATGTAAGGAATGCTACGACAATAGAAAGAAATTGAAGTTGAACCGCGCTTCATTGAAGGAAGAGGAAAACAGGCTTAACGAAGTGTTTGTTAAGGTATGGGAGGAGAACCCCCACTATTGTTTCCATTGTGGAAAGTGGCTGGGGCTTGAAATGAAACCTATTTTCTTCTCCCATATATTGAGTAGGGGCGCGCATCCCGGTTTACGTTGTGACCCGGAAAACATAGTTTTGGCATGTATGGAATGCCATCAGATATACGATTTCGGAGACAGGAAAAGTCTTAAGAATCAGATACCGGAAGAAAGGATAGAAAAACTTTTGGAGAAAGAACATGGGAAAAGACGTTGATATATTAATAGGATGTGCGGAAGTGTTTGCCGCTATAGGGCTGAAAAGGGCTTCCAGAATGATAGTGGATTACCTGGAGAACCCTAATAGCGATAAAGTGGAAATATTTCAGAAAGAGGTTGAGGTATGGAAAAAATACGAGGAACATTCAAAAGGCAGAATGTTTGTGTTCAGTGACGGGGAACACGCCCTTATGAAGTATTTTATTATATCGTATGAAAAAGACTGGTATTCGGACGGGAACCCGGCTATAGTGATAAACAAGCTGGCAGATGAAAGCGCGTCATTCAAGGATAACCCTATAAAGAACTTATGGGTAGTGTATAAGAGTGAGGAAGACCGGGACAGGGATTTTGAAAGATTGTTAACAATAAAATAAAAGTATGGGAAAATTTTTAATAGAAGATGTAAATGCGAAAGGATTGCTTATCTGGATGAACGACAATTTCCGGAAGCAGAACGGGAAACGGTTTACCCGTAACGATGTGCAGGCATATATAATGAGGGGACATTTGCCGGAATACCTGGGAGGAAACGAGATTGTGGTAACCCCTAAAAAGCATTGCACAATCAAGATGTACAATGTATTGGAAAATGACAATAACCTTGTAATGGAGGAAGAAGAAAATGAATGTATTGGTAGCATGTGAGGAAAGTCAGAGAGTTTGTGAAGCTTTCAGAAAGAGAGGTCATAACGCCTTTAGTTGTGATATTGTAGATTGTAGCGGAGGACACCCCGAATGGCATTTCAAACAGGATGTCTTGCAGGTTATCCCTAATTTTGGAGGAAAGCTGCAAAACGGTGAGGAGTATTATTTGCCGGAAGGCGAAGAATGGGATTTGATGGTTGCGCATCCCCCTTGCACCTATCTATGCGTGTCCGGTGCTGCATGGTATTATCACCCGGAAGACAAGGGATTACCGATAGAACAGAGAAGACCGCATCCTAAATATCCGAACAGAGCGAAAGACCGAGAAGAAGCCGTTAATTTCTTCATGGAGTTATACAATTCGGGTGTAAAAAGAATTGCTATAGAGAACCCGGTAGGAATAATGAGTACAAGATTCAGAAAGGCAGACCAAATCATAGAACCTTGGATGTTCGGGGATGAAGCAAGCAAGAAGACTTGTTTATGGCTTAAAAATCTGCCTAAACTCACTCCTACAAAGATTGTCGGGAAAGGTGAAGTGGTGGAAGGAAAGAATGGTTTTAGAATGCAGAAATGGTATTGTGATGCCTACGGACTGCCTAAAGAGGAAAGACAGAAGATAAGAAGCAAGACATTTCCGGGCATTGCGGAAGCGATAGCGGAACAATGGGGTAGTTTAAAATAAATTTTGGTAACGTGAAAACAAGTAGTAATTTCGTGATTGTCTATGACTTTGAAACCGGGGGATTGCCAAGCAAGGAGAAGCAGGCTTTTTTGGATATCCCTTTGGTAGAAATGGCTATGTCGTGCATAGACATGAAAAAGTTGGAAATAATAGACCGTGCAGAAATGATATTCCCGTATAACTACAAGGAAGGACTTGCAGGATATTCGGAGGAAGCAACGGCAGTACACGGCATAACAAAAGAAGTCCAAGAAGAGAATGCGGTGCCATTGAAAGAGATATACAGCACTTGCAAGAAATGGTTCGCCAAATACAAGAATCCACGCCAGATGTGTACGCTTGTAGGGCACAATATCGTAGGATTCGATAACCCGTTTCTGAAAAACTTCTTCGCTTACATGAACGATAATATAGACAATTACGTAAAATACTACATAGACACGATGCAGTTTGCACACATGGCGTCTTTGGAACAGATGGACTACAAGCTGGGTACATGCTGCCAGAATGTAGGTATAGACCTTGTGGAGGCACACAGGGCACAGCATGATGTGGATGCGAATGCAATGCTGTTTATCTCTTACGTGAAGAAGTTAAGGGGTGAAGGTGTGGAAACGGTGCAGAAGAAAGAGAGGAGATATAGAGAGGACTTTCAGTTATGTTAACGGGCGACGGAAAAGGAATACTTACAAATAACCAGCTTACATATCTGTACAATGCGGTAGACAATATCATAGAGAGATTGCCGGAAAAGGCGCTTAACCAGTTGCTTGAAGGGTATGGAAACGACGTTGACACCATGCTTAGAGAAATGGTTCATCAGTCGGAAAAGGCGTTGTATCTGGGCCGTACTATGGATTCGGAAAGCTTGTCTTATGTGGATAACGTGAAAGCCTCTATGGACAATACTCTTAAGATATTGTCACTCAATTATTTTATAACAACCATGCTTCCAAAGTTCCGGTTAGGATGGCGTAATATAGAGTGGGGAAATCTCACTCAATTATACCCGTGGAGTTGTTATCTATGCGCACGCGCGAGTGGCAAGTGTATGAGTGCTGATACATTGGTTGTAATGTATGATGGGTCTTTGAAGAAGATTCAAGATATAGAAGTTGGTGATAAAGTGATGGGTGTTGATTCAACACCGCGCACAGTGCTGCAATTACATAAAGGTGTTGCGCCTATGTATAGAGTAAAACAGTCCAAAGGAATGACTTATGAAGTGAACGAAGGACATTTGCTCTGTTGCTATTACAATGGCTACTTTATTGATGTAGAGGTAGACGCTGTATATAGACAGCAAAAAGACATAAGAAAGTTGTTTCTTGGATATAAGGTTAAGGATATAGGAAGGAAAGAACCGGAATTTGATTATTCATCATTGAAGATTACCCCTATTGGAGAAGGTGAATATTACGGATTTGCATGTGATGGAGACCATAAGTTTTTATTGGAAGATGGAACAGTTGTGCATAACAGCTTTCAATGGTCTTATGCCTTCATATTGTGGCGTTTATGGTCTTATACAAGACCGACCGCTTACAGACAGGACACAACAGATAACGCCAACCGGAAAGAGACATGTTATATCACCAATACTTTTACCCTGGCAAAGGTGCAGATAGCGAAAGTGACGGAAGAGATAGAGGCAAACGACTTGATAAAGGAAAAACTCAACCCTTATAACAAGGCTTCAATCGGAGAAACGGCTATAAAGACGGAAACCGGAAGTACGCTCCATGTACGCGGTAAGGATTCAATGATTCGTGGTTTGCACGTAGGGGCTTGCTTGTGTGACGATATGCCGGATGAAAGTTCTCTATATTCGGACGAACAAAGGGAGAAGTTGAAAGAGCTTCTAAAGGGTACTATAGAGCCGATTGTAGAGCCGTATGGTTATTTTCTTGTGACTGGTACGCCCTATTCTTCTGCACCGAACGAATTGTACCAGGTATTGAAGGCAGACAAGCGTTTCTATTGTTTTGAGTACCCGATATTGTTTCCGGACGGCAGGCCGCTCGCACCGGATAGATACACGTTTGAACAGATATTAGCAAAAAAGGAAGAACTTGGAACGATTGTATTCAACCGTGAATATTTGGTTGTCCCTATCAGTGACACGTCAACGATATTTCCGTATGAATATCTGATGCGGAGTATTATAGGGATGGAAACGATACGTTTTGCGTCAAGTATAGATGATTTCCCTTTCAAGCTTACAAGAGTACATATAGGTGTGGACTTTGCCGTTTCCGGTAATATCGGAGCGGACTATACGGTGTATTCGGTATGGGGGAAAGATGCGATGGACAACTACTATTTGTTGTATTATTACCGGAAACGCGGTATGTCGCATAACGAACAGGTGGATAAGATTGTGCAGCTTGACAGGCTTTTTCACCCTAATAAGATACGGTGTGAGGCTAACGGTTTCCAATCTATACTATCCGGGATGGCAAAGGAAAGAGGACTTAAGAACATAGAACCGTTCACCACAACAGAAGGAAACAAGAAGGATTTATATACCGGACTACCTTCTTTATCCGCAATGTTTGAAAGAGGTCAGATAAAATGCCCTTATGCGATGGGAGAAACGAGGCAGGCGGTTGACTTGATGTTCGGTGAATTTTCCTCTATTACGTTCAGAAGTGATAACGGGAAACTGGAGGCAGCAAGCGGTCACGATGATGTGGTAATGGCTAACTTCCTGGCAATCAATAGTTTACGAGAAGATGATAAAGAAGTACAAGTAAGTGTAGCTTTGATATAATGTTAATCTTATGTTAAAATGAGATACTCACTTGCGTATGTCATAACATAATCTTATCTTTGCAATGTGAGAAAGAGATAAACGAAGTCAAACAGATAAAAGATAAGAAAATGGAAAACGATATTAAGGTTCTCAAAGAGTTGTATAAGTTCATTTGTGTTAGTGAAGGTATCAAGGCAATTGCATTGAAGTTCTGTAAAGTTGGAAGGGGCGGTGCTTGTTGTTCTTATGTGGCTAACAAACCGAAATCAATCTCTATTGACTTGAATAGAATCAATGTCGGTTCTGCCTATGCTTTGTGCCATGAAGTAGCGCATCAGATTTGCATTGCAAATGAAGGTAATGCAACACATAATGCAAAGTTCAAAAAGATGGAAAAGGAATTGGTTAAGAAGTATGCCAATTGCACTATTGCAAGAAATTTAATTTGGTAATGAAGGGAGGATAAGGTTATGATTACTGATAGAAAGAAAGCCCCGGCATGTTTGAGATACAATGTCAACAATAATTCCGGTTCAATCAACAAGGAATTTGGTAAAGACCAGCAAGCAGCATATGATTTTGCAAGCCAAATGAATGAAACAGCAATAATTAGAGGATATATGTTCGTGAAACATAAAGGTGAATGGGTAAGAAATACGATTTTTATAGACCATGTTTTTAAATAAAGAAGGAGGGTAATGTTATGAAAAAGGATTTGGTAAAGACGGCTTTAGGATATAGATGTTTTCTATCTATTGAGGAAATTGAAGTGACAGACCCTAAAGATAAGAAGGAATGTAAGATATTTGAAGAATTTAACAATTCTACAACTATTAAGAAAATAGCATTGAAGTATACCGACAACAAGCTGTTCCACGAGATAACAAACCGATTGATTGAACTTGATAAGGTGGATTTGACAGAAGAAGAACATGCAGAAAGACAAGCGTTAATTACATTGTCTCAATATTTTAGAGTTAAGTTTTGATTTAACCGATTAATAGCGTATATTTGTAACGTATATAACATTTTGTGATTATGGAGGATAAGATAATTAAGATTAAGGGACATGAATATAAAATGTCCTTCCCTACAGTAGGACAATATTATGAGATAGAAACTCAGAAGCAGTTTTTAGGTCGCGGATATTACAATACCTTGTTGGGAAACAGAACGCAGGCTGCGGCTGACGCTTTGGATATGATAGATATTGAAGCGACGCTTACAGTGATGTTGCCGGACTTGCTGGCAGATATGAAGGTGACTTCTTTCAAGCAGCTTGGTATCAAGGACTATGTAGAAGTAAGGGACATTTACAACAAGGAGGTTTTGCCCTTTATTAAAGAAGTTGAAAAAATGATGAACCCCAACCGATAAGAGTATTCGAGCGAGAATCACTATAGTTTGAATGTTTAGTTATTCAGAGGAGTATAGGGGTGTAGTCTGTTACGGGTTATGCCCCTATTTTTGATTTATTTTGTATGATGGAGCGAAATAAAAAGGAAGATTTCAGAACGTTTGTAGTCAGATGGAATAATAAATTTCCGCTTGACAGATGGTATAGAAAGAAACATAATATTGCTTTCATGTCCGAGGAACACAAGAAATGTTCTTTTTTTCAACAACTTTTCGAGTTTGAAGAAGACCGGATGTTCAAGCAGGCTTTGGAGGACGAGGAAAAGAAAGTTGAATACGTTCCGAATATCGGTGAATGGCTGAAAGATTCCTATGATGAAATGGTGGACCAGGAAACCGATACCAAGGAGATAACGCAAAGTCAGATTGAAGCCTTCCGCGAAGAAATGGCGCGGATGGCCGAATACGAGGAAAGCCAAAAGGATAAGGAATAATGGCAGAGGATAAGAGGATTAGGATAGCGGCCGACACCACACCGCTAAGACAGTTGAGAGAAGAAGCGGTTTCTTTGTACCGCGAGATAAACCAGACTTCCATGCAGAGCGCACAGGAAGCCGAGAAAAGCATTTCACAGCTACGGGAACAACTTGCATTGATGGAGGACCGTAACGAGTTGGAAAGGCTGTTGCTTGACCTTAAAAGACAGTCTGCTGCCATTGATGCAACCACAATGCAAAAACCGTCTCCTATGCCGGAAAGACCGATAAGGAGACAGCCGCCTACAGAAGAACTTCCAAGACCGGAACAACCTACTATAGACCCCGAAACAGGGTCTATTACATGGGACGTATCGCCAAGAAGAAAAGAGGAAACCGTACAGCCGGAACCAAGACGGAAAGGGCAAAGACCGGAAATGGAAACGGATGTAGAAGAACCTTTGCCTATAGAAGAACCGGAAGAAAGACCAGCGCCCAGAAGAAGGAGAAGAAAAGTCCAGGAACCCATACCGGACGTGGAACCTATCATAGACGAGGAAACTGGTTCTATGACCTGGGACTTGACACGGAAACCGCAAAGGGAAAGAGTTACCCCTATAGAAAGAGGTGTAGAAAGAGAAGAACCGACAACAAAGGAAACGCAGAAGGAAATATTAAGGGAGATAAACAGACACGTCGAGAATATAGACGAATCCGTTACGAACGTTGATAATTCCAAGAACTTCCAGGACAACAGTGAAAACAGAACGGACAACTCACGGCATACGGAGAATATAACCGAGAATGTTGTAAATATTGAAAAGAATACCCAGACAATAACGGAGAATACAACCGCTATAAGGGAAAAGGGGAATTTGGAGGTCGTTTCAGAACAACCGAACAGACCTCTATTAAGGGAAGACGATAGAATACAGAGAAGACCGGAAATAACGGATAACGGACAGACGGAAATCAAGTTTTCCGACGAGGGGATAATACGTGCAATTACAAGACTGGGAGTGGTAACGGATAATATAGGACGTGATGTCATTTCCGCTTTAAGAGGACTTGAAAAAGGAACGGGTGAGGAAAACCAAAGAACCAGTATTACCCGTTACCTGGAAACTATTGCAAATTCCGTATCTGTTATAGAAGACAGTGCAGAAAACATATTAGAAGAAATACAGAAAGCCGTTTCCGGTTCGGGTTTCGGAGGTGGAACAGGGACACCTGGCGGCATTGTACCACCTACTGGAAGTACAGGTGGAATAGGAGGAGGACTAAATATATTCGGAGGAGGATTAAAAGGAATATTGGGCGGCCTGGGAGGTTTAGCGGCATTCAATACCGCCAAAAACGTATTGTCCGAGAGATATTTCAGAAACCAGGAATTCGAGGCAAGGTCGCAATATCAAGGAACCGTGGAGACTGCCGCAAATTATACACGATTGCAAGCCGCTAACCAGGCAGACGCTTATAGATGGATTCCTTTAGTTGGAGATGTGATTGCAAAAAGTATAGAATTGCCAGCACAGCTTGCAGCAGAAAAGATGATGGCAACTTTCGGGAAATACGCGGAAGGCGAAAGACGTGTTATCCCGTATGCACAGGTTATGGGTGTATCAGCCGGGGAAGCGTTCAGACAAGCCGGAAGGGAAGGAAGTTATGCAGCCGAATCACTTGGTATGGATTACGCTTCATACCTTGGAAGACGTGCCGAATTGATACGTGCAGGAGGAGGACGTTTTGTCGGTGGCAATGAATACGACCCGTATGCGGTAAGGGAAACGCAGTCTGTAATGGCGGCAGAAAGATTGTTCGGTCTGTCTCCTAATGCAGTCAACCGCTTGCAGGGTGCAATGAGGTTTGGAGACCAGGATTCCGGTACAGGGGCTTCTGCGATTATCAGAGAGTTCGAGCAGGCAATGAAAAATTTAGGCATTCCGTTCGAGCAGATAGCCTCTACAATGGAGGAAAGTTTAGATACTTTCATTACACAGTCGGACCAGATTCTTTCCAAACGTGGTGAGTTTGACGCAAAGGAGCTTGCAGCGATGTTCAGTGGAATACGCCAGGCAACCGGATTGCAGGGAAGACAGCTTGAAAGGGTACAGCAAGCATTTACCGGACAAGGAATGTCAAAAGACGAGGTGACGAATGCAATGCTTGTGCGGTCTATCCAGGAAGTAATGCCAGACAAGACTTCCTATTCGGAAATCCAGGAAGAACTGGAAAAGATACGTGCAGGAGCGGCAGACCCCGAAGTTATGGAAAACTTTTTGAATAGGGTTGTAGAACGTACTGGGGGAGGTTCTGAACAGTTACGTTTGGCAATGTCCGAAATATTCCCTAATTTGTCCTGGAATGACATTAATTCTACGATACAAAAGGATAGTGACCCGTCTAAGCTTGTAAGCAATCTGTTTGACTTGTATAAACAGGCAAGTCAAAGGATTAAGGAAACGCCCGCAGAAGCTTATGACAGGGGCGCAGCACGGAGGACTGTAGGTGCTGGGGAAACCATTTTGGCAGGTGATATGAATCGCCAGATGTCGGAAGGAGCCAATATTTTAGGGGAGATTAGAGATTTGGTGAGAGAAATAAACGACAGAGGTAAAAAGGTTGCTGATATGGAGTTGGAGGTTCCGAAAGAGAAGATAATTCAGCAATCTGCTACAGGAGGAAGCGGTTTAGTCAATATGAGTACAGTAAGCGGAGGAGTGGATGCCGGACGAGCTATTTCTCAATGGTTTAAACGCGCTTTAGACGAGTGGGCAAGAGAAAGAGTTAACGGTGTGTCGGAAGCAAATAAAGTGATACAGCAAGAACGATGAAAGTAAATATATTTAACATACAGAGCTATAAGTACAATGTAGAACCCCAAACGTTTATAGACGATTGGCAAAAGGGATTGGGACCAGATACACCGGAAGCAAAGAAATTATCGGTTCCGGAATTTATGGATGTGGTAAACGAGATTTCCAAAATTTCAAACCTGGACGCCATTTGGGCCACATACGACGATTGGGAGAAAGAGAAGTACAAGAACGAGTATTCAAACAAGAATTTGCCGTATATCAAGCCGAATACTCCGCTTTCCTTCCCTATAAAGGATTCTCCTTTGCTCATACAAAAAGCGTCAAAGAGCGATATGTTCATGAAGCAACGCGATTTTTCGGCTTATTGGTCTGAAAATTTGACAAAGCTTCTACAGGATAAGGAAGGATATGTAGCTGACAATGTGGTTGCACTGGACGAGGAAATGTCGGTAAGGACAAAAGTACAACCTATAAACATTAAGGTGTGGATATACTGCAAGGCTATAAATAAGGTTGTGGATGTAAGCCAGTTTGTCAATACATGTTCTACCGACAAAGGATTCAAGAACGGCACGTTTTCAATTAACATAACACCCTTCAAGGATGCCAATATGTCGAACGTGTACGGTGCAGGATATTATGATATATTCCCGGTTGTAACTCCTAAAGGATATGATTATAAATCCTATCTCGAAAAGGTGGTACAGATAAATGATATAGTGTTTATCCGGTTTGAGCGGTTGAGGCTGGAAGGAAGTTCGGACAGTGAAAATGCCAACGATTTGTTTGTACCGTTGAACAAGCTTGCCAATAACGGGCCGAACTATAATGTTTGGGATATGATAGGTTTTGTAGACAGTGTAATGGAGACCTATTCTTCGGAAGACAATTCAAAAAGCACTGTCATAAACGGTCGCGACATTGCAAAAATGTTTGTGGAGGACGGAAGCTACTTCATACCGCTGGAAAATGTCAATGATACTATACAGAATTGGCTGATAAGGAAAACGGGTGGTATTTGGGATGGACGAAATATATTCAGTGGAGAATACCAGTTTGTATGGAATTTGGGGTACAAAACAATAAATGAATGTATTTGGTTCATTATTAATATAATGTCTTCTATCGGAGTATGCAGTGATGAAGTGTTTTCTTCATGGGGTGACAAGCGGATAACGGCATACAGCATTCCGGGGCAGCAGGATTTGAAGGTAAGAGGTATTTGGCAGATTGTCAAGCTACAAATGTCCGGGGATATAATGGAAAGGATTGTGACAGATACTGGGCTGGGGAACCCGAACGGAACACTGATGCAGTACATGGAGCGTATTTGTCAATATCCTTTGACAGAATTTTTCTTTGACACCTATATAAACACGATTGATGTCATTGTAAGACAGCCACCGTTTACGGAGAAGGCGATAAAAGATGCCTTCAAGTCTGAAAACTATATTACGATAACACCGGATAATGTAATATCGTATAATCTGAGCTACGACCCACGCGTTTATACTTGGTTCCAGTTACACGCACAGAATGCACAGGTAGGTGGACGTGACAAGCCGGGATTGGCTTTCGTTCCTATTGTGTACCTGGAAGAATATGTGGAACGATGGGGCAACAGGAAAATGGATTTCGTGGATATGTACTGTATTCGCATGATACAGAATGGAGCGGAAAACCAGAAGATATTTTCTACTTACCAAGCAACAATGTTGAATGACTTGATATACCTTGTAGAAAGCAACATGTATGTACCTTTTACCCGGTGCGGAACGATAGAGATAAACGGGGACAGGCGTATAAAAGTGGGAACATTCGTGCTGAACCAAAGTACGAACGAGTTTTTCTATGTGACGAATGTAACCAACACCATATCATTTAACCGTGACGGGGTAGATAGGCGTACTGTTTTACAGGTGGAAAGAGGGTTCTATGTACCTATACTTAAAGGAAATCTGATGGAAGCGGTAAAAAGAAATGACAATTCGGTTTCTGAAAAATCAGCGTCCGGATTTACACCCGATTACTTTAAGTTGGTGGATTTAAGCGGTTTGAGACAGAAGGCGAAGGAAGCGGAAAGCGGACAGATAACATCCTATGACAACCCGACGGTTGACAAGCAGCAGTTTGATTATTTTTTGAACAGGAAATATTTCGGAGGACTTGAATAATGGCAGGAGGAGCACCAAGAATAAGCAGTAACAATTTGCCGCCTATAATGAAGGGGTATATAATGATACCTACGGATGTAGGTAGGGAAGCGTATATAGATACGGTATTCAGAACGAATATAGTTGCCGTGATGATGGAAGGCGGTATATTCCGTAATGATGCACGTATTACCAACGAGGCCATCAATAACATATGGTTTCCCGAAAAACCGGGTGAGAAGGGGTGCCAGGTAATGATAGCGAGCAGCGATTTTTTAAATCAGCCTACAGTCATAGGCACCTTTATAGGCAATGATGAAGTTCCGGCATGGAGCGAGGATGTTATACGGATGAAAAAACAGGTGGAAGGAGTAACTATGTCTATGACGATAGACCCACGCAACCAGGAATGGAACATGAACCTTACTTCTATAGAGAAGCCCGTAAATTTCAACGTTACATTAGGAGGTAACGAAAAACATAAGATAAGATTGCAGAGTTCGGGGGAAGCCGAGATAGTGGCTTCCAAGAAGGTGAAGGTAACCGGATATAACGAAGTCATTGCGGAAGTCGTTAATGTGGTCGAGGACGTGAAAGAAAAGGATAAGGAGATAAGGCGTTTTACTATGAACATGGAAGAGGCTAATTTTACGTGGAAGACCCAGGACAAGACAACCGTAATAAAGGCCGACCCCAACACTGTAGACGTTAATTTCCACGACGGGAAAAGCCATATAACAATGGATGAAAGCGGTGTAGTGCTGGGATATGACAATGATGCGGAAATGATTCAGTTAACGCAGAATCTAATAAAGCTTATGACCGGACAGAAAGTCAATATAAACAATGCGAAGGAACCTCTAACACTGGCGAACACTTTGATACAGCTATTGAATAATGTGGAGAACCAGATAATGACGCTAAAGAACGCATGGCAAACAGCGCTTGCAGGTTCAGCAGCGATGGACGGGGGTAAAGCCGGATTCGGTGCCGGGGTTGGTGCGGTAGCGGCAGTAAACCCGTTACAGTTTGATGGAATAAAAAGCACGGTAACTTTTTCGGATTGATAATAATTTTGTATTTTTGAAAACGATAAGAAAAGATTATGGCAAACGTCGCACAATCAGCAATACAGAAAGCAGGGTCTTTGATAGAGACAGCCGGAAGAGCTATACTTGCATCTCAATTTCCTAATGATTTTGAGGTGTATCTTTGTACGCTTGAATTGGCGGATTCAAAGAACAATACGATAGATTTTTTCACGTTCCCGATTAACCCGAATGCGATAAGCAAGACGGAAGCAAAAAGGGAAAACATAAGGAATACGGCAGGGGGTGTTACGGTGTTGTCTTCTCCTACTTTTGTACCGCAGGACATAACGATAAGAGGAGATTTCGGACGTACTTTCAAGTTGTTGTTGTCACTTGGCGGTGGTGCGTCAAGTTTGGCAGGAGCGGCCTATAGTCTGTCAGCCGGGAAATGGAGTTTAAGCGATGTTTCGGGGAAAAATACGAACTCCTTAAAGTCGGCTTCGTTCGACCCCTCTGTTAAGAACGGATATGGATGTACGAAGATATTGCAGGCTATCATATCAAAAAGCAATGGCGTGGATAAGGACGGTCTGCCATTTCGTCTTTACTTCTACAATATGGCTTTGGGTGAGAGTTATTTGGTTGTGGTGCCCCCTACTGGGCTGGTATTGAATCAAAGTTTACAGCGTAACATGATATGGGAGTATTCGCTTACAATGACAGCGATAGCGCCTTTGGAGGCTGTAGCAGGCGAACAGAAGGCGAAAACAGCACTCACTAAAATTTGTACGGCCGCAGCAATACAGAAAGGTGTGAACGATTTGGCGGCTTCTTTAGCAACGTTGTTATAAAAGGAGGATAAAGGATGGATGCAGTAATGGAAACGGCATACGCCAAATTCAAGAATATTACAGGGTACGACATAAAGAAGTTCTTCCAGGATTATGTTGATTTTTGTAATAATCATTACCCCTATATAGTGGACTATTACCAGGGAGGCGAGATAAACGCACAGTCATTCTACGAACTTGACAAGATGATTGCACAAATCAATATCGTAGAACCCATGTTTCAACTTCATGAAAACAAGTTGGACGATATTTCTATGTGGGAAATACTGGATAACTTTTCGGAAGTGGAAACAAAGATATTGACAATAAAAAATTCTGACAGATGGTTAAGAAGTGCAACGCTTGGAAGACAGAACACTCTACAGCTTGACAAGCAGTTAAGGACAGGAGAGACGTTCGAGAATGTAGCGGAAGAAATCGCAATGACGGACCCGGAAGACGACTGGACTTCTATAACTACACCACAATACATTATAGAAGAGGATTATAAGGCAGGTCAAGGAAGTAATACTTTTGCTGTAAATCTTCGCAATATCGGTGTAAACTATGTGGATAATGTGGTAGATACACTGGTAGGCGAGAACGTGTTGGGTAAAGACATAGATACGGAGTTTGAGTTTAAGAATGATGATTTGAAGGTGAAGAAATTCGGTACATCTATGGAGCAGGCATTAAAAATCATATTGGAGGCTTTGAAAGGCTGTATTCCGGAATTCAAGGACTACGGACTTCCATCTGATTTTGTAGGTCAGACAACAAATGCAATACAATATCCGGTGATATTCAAGGCCCTTATGAACATGTTCCAAAGAGATAACCGATGGGCGAGTGCAGAGCTTCTTGATTTGGTAAAAAAAGAAGACGCGGTGTTTATGAAGGTGAAGGCTACAACCGTGACGAGAGAAGATTTTGTTATTAATGTTCCTATTTAAATATATTTACA